TGGTTCCGTAGCTCAGTTGGATTAGAGCAACAGCCTTCTAAGCTGTGGGTCTTGGGTTCGAACCCCAACGGAATCACTATAAAAATAAACAAGAAATGGTGAAATAATCGTATAGGTTGTTTCACCATTTTTCTTTATAAATGGCTATAAAATAGGCGTTTATAAACGTATAATGAACTTATGCTTATGAAACAGAAACGATTTATTAGAAGATTTTAAAATTCCACAAGTAGGCTCTGAGAACTACAAGTAAAGTGTAAAATTGCCGCAAAATTGCCGCATTTTCCGCAAAATTGCCGCAAAATATTGTAAATTTAAAGGAAAAATATTATGGCTAAAATAACATACGAGCTTGGAAAACCAAAGCAAGACAAAACAAGAAAGGTGTCTATTGTTCTTTCTCATAAGGGACAGAGAAAAAGATTTCCTACCAATATAGTTGTTTCCGACTCAGACTTGTCTAGAGCCGGAAAGATTTCTTCACGTAAGATATTGAAGACGATAGAAGATAAAATGAATGTTATGAAGGATGCACTCTATGACTTAGAGGTAGACTTGCTAGGTAAAGATGTGGATATTGATTGGATATGTGAGCATTTGATTGATATAGGCAACAAGACAGAGGATTTAGACTTCTTTTCCTTTACCGAAGAGTGGGTTGAGAAATCCGACAATAAGGGAAAGAAGAATTATCTGATTATGCTCAATTCCCTTGCACGCTATAATGGTTGCCGTAAGCTGCCGTTTTCTCTCATAGACTACAGATTCCTAAACGGATATAAGAAATTCCTAGATGGTCATCCTAGGGCGCAATCCTTATACTTGGGCAATATGCGGCATATCTTCAATGAAGCTATCAAAGAATATAATACGAATGGAAATGATATTATCAGAAGTAATCCTTTTGATAAATTCTCCGTTCCGAGGGATATTCCGCAGACAAAAGATAGGATAATCAGTGAAGAGAACCTTGTAAGAGTATTTAATTTCAAGGGGACTAGACGTGTAGGTATGGCAAGGGATTGTTATGTACTCTCGTTCTTTCTGATGGGAATGAATTCTGTTGATATATATGAATGTGTCAGCTATAATAAGGGTGTACTCGCCTACGATAGAGCTAAAACTAGAGATAGGAGAAACGATAATGCCCACATAGAAATTGTCGTACCTGACATCATCAAACCTTTGTTCCGAAAATATAAGGGAACAACAAGGGTCTTTGATTTCTATCATAAATATAGCAATGCAGCCAATTTCAATAAGCATATAAATAAGGGATTGCATTTCATAGCTGACGAACTGGGCATTCCTCGTTTCGATTTCTACTCAGCCCGTCATACTTGGGCATCTATAGCAAGAAATAAACTAGGTATTGATAAGTATACCATTCACGAAGCACTCAATCACGTTTCGCAGTTAGATGTTACTGATATTTATATTCAAAAGGACTTTACGAATATCAATAAGGCAAACGAAAAGGTTGTTGAATATGTAACGGAATTGATAAAAAAGACGAAGAACGATGCTTGATTCTTTAGAGAGAGGGGAAATATTAATCTTCCCCCTCTTTTTTCTTGTCGTTATCCTTATCCTTTTTGTCCATTTTTGCACCTGTAGCTTTCATAATAGCCTTCAGAGCATCTTCGAAGTTCAAGGAGTCCTTACCGCCATTAGGGTGTTTCTCCCACCAGTCAGGGTCAACCCAACGCTTAGCCTTGTCATACCAAGTTTGGTCGATGGATGTTTTCTTGCCATCTTGACTGATTAACAGATACCCACCTTGCCCATCGCTAGCTATTCGCTGAACTTGTTCAAGGTTGACCCACGTCTTTTGTTTTTCGCTATATACCCACATAATTATATGATTTAAATTATTTTTATTCCTATTGTGCAAAAGTACAGCGAAGTCTTAAAAATACCAAATAAAACCTATTTGTATGTTTCAAGTTTGACCAAATGTGAGTTATTTTGTGTACCTTTGCAGAAAATTCTTAAAATATGATACAAAGATTTACGGAAATGTACTACGATGATGCGGTGCGCTTCGCTCAGTACATACAAGCTACTGAAGGTGGCGAAATAGAACTTGTAAAAGAAGATGCCGATGGTTTTCCTCTTCCCCCTAAGCATAAGATATTTGGTAACATGGTTAATTGTCTGAAGGTAAGGAACTTTGAAATTGCTTATTTAGAGCAAAGAAGAAACCCCGATGATGACAAGAAACATCGTAATCGAAATCTCTATCGCTATATAATGGGGCAGAAGATTAAAGAGGTTAGAGAACTTAGTGGTATAACATTGGAGGAGCTGGCAGAAAAGTCCGGTTATAAGCCCAACAACATTCGTAATATTGAGATGGGGCGTTTTAATGCCGATATTGATACGTTATGTAATATTGTTGAGGCTATGGATGCCCATTTTGAGGTGATGAAGGATTAAAAGTTCTTTCGATATATGAAATATGTTTAAATACGGAAACAAAAGCATTAAAAAACTTGCAAAATTAAGGTGTTATTCTTATCTTTGCATCGTAATATAAAAAGGTGAGACACACCGAAACAACTGTATCGGATTATGAATAAAGCATATTTGATTTTCAGCAAGAACACAAGCATTCAAGAATGTTGTACTTGGTTTCGTTATCGTGACGAAGCTTTAAGATACAATAAAGAACATTTTGAGAACGTGTTTAAGGTACTGCCACATGAGTTTGATTCTTTGAAAGATGTTGACCCTTGCGAGCCGACAGAGTTCACGAAGTCTTCAAGATGCGAGCATTGCTGGAGAAAGATTAAGAATGATTATCTAAAACATATAGGAGATATGAATATGAAGAAAGAAGAAAAGTTTGTCATTGATGATTCTCAGAATTACAATGATATGTTTAGCAAAAAGGAACGGATGCAAATTAATAAGGCAACCAAACCTTTAGAGAACAAGTAATTTTCACCATTTATTAAAAGTGAGTTTAATAACCCGAACGCATTTGCTTGGATGGAAGAATTATGCTATCTTTGCATTGCGTTCCTTGAAATAATTAATTATGAGTAATAACAAAGAAGATTTTGATGCGCAGGTAAGTGCATTTAAAGAGAAGTATCCCGATTTCAAGCCAGCCAAACCTATTGAGGTTCTTAACTTGATTATGACAAGAAAGAATGCCAAGGAGATTCTTGAAGGCAAGAAGAAGGTTGAGTATAGAGCCTATACAGACCATTATATTGGTCGTTTGTTTGACAAGGATGTTTTGGAGTTCCTTAAAAAGCATGGTAAAGAAGAGGATGTAATTAAAGCGCAAGAGGAGGGTATTGTTGACCCATTGCGAGTAGTAAAGACAATCCACTTCCATGATTATAACAACTCGTGGTATCTTGATTGTGATGTTTTGGTAAATGATACTTGTATCGTTATGAAAGAAGATATTGATTTTCTTCACGAAAAGTATGATAGCCATGATTTGGATGAAATGTACGAAGCATTGGAGCTTAAAAAGGAAAAAGAGCGTCCTTTGTTTTTCTTCTTTGTTATTGACAAGGTAACAGAAACGACTCTAAAGTAGGTGGGCGTAAGTCCACCGAGCCTAGATAATTCCCCAAGGGGAGTAGTTTATGATTCGTGGACTTAAAACGTTACAACTATGTCAGAGGCATCAAGAGGTTATCGTTATTCTCAATGGAGAGCGGTAACAAATCGTACAACTGGTCTTAGGGCTGGTGAAAGACGTGAACGTGGCAGAAATGTTGAGTACCGAAACACTGGCGCACAAGGAACTACTTATGGTGGTGCTATGCGTACATTGGCAGCTCGTACAGCAGCAAATAATGTCACAGAACGTGTAAACCGCAGACTTAGAAGAGGTTAAAAGTCAAGAGGGGTAGAATGAATTAACTTTCATTCACCCCTTGTTTTTAAGGAGAATAATGTATGCAAGAACTAAAAAGAGCAAGAGAAATCATTGATGATGTTTCCAAGGAGACAGATAGTATATTACTTTTCCATTCTCTGAGTGGAAAGGATTCTATCGTATTGCTTGACTTATGCTACAAGAAGTTCAAGAGAGTTGTGGTAGTATTCATGTATATAGTAAAAGACTTGGAACATATTATGCGTTACTATAATTACGCTAAAACCAAGTACCCGAACATTGAGTTTGTTCAAGTTCCTCATTATGCTTTATTTTATGATATAAAAACCGGATATATGGGAATAAAACAAGACCCTAAGCAAAGACAATGGACTTTAGCTGATATAACCGAAAAACTCAGGAAGAGACTTGGTGTAGAGTGGGCTTGTTATGGATTTAAACAATCCGATTCTTTGAACAGACGGCTTATGCTTAGAAGTTATACGGATGGAAAGGAAGCTATCAATTGGAAGACGAAGAAATTCTATCCTTTATCTACATATAAAAACAAGGAAATAATGGATTATATTCTTGACCATCGTTTAAAGAACCCAGAAGCAAATGGAACGAATAAACAAAGTTCAGGAGTTGATGTTGAGGATATTGAGTATCAGAAATTTCTCAAAGAGTTTTATCCGGCAGATTTAGAGAAAATATACAAGGTATTCCCAATGGCAAGGATAGTTCTGTTGAAAGCTGATAAAAACAAGGAGGAACTGAAATGAAAAAAGGAAGTGAAACAAAGATAATCAAGAGGTCTCAAATAAACTTGAACCCTTGCAACCCGAAGGTACATACCGATGCGGACATCAAACAGCAAAAAGCCAATATTAAGAAAGTTGGTCTCATTGGAGGTATTCAATGGAATGAGACAACTGGAAATCTCATAGATGGGCATAAACGAGTGATGAGCGTTGACCTTATCCAAGGTTATGATGGTACTCCCGAAACTGATTATGACATCAAGGTAGAAGCCGTTGATTTTGACGAAAAGACCGAGAAAGAGCAATTGTTGTTTATGGCGAAGTCGCAAGACCCGATAGATTACAACTTGGTTGCCAAGAACTTTAGCATAGATGAAATAGACTTCAAGGCTGCTGGCTTCACGGAACAGGATACTGAACAAATCAAGATGTTGCAAGATGATTTGGAAGCATCATTGAAGGATTCGGGCATGGATGACTTTAGCGAGGATTTCTTGAATGAACCTATAATTTCAGTTACGACCCCAACGCCAATGACCGAATTACCCAACATCGAAAAAACATCTGAAGAGATAGTGGCCGAGCACGCAGCTAAGCCAAAGATGACAAAGGAAGAGGTCAAGGATCAGAAACAGCATTGTACTGATGTCGGAAAGAAAAGAAAGGAAGATATTGATAACTTCATATTCATTGATTTCGAAAGTTTTGAACAAAAGCAGATTTTCTGTGATATGTTGCACATGGAAGCCGCTAACTCTATGCGTATTTCCGGAAGTCAGATTTTAGGTTTGTTGTAATATGGGACGCAAGCGAGTAAAGCCTCTTGTAGTGAGGAAGAATCCCATAGATGTTGCCAATATGGTAATTGATATGGCTAGTGAACAGAGTAAGGATTGTATCGTTATGATGTCTCTTGGCAAGGACTCCATTGTTACATTGGACTTATTATATGATAAGTTTGAGCGCATAGTATGTGTATTTATGTATCTCGTAAAAGACTTAGAGCATATACAACGATGGATAAACTGGCTGAAGGCTAGATACCCGAAGATAGAGTTCGAGCAGATACCACATTGGAATACAACATACAATCTTCATTATGGAGTTTATTGCGTTCCGAATCCAAAAGTAAAGGTTCTTAATCTTTCTATGGTAGTAAAAGCCTTAAAAAAGCGTTTCGGAATAGAATACGTATTCTTTGGTATGAAGAAAGCAGACTCGATGAACCGAAGCCTTATGTTGAAGTCGTATGAGGATGAAAATTACATTCATGGTGGAAATTGTTATCCTCTTGCTGATTTTACTCAAAAGCAAATCTTGCAATATATGAAACATCGGCATCTGCCTAAGCCGATAATGTACTCCAGAGCATTGCGCTCGGAGAATGCAGAGGTTGGGAATGCGTCAGGCGGTTTGTCTTTGGACTTGGATTGTTTTGCATGGCTAAGGGATAATGCACCCGAAGACTTAGAACGTATATATAAGGTATTTCCACAAAGTAGGGTAATACTCTACAGGTATGACAACAGATAATGTTCTTTTTAATTTATATATAATAATGTATTATCTTCTTTATATGTATTGGCAGGCTTGTGAAAGTCTGCCTTTATTGTTAATGTATGCAATATAGAAACATTATAAGTAAAGAAAGGTTAAACAAATAAAGAAAAACCATAAAATATTTGCATGTTAGAAAATTATTTCGTATCTTTGCAATGTCTTTAAGAGGTACTTGAAGATTTGCCGCAAGACAAGTTTCTTGCAAGATAGTGCAGAGCGAGCACGTTAAAAACTAGCACAATTGTTATGAAGATGATTACCGAAAAGCAGAAGAAGTTCATCAATGATATTAAAGGTGTTATTACAGAAAATGGTATTAATGCTATTGATGCATTGGACTTGAATAAGTTTACTTGCTATGATGCATCTAAGCTTATTGGTGGTTTGCTTGGTCTTAGAGATTGTTACAAGGCGATTTCTAGAGGCGCATGTGTAACTAGTACGTCATATTGCGATGAGGCTTTAGATAATGTCTTTAATACAATTGAAAAGTATAAATAATAAAAAAGGTGAGACACACCGCAAAAACTGTCTAAGATAATGAATATCAAAGAATTAGTAAGAAATATGATAGCTTTCTTAAATGAGCGTCACGATATGGATTGTGCTACGTTACGTCAGCGTTTTGCAGAATGCTATGGTATGAGTGAAGACGAGGCAAAGAAAGTTATTTTGGAGCTGACAATGCTTCAGATATTTGCAGAGAATTTTGGTGTTGAAATTTAAAACTTTGAGATTATGGATAAGAAGACTGCATATAAAGTTATAAGCCAATTTAGGGCAAATAATTGTAAGAGTGGAGCTTTGGCTATCGCTTTGGATGAAGCATTAAAAGCATTAAAACCGATTGCAGTAAATCAAGTTTTTTGCATTAAGCTGGAGATATTAGATAGTGGAAACTATTATCATTCGAAAGCTGCGCAATCTACCTTATGGTTAGAAGCTTCTAACAATAAGAAAAAGATGCAAGCACATATTGCAGAATGGAGAAGTAAGGTCGTAGAGCGATGCAAGGATAACAACAGCTCTTTTGAGTTTGACTTTCATCATGGGAGTCCTTATAATTTCACGGCAAACAAGTCGAATTGTAATGAGTTACCTTTTTACTTTAAAGGTAAACACTACTGCTTTACAATATTAGAGGTTTCTAAGAGTATTAAAAGCATGTATGATGACCGTATCGAAAAAGATATGGATGCCGTTCAAGATATGATGTCTTATTTAAATTTATAGAGCATGAAGTTATACGAGGTAGGCTGCATCGTCAAAGAGGTGCAGCCAAAGAATGGAGTAAAGATTACTCTAGAGGAGGCTCAGGCTTTAGTTGGTGGTTATGTCGAGTTGGTTCATCTTGATGATAATAACATATTATTGTGCGATGAAGAAGGACTTCTCAAACATAAACCTATAAATACTTTGGCTACAATACAAGCGAAGGGGCTTTGCTGGAAAGGTAGTTATTTGGTTGGGAGCGTTTTATTTTTAAAGGACAAGGAGTTTTAAACATGAGTAAGGCAAGAAAAAATGATATGAATAAGGATATACCAGAAGAGCGAATAACTCTTAGGGTATTGGAGAATTATTCCAAAATGCAAGAAGAATTGTGTCGCCTTCGTAAGAAAACACGTGAACAAGGCTACAAACTTAATGAACTCAACAATCAGCTACAGAGGCTTCACTCGAAAGAAGTTAGATGTGAGTTAGAGAAGTACAGAAAGTTACTCTTAGAGCGTGATGAGTTGCGTGAGAAGAATAAGGCTTTGGAACAGGTGGTAAATCAATACGATGGGTTAAAAAGGTTTTTTACTAACGAATTGAATAAGAAAGAGGAGGGAAAAGAATGATTATAGGCTCTATGACGGGGCGTGAACTTTTTGAGATATTCAAGAAAGATAAGCCTATGCTAGAAAAGTTTGCTATCGAAAAAGCAAAGAAACTCATCCGTGAGCTTCGTAAAGGAATGGGACGATACACAACTCAGTGTTATGATTTCAAGACGAAAGACGCTACCGAGTACAAAGTATGCGTGTTTGTAGATAGAGGGAACATAAGACAATTCTATTTTGACATGTTTATCTATTGCAAGGAAACGAACGATTACGTATGTGCTACTTCCTTGTTGGACGAAGAGAATAGTGCAGAGCAGTTCAGTTATACGCCTCATTTCTTGCGGAGATATGCCGAGCGAGCATTGGGAATAGAGAATATGCCAATTAATAGGGTGCTTGCTCACATCGAAAGAGAAGTAGGCTATACGGTACTTATTTATAAGAATGATACAAGTAAGGTTATTGCTACAAGTATGGGGCTTTATCTGCAAAAGATTGACAAAAGGCGAGGTATCAATATATGCAAGACTTTTGTTAGTGTTGACATGCTTAAAACCTCCCAAATTAAAGCGTATATGGTTGTTGCGGACTTAATTGAAGAGTATTCAGAACGATACAATAAAGTTCAAAGGAATGATAATGTACGAGTAGATTTCGCTAATGATTGTTTGAGAAGAGGTATTACTGAAAAAGATTTGGTTAATGCCTATGGTGAATATTTTAAGAACAAAAAATAAAAGAAAGGGCTTCGTATGGAGAGAATGACAAGAAATGATGCCGCTGCTTATTTAGGTGTAGACCCTCAGACGATTACGAACTGGGTTAACAAGGGCTTGCTTGGAGGATACAATGATAAAAGCAGTAAACGCTTTTGGGTGAATGCCGATGATGTTAAGAAGTATTCCGAGAAATACAAGATGTTATCTGTCTCAGAGGATTTACTTGATAGAGAGCAGAAAGAGTTGTTGGCAAGTGAGCGCAAGGTAAATACTAAGATACAAATGTTAATGCATGATGCGTTGAACGTTTCTTCTTTCAGCTATGACAAAATAGGTAGTTCACTTTGTATGTTATTGGAGTTAACGGCACAATACGGATTACGAGAGAAAAAGATTATGCAAGCATTTTTCAATGGAGACCGAATTAGTGATATAGCCGACAATTTTGAACTTTCAAGAGAAAGGGTGCGCCAGATTGTTATTAAGGCTATCCGGAAGTTCAACTATGCGATTGAAGAACTTGTAGACTTGAAGCTGGAGAACAATTCCTTGAAAGAGGAAATTAAGAATGTAAAAATGCAGTTTATTATGCAAGAGGGTGAAAAAGAAGAAGAACAACCTGAAGATGTTCCCACTTCATTGTTCTCCATCAGATTAGTTAATTGTAATTTACCAGTTCGTGTCCTTAATGTGACAAAGGCAGCCGACATAGATACTATTGGAGACTTGGTACAATATTCCAAGCTCGATATGATAAAATTCCGAAACTTCGGAAAGAAAAGCCTTATGCAATTGGATGACTTTATTCACGAAATGGGATTGGAATGGGGCATGGATAAGGCTAAGATATATGCAAGGGGTATTCAGCGGATGAAAGATGACTCTTATATTGAAGAGTTGTTTGGAAAGCATCTTGCGGATATAACAAGCGATATTGAGAAAAAGTATAATCTTTCTCCGGCTGAGGCTATGAAGAGAGCTTATAGTGAAATGAAGAGATATGTAGGATTTAAAGAGAAGAGTAATGAATGAAGTATATAATGATGTTTTAGGTAAGGCGTTAAGCATTAAATCAACCAATAATATTGTCGTAAAAGTAGAGCAAGGAGCATTAGAAGTTAATCTGAAACAATGTAGTGTAAAGCGAATTATGTGGTTCTCTGTCTTCTTGATTGATGGATTTACTATGCGTCCATGCAGTTATACTTTCTATTCCTCTATGAGTGACGATGAATTGGATGACACATTTACACAAGTAGAAGGCAGATTGAACTTTCTGAAAAACTTAAATTCTAAATAACATGACGGAACAGGAAAGAAGAGTTGTAAACCATGCAATGAAGATACTAGAGCAGAGCCAAGATGATGAGGCTAGGGCGTTGGCTGTCAAGTTGTTGGAACAAGGTACAAAAGTTCCTCTTCAGAAAGTGCAGTTTTATGCCGCATATTGCAATGGCTTGCGTGATGGGTATTCAAGAATATTCGAACTAATACAAGGTGGTGGGTGGCTTGCGAAAGTGAGCAAGAAGGAAATGCCATATTTCGAAGCAGAGAAGAAGCTTGTAGAGAGCTGTATTGATGCTTGCTACGATTACCATATTGGCAAATATGATATTAGGTACAAGGATAAAGAATTCTCTAAGAATGGAAAGTTGTTGTCTTGTAAGGCGGTTTTTGTGAAACAAACGATGATTGGTGTTGAGGTTAAATACAACAAAGATAAATAATGATTGCACAATATAGATAAGTGAAGTTGTAAACCTTTGATATGTAGGTACTCCCTTGCGAATTTTGTATCTTTGCAAATAAAAAAGGAGATTTATATATGGCAGATAGAGGATATAGAGGCAGACCTCAACGAGGCGAAAGAGCAGATAGGCAAATCAATGCCGGACATAGCCGTGGGTTGGATGCGGCTTTGTCTGACACTGAAGCTAAGATTAGAAAGCTAAAGACAGAACGTATTTATGCCTATAATAAGGACGGAAAAGAAATAGCGCATTCCCAAACAGGAAAGGCACATAGTACGCAATTACCTTTTGGCTATAACTACAAAGATGCCATCATTACTCACAACCATCCTAATAGAGGTATTGGAGATACTATAGCTGGAAGAGTTGGCACAATTTTGTCCGGAGCTGACATTTTTACAACTATAGCACATAACGCTTCCGAGATTCGAGCAGTTACAAAGAATTATACGTATTCTTTGAAGAGACCAAGTAAAGGGTGGGGACTTTCAGAATCGGATGCATGGGATGTTTTTGGTAAGAAAAATTCGCAATGGAGACGAACCCTTCAGCAAAAACAGACAGAGTATCTTTCAAAGAGCGGAATACGAAATCGAATAAACGAGAAAGTGCTAGCTTTAAACAGAAAGCGTTCTAGTTTTACGAAAGGAGGAAAAGTCCCTAGTGCAAGTGATGTGTCTAGTTATAATCGTGAAGCAAACGAAATACAGAAACGTGTCACGGAAGCTAATGATAGAGGTAATGTTGGTGCGCAATATCAAGTTATGAAAGAATACGCAAAGAAATACGGATGGAATTTAACACGTAAGCGTACATCTTAAGGAATATATTCGAACGATGGGTAGTATTGTCCCTCTTCATGTGGGAAGAACCTTCCCATCATTGACAATGCCGTAGTACATTTTTCATATTGCTTTTGAAATCCGTACTTTTTAGCTCTCGATAGGTTGTGATCCAGGTCGTTGATTTTGACTTGTATTGCAACCATATCTTTTGAATCAATGATTGATTGTATGTAGTCAAAATACGGAACACCTTTCTTGTGGGTTAGGACACATACACTATCGGCAATGTCTTTTCTAACACCTAGTGATAACAGCTTGTCGTAGGTCATATCCGTATCTTCAATCGTATCATGGAGAAATCCGACACAAATCTCTTCGGTACTATTACCCATTTCTCCTACATGGATAGGGTGCAATATAACAGGCAATCCAACTTTATCAATCTGTCCTTTGTGCGCCTTGCAAGCGATACCAAGGCACAATTCTATCATATCAGAATCTTTCATATTCTTCTTTCGTTATTAACTCACCTAATTCAAGAGCATCTTGTGCATAGGTGTTCTCATTAAACTTAAACTCTTTTGGCTTACGTCCTTTACCTTTAGGGTAACACATAAGTTCTTTATCTACATATTGATAACGGACAACGATGTCATCCTCCCAATAGTAAACATAAACCGACTCTCCGTTTTTAAGGAGGTGGCTGATTTTGTTTTTATCTTTATTGTTCATAGTCTTTATCTCCTTATTACAATGCAAAGATATAAAAAATATATCAAACTTGCAAACAAATTAATGTTTATTACTTGAAATTTAAATATATTAATTATTGAAATGTTGCATAGTAAGCTTGTTGCATAGATACCGACCTTTGCTTCTTACCTCCGTTACTCTTGGCGGTTCTACTTTGCTCATATAATGCATGTCCCCAACCGGATGGTTTCTTGGTCTCTTTATAGATTTCTCGCATGGTCTTCCCACCCAACAGCTTGTAGGCTATCGAGTAATTCTCTTTGGCGTAAATCATCTTGGCGGTGTTAACTTGTATCTCACCAATAAGTCCGGTTTTCTTGTTCCGGATATTGATGATGTTTCCAGAATAGCCAGTATCCAGTTTCTGTTCCTTGAGTCTAACGAACTCAAAGCCCTTGTATTTGCCTTTAAGGTCTTTTATTATTTTCGGTATTGACCCTTTATCTGCGATGATGGTTGTTCTGTACGAGTCCTTAATGTCTTTGATACCATTAGCCTCGCCCTTAGCCTTGCGTACAATGGAGTCAACACTCTTGTAATTGATAGGAGTGACCCTTGCTCCATACTTCTTAGCTATACCTTCAGCTATAGCTTGTAGCTTGTTACCAACCGACTCGGCTTTTCTCCGCATAGAGGTAGCTTGTGCTCTAAGCCTAGCATATGCCCCATTATTACCAACGTCTCCCATATCTTTTTTGTGCAAAATTAACCAAAATGCAAGCCAATTGATATATTGTTGCGATATGTTATTTCACTTAAAAGACAAAGTGAAAAGACACGCAAGTAAACATTTCTCTTAAACAATTATTATTCATACCTTTGCAAGAAACAATGAGTTGATAAGATGACGAAACCAAGAGATTATTTCACAGGCAAGCAAGAAGAGTTCAAACGCTCCGAAGTGCAGATAGCACCATATAATCCAAGGAAGATTTCACCGCAGCAGAAAGCTACATTGAAACGTTCCATAAGAAAATATGGCGTTGTTGGTGGTATAACCGTCAATAAGCAAACAATGACCATCGTAGGCGGCAACCAAAAAGTAACCATCGTGGATGAGATTATGGGCTATCCCGAAAAGGATTATACTCTTTTGGCTGAGGCTGTAAATATGGATTACAAGACCGAAGTTGAACTGAATTTCATGCTTAATTCCGAGAATGCTCATGGAGAATGGGATGACATGAAAGTCCGTGAGTTACTTCCGGACATAAACTATATGGATGCCGGATTAACGGAAGAAGACTTATCCCTGTTCGGCTATGATGCAATGGTAAAGACTGAAGGCGAAGATGAGTTAGGTAAAGAACTTAATTCCTTACTAGACCCATTTGCCCAAGAAAGCGAAAACAGAAAAGTACAAGCACAAAAGGAAGTGCAAGAAGAGCAGAGACGACAGATAGAACAAAATCAAATTATAGCCAATCAGCAGCAAGAGGCTCAATACCAAGCGAATAAGGAACGTATGCAGCAGGTGAAGAAAGAAGTAAACACCAAGGCAGCGGAAAAGGCATTAGAAGCCGAGTCTTACGTCATGCTATCCTTTGATAACATCGAGAACAAGGAACGTTTTATGAGCACCTTTGGCTTTATCGAAACCGACAAGGTAATCAAGGGAGAAATGCTTATGAAAGTAGCAAAACGAATATAAACGAATAAGCAATGAAAAAGATTATAAGAATATTACTAGGGTACATAATAGCAGCAATAACAATAGGTATGCTCATTCCATTTATGATTGTTTCTATGTTTCTTGGCAAGAGGAGAAAGAACGCATTCAATATGTGGGTGTCGTGTCTCTTTACTCCTTTGATAAACAAGGTAGGACAATTGGTCAACTCATAAATATCGAAAGATTATGAAGGCAAACGGAAAAAGATTAATGAAGATTGCGAACTTGGCTATAACTATGATATTGGCAATACCAATGTTCTTACTAGCCGTTCCTTTCTATATGTATAACAAAATTAGAGGCAAGGTATAAATCCCATCTGCCCAATATATAGCGAAACAATAATAAATACAAGAAAATGGCAAAACCGAAATTTGATTACAATGGCGATGCTTTCTACGATGAGATAGAACAGCTTGCAAAGCAAGGTCAGAAGGATTCTGAAATTGCCTACGCCCTTGGTTTGAAGTTTGGGGTTGACCTAAATCCACAGGTCTTCAACCGAATGAAAAACGGAAAATACGAGAATTGGAATGAAGACGAAAATGCGGAAAGAGGCGAAAGGATAACTCAATCCCTCGTGCGTGGCAGAGAGTTTATCAATGCAATCGTGCGTGGTAGATTCCTTAAATGCGCCCTTGGAGGTGTCAAGGTAAAGGGCAAGACAACCACCAAGAGACATATGGTTGTAGATGGAGTTATGACAGATGATATAGTAGTGGAAACTAGAGAAACCGAGCAGGAGACCCCACCTAACGTACAAGCTCTTTCAACTTGGCTATTCCATTACGATATGACTTGGAGAGAGATACAGAGAGGTAAGAAGGATGAAGAGGAAAAGGGCATTCCTTTTGACCCTAAGAAAGGTATATCCGTCAATAAGTGGATAGAAAGAGAGATTGAGCAAGAAGCAGAAGAACAAGAGGAGGGTGAATAATGGCAAAAACACATTCCGTTTATTATCCGTTGTATAACGACAAGACGCATTTCATTTACCTTATAACAGGAAGCCGTGCGTCAGGAAAAAGTTTCTCTGCTTCTCAGTTTATCGAAAGACTTACTTTTGAATACAATGCAGAAAGAAAGATAGCACATAAGATTCTTTATACACGTTATACAATGGTGAGTGCCGCTATTTCCGTAATTCCAGAGGTTAAAGAGAAAATAGAGATAGATGGCACACAGGATTATTTCAAGAACACGAAGACGGATATAGTCAACAAAATGACGGGAGCTGAAATCATGTTCCGTGGTATTCATACGGCTAGCGGTAATCAGACTGCGAAGTTAAAGTCTATTCATGGTGTGACTACGTTTGTCGTTGATGAGGCTGAGGAATGGACGAGTGAGGAGGATTTTGAGCGTATCATGCTTTCAATCCGTCAGAAAGGCTTGCACAACCGAGTAATAATCATTATGAACCCTTGTGATTCAAATCATTGGGTATATAAGCGTTTCATCGAAAAGACTCATAAAGAGGTGTATTTTGATGGCGTTCCCGTTCAGATCAGTACAGACCCTAGAGTACTTCATATACATACGACCTATCTTGATAATATAAAGCATCTATCACCGGAGTTCCTTAACGAGGTGTTAGAGATGAAGGAGAATGAGCCGGAGAAATATGCGCATATAATGATTGGTAGATGGTCGGATGTATCAGAGGGCGCAATATTCAAGCATGTAGGCATCGTTGATAAGTTCCCTAGCAATGCAAGGAAAGTAGCCATCGGTGTAGACTGGGGATATTCAAAAGATTATACGGCAATTGTAAAGTGCGGCATCGTAGACAATCGCCTATACATAGAGGAACTTTGCTATAGAACGGAAATGTTATCTAGCGACATCATAAGATTCTTGCGCCCTTATGCGGACGAAGGCTTGTTTGTGTATGCGGATAGTGCTGACCCTAGACTTATAGATGAGGTAGCTCTTGGTGGAATAGTTATATATGGAGCACAAAAGGGTGCTGGCTCTATATTGGCTGGTATTGACAAGATGCAGACATTCGAAATCTTCACAACTAAGCAATCAGTCCATTTACAGAGCGAGTTCCGTAAATATGTGTGGTCAAAGGATAAGGATGGTAATTACATCAATGTTCCCGAAGACCATGATAACCATTTGATAGATGCTGCTAGGTATTATATTCTTGCCGTATTGCTCGGTAAAGTGATGAAGCCAAGAAAAGCATCCAAATCAGACTTAGGAGTGTACTAAATGACAAATATAATTACTTTTGTAATAAAAATACAAGTGTCTAATTATTAGATTGTTAGTGTAAGCATTCTATAAGGGTAGATAAAAGTTATGTGTAAATAAAAAAGATTGTTTACTAAATAAAGATAGATTCTTTAGTAAATAGTCTTTTTTATTCACTTAAAAACTAAGTGAAAGGCATACGTAAATTAAAGTATGTAGAAACCATGTTTATTATTACCTTTGCTTCAAAAAGTTATAAGGATGTTTGTAGATTCAATTATTCAGATAAAGACATATTTTCGAAACCTCACGCTCAACGCATTGGGTGTGGAGAGAAGCATCTTCGAACGTTTGGACGATAACGATGTTGATTCTGTCGTAAACATGATGGAACAACATGATTTCGATGTAGATAATGCTATTTCGGAATATAATCCACAAACCCATAAGGTAATGAGTCGTGAAGATAAATGGGTAAAGGGAGAGAAACCATACAGGACGGAGAAGTTGGCAAGAACAAGACAAAGATACATCAATGAGGTAGAATTGTTCTTCTTGTTAGGCAATCCGGTTATGTGGAAGAAGACTGAAGGTGACGATGAAGCCTTTGAACTATATAAAAAATACTTGAAGGATATATACTTCAATACCAAGCTACGTCAATGTAAACGACTTGCCGGAGCAGAAACCGAAAGCGGTTTTGTTTTTAATTTCTCGCAAAAAAACGGAAAAATGCATGTTGATGTGTATGTTGCTGCTCGCTCAAAGGGACATAAGATGAGAGAGTTGTTTGACCAGTACGGAAACATGCTTGCTTTTGCTGTAGGCTATTCCTTAAAGCGAGAATCAAAGACTATCGAATGTTGGGATATATTGACATCCGTTTTTAACTATCATTGTGAACGTGGTGGCTTTGGGTGGAAAGTGTATAAGTATCCTAATCCGACAGGAAAAATTAATGGCATTTATTTTCGTCAGCCAAAGGCATGGGAAGGAGCAGAACCGAGAATGGAACGTGAAGAAATGCTTGATTCCAAGATAGGAGATACTAACAACTACTTTGCTGACCCTATTGCCGCTGCAACTGCTGACGTGATACAATCAATCCCTAAGCGGAACAAGCCAGGTAAACTCATACAACTTACAAGCAAGAACTCTAGGTTTGAATATATCAACCCACCTCAGAATTCCGAAATCCGCAAGGCAGAGAAAGAAGACTTGGCTCAGTCTATATTGTTTGATACGTTTACACCGGATATGTCACCGGAACTGATGAAAGCTATGAGTACGCTTACTAGTGTCGGCATAAAACGAGCGTTGGTATTGGGTTACATCAAGCGAGCTAACCGAATGGAAATCTATGAAGAACTTGTTGGTAGATTATCGCATGTGATTATAGCCGTAATGAAGGAACTATATCCTGAGATGAGAAGCAAGTTGGATAAATTGGAGGTCGAATTCGATTTTGCCGAACCTTTCGAGGATGACAAAAAGGATAAGTGGAAAGTAATAGCGGAACTATATAATCAAGGCGTACTTTCTTTAGAGACTGCTGTACAAATGCTGGCTCTAACTGACGCTCCTGCTGAAGAAATTGAAAAGATACGCAAGGATGCAGAAGATAAAGTAGCGTTAGCTGCAAAGGTAAAGGGAAACGAAAACACAACTTCATAATTTTAAATGCTTATTGTTTTTGGGCGCATTTCCTTTTAGGATTTGCGCCCTTTTTGCACTTAAATTTTAAGTGAAAGCATTGTGATAATAATATAATATTATTCCTCATTTTGTTTTTAACTTTGTTGGCATGAACACGAATGAACTTATTATAAACGGAAAAGATGCTTGGACTACCTATCGGGTTAAGATGGGGAATGGCTTTTTGGATGCGTTGGAAGCTGACGCAGACAATAAAAGTTATATAACCAATGAAGTAAGGACAGAGCATGGAACTAGGGTTGTTCCTATCCGTCCCAAAAAGGCAGAAAGAAGCATCACCTTGGAGTTTGTTATTGTCGGCAGAGACCATAGCGACTATAATAAAAGGGTAAAAGCCTTTGATTCGCTTATGGATAATGGCTTTGTTACGATACAGGTTCCAAAATCGAAAGATGATGTATACCGTTTGTATTGTGCGAGAAAATCTCCTACTTATTCAAGGGGGAAAGGTGGGGCTATCGGCAAGAAAAGCTTGAAGTTCATAGAATATAATCCAACGAACAGGGGAGTATTGACGGATTTTGATATAAATATGTTTACGTTGAAAGAATTTGAAGATATAGAATAATTATGAAAACTTATAATGAAATTGACATAAAGTATTACGATAATGATGGAAACATACAGGTAAGATGTTCTGCTCCCGTCACACAGGACGCATTGGTTCATTATGAACTGATGCAGTCTCATTATTGTAAGCTTTCCTTTAAGCTTTCTAAGCCGATATATTTCTTGCTTGGTGATTTTATAGATACGCCATATGGTCGATTTGAACTGATAGATTTAACTAAGGCCAAAGATAATGATACTATCGGATATTCCTATGAAATTCTATTTGATGCATATTATCGTAAGTTCAAGAACAAGATATTGAAGTATCGTCCGAATACAGGTTCACAAGAAGCGACATTCTCTCTTACTTCAACAATAAGCACCCATGTAGAGGTGATAATGAAAAGTCTAGCTTATTATGCGAAGTTAGACAAGTCTTATCTTTACGATCCTAAATTTGAAGGCGAAGGAACGGACTATACTTATGTTATTGATGCGAGTGTAGACGCAAATGCGGCAAAGCTTATAACCTATTCAAACACAAGTATGTTGGATGCTATTGCGAATATAGCCCAGACGTTTGGTTGTGAATGGTGGTTTGAGGGAAATATACTGCATTTTGGAACTTGTGAGAATACGAATGCTATTACTGATTTCAGACTTAACGACAATATCGTTTCTATGTCAAGCTCACAAAGCCAGTCCACTTATGCAAACAGGGTATATGCTTTTGGAGCTGCAAGGAACTTGCCTAGCGGATATAAGAATGATGCTGATGCGGATATAACAAAGGATGGTGTTGTTGAAAAACGTCTCATGCTACCAAATTCAGCAGAATGCTCTGACAAGAACAAGCAATTGCTAGCAGAGAATGGCTTTGAACTGAAAAATGGATATATACAAGTTAGTGGACTCCGTGAAGACCAGTATGTTGAGGGGGTAACTACAAATGATGATATTTATCCAAGAAATCTTATCAAAACGTCTAAGGTGACATCATACGAAAAAGATGTAGAGGATGAAAGTACACCTGAAGAAGGTGACTTCATCAAAAGGACATTCTATCGTGTAAACTCACTTTCTATAATCAATGAAGATGGCGAAAAAACAGGTGATATGGCTTTTCGAAAGTCATATATTCTTAGTAGTAAGAACCTGCATATAGTATTCCAAAGCGGTTCTCTTAATGGTATGGACTTCGAATGTGAGTTTAATCCAGATGGAGTTGAAGAAATACTTAAAGACGATGATGGTAATCCGATATTGAAAGATGGAAAGGAACAGATAAATCCTAAGTCGCAGGTATTTGAGATTGTTGCTAATGAGGATTATGGTCGTTTTTTGCCGGACACAACTTTGCATCCAAAGGAAGGAGATACTTTTGTTCTCTATAATTGGGATTCTACCAAATTGGGTGACACTTTGGTATCTGCTGCTTCCAATGAGTTGCTGACGGATGCCATAAAGGATTTGAAGAAGTCTATGATAGACCCTACGACATATACATGTACCGCTGAGGCTAACTATTCCTATAATCAGGGTAGGGGTAACTTGCATGGAGTAGGAGACAGGGTAAATCTTTATAATAAAGGTTATGGTGACAGTTATAGGGCTTCAAGAATTATCGGTTATGAGTTTTGTCTAGATATTCCTTATGATGGGGCAAAATATTATGTTGGAGAAAAACCGTCATATTCCCGCCTCAATGCAATGGAGTCAAAGATAGAGGAACTTGTCTATAATGGACAGAGTTATCTTAATGGTAATGGCGGAAGCGGAAGGTCGATTTACATCATTAAGAGTTATGATAGCATAACTCCTACGGATTATAATGTATTTTCAGCAAAAGCTGTTGATGAACAAAGATTAAACAAGACAAAGGACGACACCGTAAAGGGCACAATCACTTGGGAAAAGCTCCAGAAGTTCTTGAAGGGAATGAAGGTCGGGGCGAACGGGGATTGGACTCTTGACGAACTAGATAACACCCATCTAACCACAGATTATCTACAAGTCCGAATGAAAGCAATCTTCGAGACCTTGGAAATATTGCATACAGACACATTGGGTGGTGAATTGTTCATTACCCCAGTAGGCAGTAACCGAATATTGAAGGTTGAGGAGGTGAATATTACCTATGATGGTGTTAGTCAGAAGGCTTACAGATGCTACTTCCTTGGTGAGCAAGATGGTTCAAAGGTGGAGAATAAATGGAAGGTTGGAGACCAAGCAAGGAGCAAGAGCTTCAATCTTACGGCAGGAAAGTATCATAACGTAGGCAACCATTACTATTGGAGGCTAGTCATCGGTGTGTCTTCCGAGGCAGTGGAGATAGATGGCAAGAAATATCATTATGTGGATTTATCGGACATCGACAAGGACGCAGCCAGCGATGAGCCTATGGTTGATGACATTCTGAATCAGTGCGGTAATAGAACGGACATCACAAGGCAAAGTTGCTTGGTATTCTCTGCCGTTGACACCTATTCCCCTTGCATAACGCTCTATCACGGAGTTGACGGCTACACCTTTAATAACAAGGAGTATGTGAACTATGGCGTGAACCATTCCACGAACAAGGCTTTCTTCCACGTCTACGGAGATATGTACTTCGGAGACAGACCTACTAGTGCCAATAATTACGAGGGTGATTCCTACGTCAAGTATGATAGCGACAAGAAGAAAGTAACCATCAAGGGAGACTTGGATATTAAGTCCACCTACGATGGAAAGACCTTGGATAAGTACATCACCGAGAAGAGCTTGGATAAGAATGCCGTTGAGACCATTATCAAGAAATCGGATACGATTACCGACCTTCAAAACCAGATAGACGGAGCTATTGAGACTTGGTTCTATGACGGCGTTCCTACACTCAAGACCGAACCTGCTAGCGGATGGGACACGGACATGATGAAAAACCATCTCGGGGATTTGTATTATGACAACAAGACGGGCAAGGCATACCGCTTTGCCAAGGATGGCTCTACCTATAAGTGGATTATCATCACAGACACGGAACTGACCAAGGCAATCGAAGATTCAAGCCAAGCACTCAAAGATGCAAAATCAAAGAGACGTATCTTCGGCTCTCAGCCAGTTCCACCATACGACGTGAATGATATGTGGGTCAATGCCACTTATCCTTCTGACGGCAGTACCTACAAGAATGAAATCTTGAAGTGTTCCACCTCCAAGGCAGAAGGTGAAGAGTTTGATATTGCCGATTGGAAATTGGCTAGCAAGTATACCGATGACACGAAGGCAGAGGAAGCAAAGAAAGCTGCTGAGAAGGCGCAAGCAGAGATTAAGAACACGCAAACTAATTTGATTACCCTCGGAACGACCGTATCTAACAATAAGAAGGCTTTCGATGTTTTTACCTCTGATGGCTACTTGGATAGCTCGGAGATTGCGGCTATTGCCCAGGATAGCAAGCGTTTGGAGGACGATTATAATGCAGCCGTTGAGTCGTATAATAATGTTGTTGGCTCTAAGTTCTTGTTGGATAAGGATGGTAAAGAAACGACCTATAAAACGGATTTGGTTTCAGCTAAGGCTACACTCGATAGCGCAAAAAATGAACTCATTACCTATCTTTCTGACATCGTAAGCAGATACAACGCTTCTGATTCAAAAGGAAAGGCTACCATCAAGGCGGCTGCGGCTCAGAAGTATACCAACTTCACGAATGCTTATAAGGCTTTCTACGACAAGCTGGGTGTGGCGAACAACTATATCACGTCTAATCTGTTTGATGGTCTCAATACTAAGCTCATCACCAATATGGCAGGTCTTGAATACATCAAGGCTGCTCTTGTTGATGGAGACACAGTAGTCAAGGGTGGTCTTATCCTCTCTACATTGATAGCCTTACGTAACGATAAGGGAAATGTTACCGCAGGTATCAATGGAGCGGACACGAAGGAGAATGGCATCGCCCTTTGGTTAGGTGGAAAGGCTATCGACAAGCAAGCCTCCACGACAACAGAGGAAGAGAAGAAAATTGCTGCCAAGTCCCTCCTACGCTTTGACGGAACTGGCTATTTCGCAAATGGAAACCTTTGGTGGGACGCAGACGGTATTTTGCACGCAGACCCGACATCTTTCATTATCAACAAGAATAATGTTGGTGTACAGCTTGCTCTCTTCGCACCTGTATGGAAGAGCGGAACGACCGACACAACAAAGCTGGCAAACGTATTATCTATCGACCCACAGAAGCCTTTCACTCATCTTGACGTATCGGGTAACGTGACAACCGAAGGCAGCTTGAAAATTGGTGGAATCTATCTATCGTATGATAGTGCCAACAATGCCCTTCGACTATCCAAGGACGCTGCCGGAAAGGAAGCAGCTAACTTCTATGCCACAGGCGGTATCACGGCATACGGAGCAGGAGCATCCACCACGGGCGGTGGTGGCGGCTTGAACGGCAGTGTGAAGAGTTATTCAAATGCCTTGAAGCTTACATCAGAATCGCTGAGTGAGATTGCCTCTGCCTACTCCATCAAGGCTCTTGATTCTCGTATCTCTAGCTTGGAAGGTGGTAGTGCTACTGCTATTTCTGTCAGCGGTAGCGGTAATGCGGTTACGTCTATCACCAAGAATGGTACTACTATCAGCGTAGTTAAAGGTAGTACGTTCTTAACTAGTCATCAGTCACTTGATGGTTACGTTAATGCAATATCTGTAAGTGGAAGTGGGAATGCTATCACGTCTGTATCTAAAAGCGGAAAGGGTATTACATTTACTAAAGGTGCTACATTTTTAACTTCTCACCAAAGTCTTGCTAACTATTATACCAAAAGTAGTGTAGATTCACTTCTTAGTGGTAAGTCGGCAACTAGTCATACACATAGTGTTAAGATTAACGGTGTTACTAAAACTATTGCAGCTACTGGTGGAACTGCTGTAGATTTAGGAACTTATCTTACTTCTCATCAAAGTTTAGCAAACTATGTTACTATTAACGATAGTAGACTTAGTGATAGTCGTTATCCTAAATTTGCTAATAATACTTGGTATTTAGTAGGAGACGATGCTTATATTGGCGACCATAATTTAAGTGGTTATTTTTGTGTTAAAAGTGCTAATGATAGTACTAGAGTTGGTATTTCGTTATGGAATCGTGCTGAAAATGATTATGCTAATATATGGTTTAATAATACAAATATAAACCTTGATAAACAACTTGTTATGAATAACAAGCGTATTTGGATTCAAGGTGTCGGTACTGCTGGAGGTAATAATAATAGACTTACTCTTGTAGCAGGTATGCCTAGCGGATTAGCATATAATACTTCATGCCGTGGAACAATTCTTTATTCTAACGGTATAGCATTTGCTGACCCATATAATGGTAATTCAAATAATGATAGTGGATGGATTAGACATTTAGAAACTTCTGCTAATAGTGGAACTTTAGAAATAGCGGTAGGTGATGATGCTTCAGATGAGCAAATTCGTTTTAGATGGTATAATACAAATTCTAGTGCAGAAACTATAGCACACGATATAACTGTTCCTAGAGCTACAGGTACTTTAGCTTTAACTAGTCAAATACCTACTACTCTTCCTGCTAATGGAGGTAATGCAGATACGGTAGACGGTATTCACGCTAATGGACTTCTTACTGCTCTATCTAATTCTGATAATGGTATTAGTTTAACAGTTGGTGGGACTATTAAACATTTGAATAATATACAAGTTTATTCTGCTACTAAACTTGTCACTGCTCGCAATATATCTATAGCTGGAAGAGATTTTGTTGGAAATGTCAATTTTGATGGTACAGGAAATGTGTCTCTTAATGGAGCTATCAACTATTGTACTATCAATATTGGTAATACCGACCCTAATCCATTCAAGCGTATTGCTCATATCAAAGTTGCACACAGCTGGAACGATAACGCTCTTTTACTTTATATCAGCCAAGGGTATCATGGTGGAAACTTCGGTTTGTGTAGAGTGGAATTTAGAACTAATGATATAGCAAATAGCGATACCGCAGGAGGTGGTGTTTCCCTACGTTGGTTAATACGCCAAGGGTATGCTACCGATAGCATTCAAGCAGGATATTACATACATCTGAAAAATGCCTATGTTGATGTGTTCCTCAAAACTACAGGTGCATATCAAGGAACTGTGATTCGTGTTATACAAGATTCACGTGGTAGCATAAATAATAGCTTCGGTTTGATTAATTCAACTTATAACACGGAGGCTTATACTAGTTTGTCTGCTGCCGCCACCGCTTTGTATAATGTTGCGTACCAAGGTACGGTTAGCGGTACAGATACTTGTACTGTAAGTCATGCTAATTCTGCAACTAAACTTCAAACTCCTAGAACTATTTGGGGGCAAAGTTTTGATGGTACTGGAAATATTGATGGTACTCTAACAATAACTAATAGTGGTTCGGATGACCCTCATATTATATCTACAGTAAATAAATGGTTTCATATTGTATCTAAATATAAACTTGTTTTATATGCTGGAGATTACAAAAGTAATCAAATTGATGCTATAAATATATTATCAAATCATAATGTAGGTATTGGAGTAGACCCTTCTTATAAACTTCATGTTGCAGGTGATATTTATTCCTCTGATAGAGTTATAGCTAATAATTCTGTTTTGTCGAATAAGTTATATAGTAGTACAACTCCTAATATTAATACGCCAAATAAATGTATAGAAATTGCAGGTAATACTATTAGGGAATATCATTTGGAAACAAATAGTTCGCCTTTTCATAGTGCAATTACTTTAGGTGATATTAGTCTTCGTTTAAGTGCTTATAGTAGTATAGATATTTCAGCTATAGGTGAAATAACATTAAGTAGTACTCAAGAATTTACAATAAAATATCGTGATGCTAAATTTACTGTTAAGCAAAATGGAAGTGAATATACTTGGAGTATGGATTCTATTAAAGCTAATGGAAACATATTAGCAACTGGCGGCATCACCGCCTACTCATCCTCAGACATCCGCTTGAAGCAGGATTTGCGGAAACTGGACTACTTTGGCATCATCAAGGCAATGGGTGGCACGTTCGGCTTTGCTTGGAAGAAGGACAATACAAGGTCTATCGGTTGGATTGCCCAGCACGTCTTGTGCAACCCTCACTTAAAGGACATCGTGGAGACGGACGAGAAGGGCTACTACAAGATTAACTACTGGTCTCCGAAGCTGATTGCAACGGCATTCGGTGCTATCGAGCAGGTGGGCGATGAGGTCAGCAGGTTGAAGGCTCGGGTGGTCTTCCTCGAATCAGAGGTTCAGCGATTGAGTGGAGATAAGGAAGACCGCAACAAGAAGAGATTAGATAACAAGAATATTAATTCATTAAATTAGATTAGAAAATGGAGAATTTAAAGATTAACAAGAAGAGTGAACAGACAACTGCCACTTATACCAAGGGCGGCTATCGAGTAGAAATCACCTACAATGTTGACAAGACGGGTGGCAACATTGAGAGCATCAATATGAGTATCTATGGTGACCCAAATGGTAATTATCTCGGCAATGCGAACGCAAGCTCCAACGGCAGCGAGCTGACCTACAACATCAGCGGTGTTCCGCAGAGCAAGCTCAGTGAGGTATCAGCATTGATTAAGGAGGTCAATTCCGCTATCGCCGCTAATATGGCAAGCGAGGCAGCAGAGTAAGTATCGTGAGTATTAACGCAGGGTGGCTCTTATAGAGCTGCCTTGCCTAGTGTTTTAAGTTCTAAAGATTAAACGTATGGAACGATTTATATTATAGCTTGCGAAAGTGTTCAATGTAACAGTAGAGCGAGTTGTTACTAAAGAAGTTGTAACAGAATAAGGAACTAAAGTTGAATATTTAAAAAATAAAGATTATGTCTTACAATAGTGAAAACGGAATTATTAGTGCTCCTGTTAGCATTGATGATGTTAAACGAGCTCTTGGAGAGAGTAGCAATGACCTTGCTACTCTTTGTAAGAGTGAAAATATAAATATATGGAGTAAGTATAAACCTATTAGTTGTAAAGGCGAATTTAAAGAATATCCTATTAGAGAAGACTCTGATGAAATAGTAACATCTTCATATAATAAATATACTTGTGTTGTTCGTTGTGGTATGAATATACCTATGGACACTTATAAGAACTTACGTTATAATTATGGTGGAGAAGGTTTTGCTATTGAAGCATGTAAATATCTTTATATTGATAATGTATATGGAGTTAGAGGTATTGATAAAGATGCAAGTGCTAATTCGCATACTGTATATGCTTCAGGAAAACATTTTCCAAAAGGTGGTGCTAATTCTCCTTATAGATTAGGTGATTTTAGAAACTATAATAGTAAAGCAATAAGTAATATGTTCCAATCTTCTATTCCTACGTTATTTAATGTTGAAATTTATTATTCTTCAACTCCTAAATTTAATTGTGTTCTATATAAGAATACAAATGTGGATGATAATACAAATGTTACTATGGAAGATATAATTACCGATTTGTATTTAGCTTGGTCTTTTTGGATTCAAATTTGTTATGATTCACCATATAATAATACTGATAAGATTTATAAAAATTATTATGTTGGTAATTGCGAAAAACCAACAGATTTTATATATGCAAGTAGAGAAATAACTTTTGATGTAGGTAATGATAAAGATGTTACTATTGTACCTTTTTTAGCATATACTCGTAATGCAACTTTATATGATAATACAAAAATAATTTTTATATCTCCTCCGGGTGCTATTAGTTTTAAATATTATCCTAGACAAATTAATATGGAAAGTATTAAAAGTGGTTCTAGTGGTTTTGTTGATTTCTCATCGTTGAGACAATTAGTTGGTGCTACTTGTATTTGTAAAGCTAGAATATATAAACTTCCTGATGCTACATTTACAGTTAATGATGGTATATTTAGAAGCGTTTGTAAGTATGGTAATAATAAGACAACATACGGAAGAGGTTATGTATCTAATAGCTCTGGTCAAGATACAGGCTCTGTAACTATTCCTAAAGGTGATAGAACAGATTATGTTGAAACATATATAAGATTTGATAATATTTATGATGGAGGTTATTATGGACAAAGATGTCAATTATCTTTTGAAATTAATATAGATGGTGGATGGAAACAAGTTCCTCCAGGAGGTAGTTATATTATGTATTAAAATGTAGATGTTCTTAATATAACAAAATACTAGAAATGTATTTGTGGTTTACGTTCTCACCGAGAAAGCAGACACGTTGCGACCTAGTGATTACCCAACGTGGGAAAGTTAATTTTAAATTCGTAAATTTTGCTCCTCCTGCATTGCTATTCGGAATTATTTTCTTAACTTTGCACTGTTAATAGGAAAGGTATTCTGCTATGGCAATCTGGCGAAGAATATTGTATAACATAAAAATAAAGAAACAATTATGAAAAAGATTAAGACAATCGAGGCTGTTACAGCCTACAGAACATTGAAGGCATTGAAGACATCATCAATGAGTGATGATGCCGCTATGCGAGTTTGGAAGAATATGAAGGCTCTGCGCCACGTAGCCGATACCTACGACAAGGATGTGGAGGAAGCACAGGAGAGCTTGAAGGACGATAAGTTCGAGGAGATGCAGCGCAAGCTTCAGGAGTGCCAGCAGCTAGAGCAGAAGCACGCCGATGAGGGCTACGAATATAACAAGGACGATTCTGCCAAGTTTGCGGAGGTCAATCAGTACTTTTTTAACCAGAAGCAGAAGACAGAGAAGTACTTCTCAGACCTTGCCAATGCCGAGGTAGAGGTAGACATCGAGGCAGTTGAAGAGAAAGAGCTTTTCAAGGCTGCTAAGGATTGCGGCTTGAAGTTCGCTGATATGGAGAGCCTTGAGGTTTTGATAGGATAAACACTAATAGCGTTAGAATTTGGCAAGGAAGCCGTTCTAACGCTATTTTTGTAGCCATCTACTTTCAGATTGTTACTTTTTATAAAGTTTAACACAGAAATATTCTCATTTCCGCTGGTTTTGTGCAAAAAAGTGTATCTTTGCAGCACTTTTCTTATTATTAAAATGAGGAACTAAGAACAAATAATAAACCAAAAAAAACAAAAGGAGAAGAATTTATGACTAAAGAGGAAGAAGATGAAGTCCATCGGTTAGTTCAATCAGTCGGTGTTGTACAGTTGTCAAGAGTAATGTTTAAGGACATGGACGTTAGCGAAATGATAAACGTCATTATCCTTGCAGGTAGAGGCTACAGCGTAAAGCTACTCACTTGGTTTAAGTATTATTGTGAAGTGATGCCTCTGTTTATCATGCTTTTTCATATTGCATGCATGGTAACATTTGCGTCTCATGAAAAAGAAATGTGCGTATGGTTTAAGGAGAATTGGGTATCGGCAGCATTTATCTATTTCTCAGTTTACATCCATCCGCTTGTGCTTATACTTGCTAGCAGATTCTTTTGGCTCTGCTACAGATGGCGTATTCCGATGATAATCTACCTATTTGGGATAAATGCTATTCATATTGTATACTGGAATGTTTTTACCACCAACGAAATGGTGGAATCTAATGTTGTAATACTTGTAATGACCATTATATTTTATGTATATGGTTTTGCCGATAAGTATTACTCAGGCAAGGGCTGTCAAAGTTTAATCTCTAGATTATAATGATATGGGAAAGTTATTTGGTTATCACACCTTGGGAGTGTTATTAAAATCGTTGTCTGACTCTTGCTTTCGAGCAGACGAGCAAGAGAAGAGAGGGGAGAAGGTAACTGCTTGCGGAATGAGCAGCGATGAGATAGAAGACCTTTGTGAGAACTATCTGCCGTATGCTCTCAACCCTATGTTGAGCACCGAGGAGGTCAAGGAGAAGCTTCACGTTTCTGATGCAACATTGAATAGAATGGTTGCTAGAGGTGACATTCCGAACGGAGAATGCAAAAAGCGAGGGCACACCCGATATTTTAAGAAGTGGGATATACTGCACTTCATTAAGAGTAAGAGAAAATAATAGTTGAACATGTAAGTGTTCCTTACAAGTTGAGTAAGAGAGGTAAGTGATTGCCTCTCTTTTTTGTTTCAGTTTGCGTGAGTGACTGTTGCAAAAATTGCAACAGTCACTCTGACTTCCTTTTTTTTTATTTTTACATTTTCAAAAAGTCTTCTATATCTATGTACTCAATACCGAAATTCTCCGCACATTGTTTGTCGGAGTCCGAGAAGTCACCTTCTTTTCCGCTAGCATCACCTATCATTATCAGCTCACTTTTCTTCCAAGAAGAATACGACTCAAGCATTCCTGTATTTGGCTTTCTCATTTCTATCTCTGCATGCGATGGGCAATACATAGAGTTGACGAAGATATTTCGTCCGGTATGATTGCGAAGATATTTTTGCATAAAGCTTTCAATAGCCTTAATCTTGCCGATAAAATCCTGTTCGTCAACAAATTGAGGGATGCCTCCTTGGTTTGAGACTATTTCAACATAGTAAAGAGTAGGGAATGCATCTACAATCTTATCCAAAACCTCTTTACGGATTTTGAAATCTGTTACATCTGTAGGAAAGGTGTTTCCTGATATAGTTGTAATAATCGTGTCGTCTAAATCAATGAATAATACTTTTTTCTTGATTAAATATCCTTTTTCTGTCATAATTTTGCTTTTTTTCTATATTGATATATTAATATCTTTATCTACGAAAATTAAGTTTGTAAAACACAGTTGTTTCGGTGTGTCTCACCATTTTTATTACAATGCAAAGATACGACAAAAAAGATGGCTTTGCAAATAAATTAATGCAAATTTTAAAACGTTATCTGTTTTTAATGAAATCATTAACAATTCTCTCTATGGTGTCTTGCTTGATAGCTATAGGGGCATCACCTTGATATTCTATCACTTGGTTGCCGCATTCCTTCCAAAATAGGTTGCTATTGATGCGTTCGCCATCTACCAAGATCCAATCCGGATGATGTTCAAACGAATGCATATTAGTTAGCGGAACGAGAATGAATAATTTATTCTCCATCTTGTTTACGAGTACCGACAAGTCATTATCATCAAATGTAATGATAACTCGATTTTCATTCTCAGATAGAACGTTAAAATCCTCATTAAAACGTTCATAAAGGTAATTTTTGATTTTCGAACAACTCATATTCTTGTAATTTTATAGGAGGGCAGATGGAAAAATCCAAGGTCTGCCCACCAAGTTAAACTTATAAGGAAATCTTCTATAATATCGACTGACAGAGCCATCCCATAAGATAGCATGGTTCTTCGCCTTGCATATCTATTCCCAGATGGTTGCATATATGTGCTACTACATGAAACATTTCATGTGTGAGACTATTTATATACTCACCTTCAGAAGTAGATTTGCAAATGAGCACAACACTTGTTTTCTTTGAAACATTTGTGTATGTCAATCCTTTGTTTGAAGAATCGGTTGAAATGTGGTCGTATGCATCCAATAATGGTTGCCCCTTACAATCAATGGAACTTAGTAAGTCCATAGCTTCGTCAACATCTTCTTGATTAGCTACATGACATACAATCACATTCCAATCGTATTTCTCCAAGTAAATTTCTTGTTTAATCATAATACATCATCCCATGGAATGCCGATACCATTATGGTTGCAATCGGCATAAAATCTATTGAAAATAAATCCGTCCGCTTGGTCTGGGTCATCCACCATATCCTTAATGAATTGAGCCAAAGCAGCTTCGTCCTTTAAAGAGGACTTAAAGAAATCGGCTCTAGCCATGTTTGCGACATAGACGAAATCGTAATTGTCGGCATTCTCCAACTTTACGTTATTGACTTTAAGAAGTTCCTCGACTGTATCTTTTTCTGTCGGTTCAACTTTTTCGAGCTTACCAGTCGTTGCGTTTGTCTTGCGCATTAAGGTAATAGCCCAATCGCACATCTTTTTATTGAAGTGCCAGCCATTGTAGCGAAGGTATGCAATCATCCCTTCAGGCTTCATATCGTATGCGTCAAGTGGTATTTTGTATCTTCCCATAATAAAAGCTTTTAAAGGAGGTGGAGATTTCTCCCCACCTCAAAGTGTAATACTAATAGCGATAACCGCCACCTCTGCGACCACCATGTCTTTCACCATAGCGGTCATCATCGTCATCCCAATTGTCTCGGTAATCCGGCATTGGGTTTCTGTGACCCATTCGTCCATACTTGTCATCCCCCATTTCATCAATGCAGTGCATGAGTTTACCACCATACTTAAGCATCTTCTCTACAAGTTCTGACATTTCATTTACCTTGTTTTCGGTAATTTCTATCATGTATCCCATAATGATTTACTTTTTTGTATTAACTTTTTCCAAAGCCACTGACAACATAGACTTAATATCGGTCAAAGTTCCCTTCATTCCGCTAACCTCGCTTTTGAGGTTATTGATGTCTTCTTCCTGTTGTCTGTCTTTGGCTATTTGTGGATTCAATACGGCACGCATCTTTGCGCACTCTTCCATAACCTTTTTGTGGTATGGCTCGCTTTCCACAATCTCCTTAGAATGCCGATACATAGCCTCAACTTCCGCATCCATAGCTTCACGGCTTTCAGAAACCACGAGGTTTTCCGAATTTGCAATTTGCATATTGGATGGGAGTTGTTTGAACTCCATTTGTTCATTAGGCAATTTTACGACAACATCAACGGTAGTCTCCATTGGTTGTGGGTTGAATTGCCCAGGAGTATATGTTGGGAACTTAGGTTGTGGGTTACTGACCGATACAACCTGTCCGATTTTAAGACTTGGGTTTTCACCCTTGTCAAGCACATAGAATATGCTGTTAGGTCGAAGTCCTTGAAACATAGCTTTGTAATGTTAATTGTTAAACAATACCCGTCATTAGCTGAAGGGTGTTAGTATCTCGCTCGAACCAAAACTGATAAACTCCAGTTCCTGCAATGTCGGCTACCGTCAAAGGATTGCCGTTGAACTTAGTTACAGCTTGGGTTACGCCATTGGTCTCGAAAAGGATTGGCAGCGTATTTGTCGTACCAGTCGGAATAGCTTGATGTAGGTTCACAAAGATAGTTCCCCTATAGTTAGCATTCACGAAGGCGTGGTTTCTGAACGAGAAAACGACATTTTCGGTGTTCACCACCACGCCTGTAGATGCGATAGCTGCCGAGCCGTTACGATTAACCCATGCAAAAGGTCTCATCCATAACATAGCAGCCTCCTTTCCTAATTAACCCCAAAAGCTTGCATTGTTGACACCATTCAGACCATATAAGCCTGTTTGCCAAGCAACACAATTTGGAACAGCAGTAAATGGACTGTAGCTGGTTGTGACAGTTGATGGAAGCTTACACTTGATACCATCTACCTCTTTTTGCAAGCCAGCCAACATCGCGTTGACAGGTGCCATAGCTTGACCTACAATCTGCGAAGTCATGGCAGAAGACTTATAAGTTCCATTCTCTTCACGAAGATGGTCTATCTTGTCCTGCATATCTCTGAGTTCTGCTTGGCGTTGGCCATTAACTACGGTCTGAGTACTATCTTTAATAGCATTCAAAATGTCGCATGTCTGACCCTTGGTTTCGAAAGCAACATTAGAAAAGCCTCGTTCCTGACTTACGGCTACATTGTTGATGGCATTCTGCAAAGTGCCAGTCTGCTGACACATAGCCAACTTGACGTTTCCGTCCATAGCCGTAATATTGTTATTAACACGGCAGCAGCAATCAGCGAGTTGTGATGCAATCTGCATGTTACCTTGCTGAAGAGCGTTGATGGTTTGCATTCCGCTCATGCCTACTTGGTTGCCCACGTTCTGAACTTGGGTTGTCAAGGCAGAGATTGCTTGTTGAATCTGTCCTTCAGTACAATTGAGCTGAGTAGCGAGATTACTGAGTGCATTACGATTGCCACCGATAGCATCCATAAGCAAGGAACGACCATAGTCATTGTTGATTTCGTTAGCAAGACCTCCGCCATTGCCACGGCCACCAAAGCCGAAACCATTACCGCCCCAACCGCAGAAGCAAAGGATAAAGAGCAGCCAAATGAACCAAGAACCATCACCATTGCCGAATCCGTTATTACCCTTCATCGCAAGAAGAACGTTTGGATCAACGCCTCTCTGTTGGAGCAAAGGAGCTATCAAGCTCATCATTCCTCCATTGTTACCTGAACCCTCTGGATTAAAAACATAAGTTTTTGATGTCTCCATAAGAATAATCTTTTTGTGTTAAACCTTAATTAAACTAACTCTATGTAACGTTACGGCTGCAAAGTTACGAATAATAAGGATAAGATTAAATAACTCTATCAAACTTTCTTTTAATCGCTAATAATCAAGTAGTTAAGGTGATAGGAGGTAATATCATACTTCCGGATGCATGGAAATCAAAGGCTTGTTTGCAAATTCCGTTTGCAGAAAACGAAAAATGCAAACGGAACAGCAAACAGAAATTAAGCACACACGAACTTGAAACCAAACTTTTCAGTATAGTATTCCTCTTTAGGGTGTCTTTTTGTCTCGGAGTCATAGCAGAGAATGAACGGCTCACCCTTAGAGTAGAAATAGTTATAAGACTTTCGCAAATACATCTTAGCATTCAAAGCCTTTGAGGAGAGCTTTCTTATCCTCAACTTTGTCTCTTGCGGCTTGCCCGACATAACTCTAAGTTCATCCATTTTGTATTGCATGTGAAGTTTTCTTCCTTTACTTGCATATCTTTCTTTATTCCAATAGTTTCTTAGAGACTTGTTTCGCTCTTTACGAATTCTATTTATCGTTTCTACATTGTGTTTTAAACCAAGCTTACTGACTTGTCCTAATATTGTAGATTGAGGAATATTCAACACTTCGGAAATTTCCCTTGCTGTCATCGTTTGGTACATGACGGAAATTTGGCTGATGGTTTCTTTACTCAACTTGTTGTCTATTTTTGTGCCACCTAAAATAGTGATATATTTATATAAGGTGTGTAGTGTAACACCAGCAGCCTTGGCTACTTCCTTTCGTGGGTAGTCATTGATGTGGACTTTAATATAGTCTATCTGTTCTTTTGTTAATCTTCTTGGCATTCTTCATCCTCCTCAAAAGAAAATCCATATTTGTTCTTATAGTATTCTTCATTCATCCTATGAGTATTCCGGTCATAACCTAAAATGTATGGCTCACCTTCGAAAGCGAAATATCCATGTTTTGTTATGAGATTGTACTTGGCATGATATGCTTTTATAGGCATATCCGCAAATTTGAATCTTGTCTGTTGCGGAATGCAGGATATAACTCTGAATTTCTCCATCTGCATGGTTCTTTGCCAGCTTTTTACCCTTTTACTTATTGTTGCTTTCTCATACGCTTTCTTTAAATTTGCCAAACTGTTCTTTTTAAGTCTTTCGATAGTTTCATTCGAATGAGTAAGCTTTAGTCTTTTTGCCGCCTTTCCTACTGTAGACGGATGACACCCTATAATCTCGGCAATCTCTTTGACTGAATGGTTGGTGTAAAGCTTTGCAATTTGTTCATCACGCTTCTTGTTGGGTTTCGGAACAGGTCTTTTATGTTCGATTTTACAATTGCAATCATGTAGAATCTTATACAAGAATTTCACGCTGACACCCATTCTTTGTGCCAACTTGTATCTTGGTCGTTCATTTATGTGCGCCTTAATGATGTCTATTGTATCTTGTTCTATTATCTTCATTTTTATTCAGTTTTTTATGGTGTGACTCACCTGTATTTGCAAAGGTAATGAGATTTTATTGATAGAGCAAATAATTTAATGTGTTATAACTTTGTTTAAGGAAATATTTAATTATTTGCACAAAAATTAATTGTGTAGTTTTCTGACTCGGCTATTTTCACATTATTATATATAAATAGCTATCTTTGCAACAAAAAACATAAGGAAATGACAGCGGAAACTATTCAATTAATACAGACGGGAATTAATCTTCTTTGCGCATCGGGAGTTATCTCCACGTTGCTGTACTATAATAGTAGAAAACGAAAGGAGGCGGCACTCGCATCACAGGAAGAGAATAAGACTATTTCATCATATGCCGATGAGTGGAAGGCTCTCTATGAACGTTCCAACGAGTCGGTCGTTAATCTTAATAGTAAAGTAGATGAATTGTATGAGGAAATCAATCAGTATCGTATTACCATACGCAATCTAAGGGATGAGAAGAACGATTTGAAGCTTGCCTTGCATGAGGCACAATGGAACAGATGCATCAAGGATGGATGCCAACTTAGAACCCCACCAAGAAAGCGAGAATCCTTAGAAACGTTGGTTGAAAAGGAAGAAAATGAGATATATCGTGACAGGGAGGATTAAAATATGGTTAAGTATCTGAAATTACTCATACAAGTTAATAGCGGACATTCAAGCAAGGCATTCTTCTTAGTGTCCGTTACTCTGATAGGTCTCTTGATGCTCCTGGTTGTCTGCTTTATCTTAGTGTGGGAAGTGGTAACTTATGGGACTATCAAGACCGATTTGATGGGGTTAAGTGCATTTGTTGGTAGTGTGGCTAGTTTGTTCGTCACGGCTGGCATTACCAAGACTATAGGGGAACGTGGCGAACATCAAAGCGAAAAAGATAAATAGACTATGGCAGACTCAAGTATTTTAAAACCATTCATTCTCTCATTCGAGGGTGGATATTCTAACAAAAAGAGTGACAGGGGAGGCGCAACGATGAAAGGTGTGACCCTAGAGACGTTCCGTAAAGTTTATGGTGCTAGTAAGACCGCATCGGACTTGAAGAAGATAACCGATGAACAATGGCATCACATATTCAAGAAATATTATTGGGATGCTTGCAAGGCTGACCAAATCAACAACCAGTCAGTGGCTAATCTCTTGGTTGACTTTGCTTATAATAGTGGAGTAAGCAGAGCCGTACAAAAGATTCAAACTATCGTAGGAACAAAAGCTGATGGCATCATGGGTAATATGACCTTAGCTGCTATCAATTCATACAAACAAGGTCAATGGGCGTTGTTCGATAAGCTGAAGGTGTCACGAATTGCCTTTCTCAATGCGATTGTGAACAATGACCCAAAGCAAAGTGTGAACCTGCATGGATGGCTTCGCAGGGTTGGAAATATACAATACGGAAAGCTCGTATGTAATAACGGAAAGATAATCACTTGGTAATCTTACGAGACACAGGCTCAACTAAGGCATTAGTAAGACCATCATTCTTAATTGGGTGGTGGTTTTTTCTTCACTTTTGAAATTTTGAAAAAGAAAGAGTGGGCGAAGAAATCGTTCCTTTTGGTTTTATTTGTACCTTTGCACTCAAAAAGGAGGTTGATATGGAGCTTAGATTTGATTGGTGGCGTTGGCTCGTTACCATATTGGTAGGTTTCTTCATCATGCTGATGATGTACGGATGCCGGACAACAAGATATGTAGAAGTGGAAAAGGTGGTGCGAGACACTACTACTTACGCCCATTGGGACTCAATTATCAACGAAAGGGTCAAGCTTATTCAGGACAGCTTGCTATCTTATCATTGGGAGCAGACCGAAAAGCAGGTTAAGGATTCCACTTACATCAAGGATGATGTCAAGACAAGGGTAGATGAGAGTGGTAAGGTTCTAGGTAAGGATTCTACTCATATAGAGATTAGATACAGGGACAGCAAGGAACTATCCAAGGTTCGTGATAGCCTTATTCATTATAAGGAGATAGCAGAGCGAGCGAGTATATACAAGGCTCAGAGGGATAGCCTAAATAGAGAATTGAGTATCGCCCAGACCAAAAAGGAATATATTGAGAAAGACTTGGAGGGATGGGATTTGTTCTATTGGAAATTCGGTATGATTTCCTTTTGGGTCGTTTCCTTGATGCTGGTTACAATGATTTTCTTTCTCACGGTAAAATATAAGAAAAAGTTATTTTATTAGGTTGGTTTTTAGTTATTAAGGTTTTAGATTGGTTTAAGGTAACAACTTATGGAGCAGCTGCCAGTGATGGTGGTTGCTCTTTTTTTTGTCTTGAAAATGCCTTAGAGTGTTAAATGTTAAATTTGCAAGCGGTTAATGTATTTATAGTTTTGTATACGTAACTAAAATTGTGTTGTGTGTTAAAAATGCGCAATAAGAGCAGAAGAACACATTAAAACCCTTGCAGTTTGAAAATAAATTAGTATCTTTGCAGCGTGCTTTGTTGGTGCTGACACGCTTACAAGAATCAATAAGATTTTCCGTGGCGAAAGCCACATCACGATAATCCTTACCTAGATTTCGGTGTCAGACGAATGAAGGGTAAGGATTTCTTTTTAGAATCCTTGTTTTGAGTCGAAACATTCTTAGATTGCTCTAGGTTAGCAATGGGCAATAATTGTTGGAGTAGGCGAAACACAGATAAGTTAAACAAATAAGGAAACGAGTTATTATGCATCAGATTAGAATTGGTATCAAGCAAGCTAAAATTGCACTAGGCGATAAGAATCGCTTGGTGGGATTTTGTTTTGCCTTAAAGATAAAATTTCTATTCCGTGCATCAGACCTTCATTTTAGATCTACAAACCAAGCAGCTAAAGTGATGGGCTACAACAAGAAAGATTTCAAACAATATTTGGATTTATCAGTTAAATTTGGATATTGTAGAATTGAAACTAACAAGTTCGGTGTGAAGAGAATCATAGCGAACAGGTTGTATGACAGTTTCCAGTACAGCTACAAGACAAGACGATGCGAGATAACTAAACTGACCTTGCCTCAGTTGAGAAGTCTTTTGTGTGATGTCGTTGTGAGTAACAAAATCAATGTCATTGAATATGTCTCCAATACGCATTGTAGAGCCGTCAATGGGAATACGATTAAAAGTGTACGTAGTGCCAAAAAAACGGAAGCTCGTATGTTGGAAAGACCATTCAATGAAAAGTACACAAGTTATTCATACACCAGCATGATGAAAGATACCTGTTCAACTAGATACCAAGTTGGGAAGACTATCAAGAAGCTTGTTAAGTCTGGTGCGGTAAAAAAAATAGTCCAATGTACAGAAGTCGGAATAGACGCATGTGCTTGTACTAACAATTGGCATTATTATGATGCGTTTGGAAATCTTATCATCATTTCGGCAAAATATCGAAAGGGTCAACTGCGATGCGCTAACAAATACAAAGTCCTAAAAAGCCAAGTATCTAAGTCGAAGAGTGGAACGAACCCAAAAATTATTGAGCGAAAGATGAAGTGGGTAAAAAATCGAACGTAATAATAGTAGACGAGAGAATCAATAAATAACCTGCACTCGTAAGGGAGTTTGTAAAGGTAAGGGGAATATACGAAGTATATTTCACTTACGTATAGTAAACTACTCGTATGTGTGTGAGGTTGATTAAAGAAACTAAGAAAAGAAAGAAGCTATGGGAGAAAGAAGACAAACGAAGGGGGATGAGCACAGAAGCGTTGCAAAGCCAACTTATGAAGAGTTTACAATGTATTGCTCGATGGCAGGTTTTATGAAAGACAATCTAAAGTGGCTTTATGGTCGCTTCGATGATGTCGGATGGTTGCTTCCAAGTGGTAAAGTCCCTAAGAAATGGGAGGATTTGGTCAAGAAATGGAATTCCTTGAAAAATCCAAGCCAGACTTACCGCAAGCATGGTTTCAAGTTCAAGACCAAGGAAGAGAAGATGCACGACTGCTACGAAGTGTGGACAGATGGTTCTGCAGTACTGAGGACTGATACCAAGCGAAGAAAGTTCACTGGTGGTGCTGCCTATGTGATTTTACACGAAGGCAAGGTATATAAGCAGGGAAACTACGGAACTATAGACACGACAATTAGCCGTATGGAGCTTTTGGCTATCATCTGTGGTGTTGGTCATTGCCCACAAGGTGCGGTTGTGACGGTTCATAGTGATAGCCAATATGCACTTAAAACTTTGAGCGGTGTTTATTCTGCACACAAGAACTTAGATTTGATGGAGAAGTTTAGAAAACATTCCGCTCATGTAGCACACATCACTTGGCGCAAGGTGAAGAGCCATTCGGGAGTTGAATATAACGAGCTTTGCGACAGATTGGCAAACGAAGGTAGAATAGCTGCCGAGATTAAGGCAGGGTTAAGAGTTAATTCAAAAGCTTAGAGAAATGAAGATACGGACATTCGAACTATGTGCCGGATATGACTCTCAACTGATGGCTTTGGAGCGACTGAAGAAGAAACATTCTGATTTCGATTACGAGTGCATCGGATGGTCTGAGATAGAGCCAAGCGCAATAACATTGCATAACGCTTGTTTTCCTAGTCTGTCCGGCAAGAACTTTGGTGATATGACCAAGATAGATTGGAGCAAGGTTGCTGACTTTGACTTGTTGACATACTCAACACCTTGCCAGTCTGTTTCGCAAGCCGGAAAGCAGAAAGGAATAGAGGAGGGAAGCAATACACGTTCCTCTATCCTTTGGTTTACAAGAAACGCCATTATTACCAAGAGGCCGAAATACCTCTTAATGGAGAATGTAGAGGCTTTGGTTCAAACAAAGTTTATCGGGTTCTTCAACAAGTGGCGCAAGGAGTTGGAATCCTACGGATATGTTAACTATGCTAAGGTGGTAAATGCAGCCGACTGCGGTGTTCCTCAGAACAGAAAGCGTGTCTTCATGCTCTCTATACGAAATGATGGTGATAAGATAGATTATCATTTTCCGAGAAAGACAAAGCTGAAGAAACATTTGGTAGATGTCTTGGAGGAAAATGTGGACGAAAAGTACTTTATGAGCGATGCTCTGCTATGTAAAGAGAAATTTGTGTCAAATGAATGGAAAGAGCCTATGAGTGCAGCTATAAGAACTCGCTCTGAAGGGAAGTGGATAAAAGGCGAAATACATAGTCCAAAGGTCGAGCTTGGAAAGAATATAGCCAATACCATTACATCTGCGAGCAAGGACTCCTTGGTTGTGCTTGGAGAGACAAGGTTGCGCATTAGGCGTTTGACTCCGAGAGAACTCTTCCGCTTAATGAACGTTGACGAAGAATATATAGACAAGATGCTTGAAAGTGGAGTGTCGAAGTCAAGTCTTCAAAAGGCTGCTGGAAATTCTATAGTCGTAGCATGCATGGAGAGAATATTCAAGGAACTTTGGTTTTCAGAGAGTAATGTTAAGGTCGCTGATGATGGTCAGCTATGCTTATTTTAAATATTGACGATATGATGTTTTTAAATATTAACGAGAAAAAGGAGAAAGCAAATGCTATCTCATACAAGATAGATGAGTACATCTGGGGACGAAAGGATTTTGTTACCGATTGCCCCTATGGTGAGAAAGGCAGATACACCAATGCAATTAATAAAGTTGGTGATTTGGGGTGTAATACTTGCGAATGGCAGGTAAGACATGACCCAAGTACGCAAGTTGTGATGTGCTCCCATCCAAAGGTGGAGAAGAGCAAGATTAAAAAACTTTTTAAGGATATGTGATATGGATAAGGAGAAATTAAAGAATGATTACGAGAATGCTTGCAATGCTTACTTGAAGGCATTCTGTGAGAAGCATGAATTTTACGGATTAGATAATCCGGAGACATTTTGGATAGGTGACCAAGTTGGAGGAATAGCTAATTGTGGCGATTTGACTTTCGATATGGCTACTATTGTAACAGATATTGAAAAGGAAGCTCCCGAAGAAGAGTTGTTGAAGTGGTACGATTATACTATTGAAGCTAGAGAGTTCAATTTGCCTGTTCCAAACTTCGACCATTGGCTTATGGGGTGTCCTATAACACCAAGTAAATGGTTCGAGATTATGCGAGCAAAGCGCAAGGAATTTGAGGACTTGTTGAAACAAGAAAATGAAAGGTTGAAACATGGAAAGAAGTAATCTTTTTAATCATTTGTTGAGGATATTTGATGAAGGTCTCAGTATGAAGACTACCGAACTTGAATATGGTACACTTGAAGTTACTGTAGAGAATCGAAGCCAAGACAAGAAAATCACATTCTTAGCAAAGGGCATGGAGGATGCCAAGCAGAAAGCAGCGGAATGGCAGGTTGGACAAATGCTCTTGAATTGCGATGATTTCGAGGAGATTGTTATGTTCTTGGCTCAAAGAAAGAAACTTAAAAAGGAAATGGCAAATGGATAAGAATTTTAGAAGTTACTTTTGTTGCATCCATTTCTTGGAAATACAAAATACAAGTACAGGAAATGTCTTGAAATGCAAGAAAGGTAGCACTACGAAAGTACAAGGGAAGAGACTGACAGAAATTGCTGCAAGGTGCAAAAACTACAAAGCGTAAGGCACACGTTAAAGAACATAGTAAGACGAAATTAAGGATAAAGGTGATAGTAGAAAGAGTGTTTGAGAAAGAGAAAAATGTAAAAAGTTTAAAATAAATGGTAGAAACTATATTAAACAATTAAAATACATTAATAAAATAAAGAAACACATTAAAATGCTTGCATATTTTGAATATTCTTTGTATCTTTGCATTGCAATTAAGAAATAAAGGTTATTAATTTGAAAAGGTGAGACACACCATAAAAACTGGGAATGATGACAAAAAAGGAAATAATAAAACAATGGTTGGATGAGCCGAAAGTGAGATATTGTAATAATTCTAATTTCACTTTGGGTTATGGTGATGGCTGGGATTGGGTTAAAGATGTTCTACGACCAGCTATCACGAAGAACGCTATGTTTCTCAGATTCTTGGAGTATGGTTTCCGTGAGATAGAAGAGTTTTTGAAATCAAAAACCGGAAAACCGAGCGAAGAGGATTGTTCCTTGTATTCTGTTGGATATAAGGATGGTGTCAATGATGCCATGATTGCAATTAAGAATAGATTTGAAAATTTAAAATAGGAGGTTAAATGGATTTAGGAAAGGCGATTAAGACAATGAGGGTAAGCAAGGGCTTGACCCAACGACAACTTGGTAAGGCTATCGGTTGTAGTGAGACAAATATGTTGTTTATGGAGACCGGAAGAACGTTTCCACGTAAGAGTAAGATTGATGCAATATGCAAGGTATTGGAGATTCCGATGTCTTATTTGTTGATGTTCTCTATTACACCGGATGATATTCCCGAAGATAAGCAGAGTTTGTATACAAGCATCGTTGAGCCGATGCGTAACGAATTTATTAGGGAGTTGTTGCGATGAAGAAATGCTATTATTTTGTGGCTAAGTATGTCAAGAATGGCATAACATGTACATGTACAGGTACACAAGAGACGATTGAAGGCTATTTTGATTTTGTCAGTGCAGGAAATTTTATAGCACAGAATCATAATATTGATTACAAGGACGTAATTGTAACTTTTTGGTCTGAGATTAATTCAATAATGTTAGATAAATATAGGGAAACATTAGGAGAGCAGAAAAATGGTTGAATTCGAGTATGAAGGCAGTATCATTTTGAAAAATTACGATTTCCATTTTATGCCTTGTGTAGGGGATAAAGTCGTAATTAACAATCTTACATACAAGATTAAGTCTCGTGTGTTCAAGTGCCAAGGAAAGACAGTTAAAGTTGTTTTAAAAAAGGTTGATAATGAGAATACGAATAGTTAAATATGTTTGTGCCGATGGAGTAGAAAGAGGTATCTTGGAGTATCGCAACCATTGGTGGGAGAAGTGGGAGCCATTGCATCAGGAAGGCAAGCTGGCTTATGTCTCATATATGGGAACGAAACCATATAAGTCATTGCAGGAAGAGTGCTTTGATGTACTTGGGTTGAATGAAGAACAGATAAAGGTTCGTGAACAGATGTCCCGTTATATCTTGGATGCCGAAGAGGTATACATTGGTGCAAGAATTGGTAACGAATATCGTATCGGCTATGATGTTGATAATGATGAGAGTTTGGAAACGCTTAGGAATTTGGAGGAATAGTTATGTTCGGAAAGATTTTTTCGGTTAAGACCGATATTGTATATCGTAGAGAAGAGAGTTTGAATCTCTTCGATGGCAAGAAGAAACTTGATAAGGTGGTGTCCGGTCGGGTATTCAAGGAGCAAATCAAGTTCTTTGGTTTTACCATCAGAACAAAGTTTTTTTATCAGATTTGCTGTCCACAAGTCAATATGAATGATACTCATGAGGCTTGCACATTGAATCGGGTCGAGGATTTGGTGAGAACGGAGTGCTATAATAAGGTAGTAGAATATTCAAACAGAAAGCATCATGCCTAGTGTTAATTGTTTCAGAAGAGTCTTGTTGAACGTAGGTGGCAAGAAGATAATTATCAGTGTTCCGAATGGAATGACCGAAACCGAAGTGAATAAGGTTATGGTCGTTACTAGGGCTTATCTTCAGCAGTATGTATATGTCGAAATGGTCTTAGCAGAGTGCTTTATGCAGAAAATCGAAAAAAGTATTCTGAAGAAGAAATGCGTTAGGTTTGAAGTTAAGAAGAAGTGGGTGGACTGCAAGAAGAACCTTCGAAAGGTGGTTAAGTATTATGACGCTTATGTTCCTAATGCAGATTTTAATGAAGAATTCGCAATGACGTTCTATGACAAGATTAGTGGAGACTTGTATAAGTTGCGAGATAAGCTTGCTTTAAGATTACAGAACTTAGGGATTGGTGAAAAATCGGGAGTTTATGCGAATGCAATCATTCTGTACAATCTGACCAACCTTTGTTTGGGAACTTATGAGAATATCATCCGTAAGCTGTATGAAGATTTGCATGTAAACTTAATGCAAGCGTTCAAGGATTTTGCTCCTATCTTGGCCTTTGAAAACTCTTATGACTTCATGGCATTAGTGATGGATAAGGATTTCAAGAGATTGGCTGACCATTTGATGACAAAAGAAATTCTTTCTTATTTCGATAAGGTAAGAAAAGGTGTCTTTGACGAACAGACTTTGAATGAGGCGGCTATCAACGCAACGGAAGACCTGAAGGACGATGAGAAAGATTTACAGCGAACTTACATAGGAATTAGTGACTTTATGAAGAGTGACTATCCTCTGGATAGTGTGACATCTAAGAAAGCAAGCTGATGAAAATAGAACCAAGTGAGTTCTTGCCGATAGGTAATGAGTTTCAGAAAATCTTTGGAATAAGCTTTGGAAAATTCATAGATATGCGGTTTCTTTTAGCGAGAAAAGAGTTAGTCTTCAATCTGCTGAAGTTCACAGATTGGCTTGAAGAGTGCTATCCGGATGAGTGTTCCATTGATGGAGTGAGTTACAATGCGGTTGTCGAGCGAAAATTTGGCAAGCGAGGGGTTAAAATGATAAAGAAACTATTGCAATGAAGTATATGGGTAGCAAGGCTAGAATCGTGCATGAAATATTGCCGATTATGCTTGATAAAGAACATGATACGTTTGTAGATGCTTTCTGTGGTGGCTGTAGCGTTATTGAGAACGTTCCGGACACGTATCGAAGGATTGCCAACGATAAGAATAGGTATCTTATCGAAATGTGGAAGTATCTTCAGAATGATGGGTTTGTCTTCAACCATATTAGTAAGACGTTGTATAACTTTGCAAGAGACTGCTATCACGGAAAGAATAAATTCTTCACAGAAGCAGGTGTCGGACTAATTGGCTTTATGGCGAGCTTTAATGGACGTTTCTTTGATGGTGGCTATAGCGGACATAATGTTGTCGGCAAGAACGGAAAGGCAAGAGATTACATAAGGGAGCAGATAGAAAATACAATGCGTGATGTGCCTCTTCTCAAAGGTGTCGAGTTTTATAGCGGCAGTTATGATGAACTTGTGATACCGGATAGGAGTATAGTGTATTGCGATTTGCCTTACAAAGCTACGAAAAAGTATGATGTATCAAAGAATTTCGATTACGAAAGATTCTATATATGGTGCATGGAAATGGCTAGAAGAGGTCATAAGGTATTTATCAGCGAGTATCAGATGCCCCAAGAGTTCAGATGTGTTTGGGAAAAAGAAGTAACAAACTCTCTTAACCCGAATATAACAAAGAGACCAGTCGAAAGGTTGTTTACAATTGATTAGAAAGAAGAAATGAAAGAAACTTATTGCTTGGAAGATACGCTTTACAATACAAAGCGTTACTTCACGTTTGAAAATGGCGTAGTATCAGGAACAGAAGTTGCACAGGAATACTTTAATATTTTTCTTGATCTTGCAAGTCGGCTTGGCTATAAGGTAGTGAAATTATGAAAAGGCGGGTAAACAAGGATTGTCCGTTCTCGGCAGAAGAATTGGATGAGTTCAGAGCAGCCTTATATAATGTGAATACATCTTTTCACTGCTGTAATGCAGCTCCGGTAGACTGGGCGGCAGGATGGCAGCGGAATGATATAAGAAAGACGAGGTAGGAAAGCCATAATCTACCAAATACCCACGTGCCAAAGCCGTGTGATGCCTTGCGTGGGGGCATGATGATAAACTAGGAGTCGCACGGCTTTATTTGAATGTTTCATAACTACAAATAGCCTATCGCTAATGGTTGTTCCCTTGGGCAGGGAGATAGTTAATACCGCATCGTAAGATGTGAACACTTAAAATTTGCCGACAACCATTGGCAAATGCCTATTAGTCAGCGGCAGAAACCCTTGGGCAAGGTTGGGAATGGTGCACAATCTTCAAATTCGCATCTGTCGCTGACAAACGGATGAGTGGCATTGGCAACTGAAAGCAATGCGACCCTCGCAAACTTGGAGCGGATTTTCTGATTAAACATTCCGTGTACCAGGTCACTGGGGAGGTGTTGACACCAACAAGGGTTTAAATCCCTTGTCATCCACTAATTTTAAAAGGTAAAATCATGAATGAGTATTGTAAGAATTTGATTTCAAATGGTGTTCCTAGCTGGATAGTAGAGGAGGCTTATAAATTTACAATTGAGCCTTTGAAATCAACAGAAGGCTTGGTTGGAATTGATAAGGAAAATAGTGAGCTATATAGAAATGTCATTATCGCAGCCTACATTGAGGGTGCTAATGCTACATTGGAAAAAGTGCAAAGATATTATGGCGGTGAGGAACATAGTTAGACAATGGAACGAGGCAACAGGAGGATATTCGTACCGCTTCAAAGGTGGAGATATTTTCCTTCGCTTGGTAAAGGCTGATGGTATTTATGAATTGCGTAACCCTATAGGTTATGGTGTTCAAGTAGTCAAATGCAAAGACTTGGATGAAGCAGATGCAAAAGCCAAGGAAGTGCTAGAAGCTTTTTTTGAAGACAAAGTTAACATAAAAGTTATTTGATTATGGACTTAGAATTGTTGATTGATAAGATAGACTTTAGTCAAGGTGCAAGGCAGGTAGCCAAGCAAGCCTTGGAGTTGGGAATGAAATATCAAAAAGAAGGTGCTTGGCATTCTGTTGAAGAGCTGCCTGAGTATAACAGACGCATTGTCGGTCTGACCAAGGTTCGCAAGCGTTTCAAGCATCTGAATTTCTTAGGCGAGGAATGGTGGAATAGGTTCACGAAATCAAACGCCATCTATAAATGGGCTTATGTGGACGATTTAGTTTGATAGTAATCGTAGAAATCCATAATGCTATTTTGTTTTAAATGTTTGCCCCATCACTATATATAATAATGTAGTGGTGGGGATTTTTGTGTTAACGTCAGTAAATTATTGGTGTTATGTGTTATGATATATTAAAGAATAAAAGAAACACATTAAAAAGTTTGCATATTTCAGATATTCTTTGTATCTTTGCAATGTAATTAAGAAACAAGGTTACTAATTTTAAAAAGGTGAGACACACCATAAAAACTGTAAGAAGAAAGTGGAAAAGAATAATGTATATGTAGAGGTGTTGGCAAAGATTGCCAGCCTCATGGGTAGAACAAAGGAGTCTATCCAGATGTCGTCTTCAAATACTCATACGAGTATTACGATGTTTGCTGAAAATAATAGCAAGATTATTGGAAATTGGTATTTTGATGCTTCCGATAGCAAGGAGTTGGTGGATGCTACTTTCAATGGTCTGAAGGCTTTGGTTGAGTCTCTTGAGCACAATAAGAGCAATGACGGACAAGCAGCGTAAGTACATAGAAACTCTTATCAAGAAAGTGTTTCGTAATGCAGATTCGCAGAGCGAAATACTTTCCAGATTGGATAGGGTTAAGATTTCAAGCCATCAAGCTTCAGTAATGATACATGCATTGAAGTTAGAGTGCAACATCGGTCGCTCCGTTCCGGCATATATGTTAATGGCAAACAATCTAAATCCAAAAATGGATGAGTTCTTTAGTATATTAGGGTACGATGAATGACGTATTCTTCAAGAAGAAAAGAAGTTGATATGAAAAAGGTAATAATGATAATAGCCGTTGCCGCCATTTTGGTAGGTTGCAAAGGTAAGGGTACAAGAGTCCAAATCTCGGATTCTGTTGACAAATTCAATGTCGAGAAATTGTTTGTTGTTGATAGTATAACAGTGTACAGGTTTTATGACCAAGGAAATGCTATCTATTTCACTAACCGGAAAGGTAGGGTAGATGCAACCCATTCTGAGTACAATCCGGTTACTCATACATACAATGACGAGGTTAACGAAACTTTATGTGAAGGAGACTAAAAAATGGAAAAGAGATTAACTAAGGAAGAGTTCCTTAAGGACTTATGGCATACTGCTAGCGAAAAGCCAAACATTAAGCAAGGAGAATGTTGCGTTACATGTTTGGTTAAGTTCAAAAACGGAAGTACGGAATTATGTGTATATTTCCGTAATCCAGAAGGATGGGTATGTGATGATATGACTCCTAAAGATTTTAAAAGATATTTTAAGGGATGGCTCTATATTGATGATTTACTTCCAAAGGAAGGAGGTAATCAATGAAATCATTTGTATTTGATGTTATGCTCAACGGAAGATTTGTTTGCACATTGAAGTATAAATATTGTGCGCTCTTCCCGATAGATTTTGAAGATTTAACAAAGTTCATCCTCAAAAAGAGACCTACTTTGAGAGGAAAGGACTATAGAATAGCGTTTTGATTATGAAAGAGTTTGAAGTTGGAGAAAGAGTAACTCTTGAAGTTACTGAGACTGATAAAGAATCTTGCAAAGGGTGCTTCTTTGATAGTAAGAAGTTTTGTGAAGTATGGCAGCTATACCCTTGTAGCATCAAAGAACGCTCAGACCATAAAAATGTAATTTTTAAAGAAGTTAAGGAGTAAAGAGATATGTTATACGAAACAAAACAGGGAAGTAAGGCTTATGAATACATTAAGAGTATTCTCGATGCTGAAGAAAAAGAGCGTCAAGCCTACATGAAAAGAGTGGAAGAAGCCGTAGGCTTCGAGTTTGAAAAATATCAGGGCTATCAGCCTAACAGAACTATCACAAGAGAGTACGAGATTACTGCTATATGGGTTCTTTCTGAGCGTTACGATACGCTAGATAAGAAGGTTTGGAAGAAGATAGACGATGTAAAATTGGAGGATGGTTACTATGTAGCTATAGCACCTAACAAGCGTAGTAAGCAAGGTAAGGCAATAGCAGAAGTACTTACATCATATAAATCCTTTACTCATCATTTCAAGATATTGAAGGAACTGAATATCGAAGTTCCGCACGTCAGCCGATTCTCCATCACCCAGCTTTTACGTCACAAAGACCGCATTTTCGTTTACTTTGATGATAGTATTAGAGCTGAGAAGCAAAATCCAGACTTCGTGGAAATCACGATAGGTGAGTATGAGGATTTCATTAATAGCAAAGATTAGAGCGTATGAATAAATTAGAATATATTCCAGGAGATATAGTAAAAATTGAATATGGAAAAGCTACTGGAAAAATAGGTTTCGTAACAATTACTTTTTTAAGAAGAAAAGGTTGCTATAGTCTTGTTGTATTTATTGGTAAAGGGTTTCAAGGTTCTTCTAAAGACGATTGGATTCAAACTTATAATGATGAGGTATCTCCGATTCCTCTCACTACTGAGATTCTAGAGAAGAATGGATGGGAGAGAAAAGTGATGAGCAGAGGAATAAAGAATAGTCATTTGGTATATACAAAACCCGATATTGAAGAATATGGATATTTCCCTATCTACATAGAAAAAGGTATCGGTAAAGAGTTTGATGTATATCTGTTTACATACAACAATGTATGTACACAAATTGCATACATTAAGTATGTTCATCAACTTCAGCACCTCCTCTTCGGTCTAGGACTTAACTCAGAAATGGAGGTGTAGGTATGGAAAAGAATGTTATACTATCCGATGAAGAGTTGGAATTACTCATAACAAGCTTGCATTGTGTTGATGAAAAAACTTACAACTGTTTTACTCGAACAAATACACCTTGGAGTGAAGCTAAAGAGATGAAAGAAACTCTAAGAGTAAAACTCATAAGAGCACAACTTAATGTTTAACGCCTTCGGGCATAAAAGATATTAGTATGAAAATAAGTGATTTGGTTAAAAGTTTAGAGAAAATAAAGGCAAAACACGGAGACTTACCTATTGCTTTTGAGATAAGCGATGATGATTGCTGTCCTATAAAGAAACTACACGTCACAAAGGTATATGACGATGATAGTACTGTTTCAGAAGCAGGTTTCTGTGAGGTAAGAAACTTAGGTGTAGGAGATAAGTATTTAAACATTAGCGATATGTTAGGTGGTTAACGCCTTCAGACATAAATAAATAGTAATATGAATGCAACAGAAGCAAAGAAGACGCTATTTGAGATTAGAAAAAATCTTATTGACGATAAGCAGAAGCATGCTATTTGGTTAGCAATCAAAGCTATTGATTATTGCGTAAGATTAAAGAAAGGATATAAATAGATAGTAATATGAAAGCAAGTGAGTTGATAGGGCATTTGCAATCTTACATCAGCTTCGTAGGCAAAGATTGTGAAGTACTTGTATTTGACAAAGCAGATATTTCTTGTGATATTAACGAGACTACCAGTGATGGCGATTATGTGTTTCTGCACATTTCATCTGATAAATACACAACGAAGATACCAATGTAACTAACCGTCCCTTATGGGATATAAATATAAGGAATATGAAGGAATTAAGAAAGAAAACATTTAAAAATGGGGTCGTGTATTGTCTTCAGTTAGAAGATGGCTTTCTTGTTGAAACTACAGACACGTTCTTACCTTATTACACCAAAGATGCAATAGGCAGACATCAAAATAAGCTCGACAACAATGAGCTTGGCGACCGTACAGAACGTTGGATGATTGGCGTTTCAACAATGAGCGGATGCCCAGTAAGATGTAAGTTCTGTGCTACAGGTAACATGAAACGTTATCGCAATCTTACGGCAGAAGAAATTGTAGAGCAGGTTGAATTTGCCATCAATAAGGCAGGTGCAGACCCAAGCAAAGCAAAAGAGTTTAAAATTAACTATACTCGTATGGGCGAGCCATTTCTTAATATTGATGCAGTCAAAGAGGCTATTCGTTTTATTACGGAGAAATATCCTAATACTCATCATTATGTATCAACGATTGGTATTAAGGGTAGTGATTTCTCTTTCATTAAGGGAAATATCACATTGCAGATTAGTTTGCATTCATTTGATGATGACAAGCGAAATTGGTTGATTCCTTATAAGAACAAAATGACAATTAAGGAGTTGGGACAGATTCGCACAGAAAGCAATTTGAAGACTACAATCAATCTTACACTTGTTGACACTTCCGATTTTGATGCAGAAAAGCTGAAAAAATGGTTTGATAAGGAGCATTTCTTCGTGAAGTTGTCTCCTATTAATGTGAATAACATATCAGAAAAGAATCATCTTGGAACTGGTGTAGTAGAAGGAATTAATTTAGTATGAAAAAGGGAATTTTTAGATACCGGATTATTACAAATCTGAATTGCAACATGAATGAAAGTACAGGAGTAAACGGAAATTGTTACTTCTGTTACCAAAAGTTCAAGTCACCGTTGCGCTTGGATTGTGATAAGATGGAGAAAACATTGAAGAAGGTTGGCGTTTTGAAAAGAGCAACTATCATGGGTGGTGAGAGTTTACTTAACCCAGAATTGGTAAAGATTGTAAAGATAGTCAGCAACTATACGTCAGATGGTATTTGTCTTGTTACAAATGGAATACTGCTTAATGAGGACATCATCGTAGCATTGAAAGATGCTGGATTAACAGAGGTTGCTATCAGTGTGTCTTCTATCGAGCAGTACGAAAGACGTAGAGACATGGCACTTCAGTGTAAAGAGATTATTCCAAACACAAGAATAAACATTCCTAAGTGTAAGGAAAGCTTGAATCCACAATTGTTGGAAACAATACTGGAAGATGGCTTCTATAGCATTGTTTGTGAAGATTTACAGGCGAGATATGGTGAAATAAGACTCCCAGAAGGTTCTGTAAAGGTTGGTGATGACGGATATGGATTTTACGATTACAAGTGGAATGGTCATGCATTTGGAGTATTTGGCAATTATGGGAAGTACAACAAAAGCGATATTATCGTAACTCCTCTTGGAAATTTCTGTGATTGGGAAAAGTATTGCAAGGCCGTTAAGAACAATGAGCTTGTAAGAAGAAATAATCATATTGATGATGACAAAATTGTGCATTGATTTCGGAAGTGGCTATAATCCAAAGACCGGATATAAAACTTGCGATATAACAACCTTTCCACAATTGGACTTCCAGTATGATGGGAAAGATGAGATAGTCGGACTTAGAGAAAAATCAGTAGATGTATTCTATCTAAGAAACGTTGTTCATCATATCCCAGATTTACAGAGAACCTTCACAACCTTGAAGAAGTATCTGAAGGTAGGTGGAAAGCTGGTTATCATTGACTGCAATCAAGGTCATTACAAGACAAATGTATTTCTTGACAATTTGTGGTATAGATTTGTTGGCAACAACCACGAAATCTTTATCAGTAAACAGTATAGAGATTACATCAATGTTTTGATCAAGTTAGGCTTTAAGCAATTATATTATAAATCATTTAAAGAAAAGGAGATTACTAAGTATGAATGCAATTAAGAATCAATTGGAAAAGATGGGTTACGATTATGCAGTAGCAATCGCAACAAAGGCTGAAATTGAGAATGGAGCTGCTTGTGGTCAGCTCGCTATTATTTGTGAGTAAGTAATTAATCACCCTCTCCTGTAAAAGGGAGAGGGTAAAAAGAAAAGAATATGAGATTAAGTGAATATAAAGCAGGTACTATCTTAGTTGCTAGTGATGGTAAAGTGTTTATCCATGATGGCTTTGTTAACGCTGATGGATATGGTGTGATAATTGGTGAGGATTCTGATGGAATGATTCAGAAATCCAATGGTATTGGCAATTGGATGAAGTGTCACATTAAAGGTGTTGCGACAAAAGAACAGATTCGTGGGTTCTTTGCCAAGGTTCGTAAAACACAGAAAATTATCAATTACTAAGGAGGGTAAAAAAAAGAAGAGAATATGGATTTAGTAATTACAATATTAGGTTGGATTGCATTAGGTGTTATATCTGCTTATCTGTTAGCAATAATAGGTAAAATAATCTTTGATGCTGCAACCGCTGATTATAAGTTATACAAGCATGTAAGATTGTGTCGCAAGAGATTGCTAAGACAGCGATATGAAGATTACGCTTGGCTGTTATTCCAGTTAGAGAAAGATACGGAAGTTTTCAATCTTACTCATAACACAAGAGATTGGACTTTTGAAGATTGGAGAGAATTTTATCTTAAAAAAGCTAAGGAGGATAAGCAATGACTATAACAATACCAATGTGGCTACTATATGTCGTAGGAGGCATTGTAGCAATCGTATTATTATTTTGTTCGTATGTTGGAATAATTTTTCTGTGGGGTTTTTATGACCCTTTTAAAAAAAATAGAAAATGAGCAAAGATAAAGCGATAGTTCACATTAATAATGTTTCCAAGATGATTGGCTTAAAAAGAATAAAATTAAGTGAAGGCACTATAATTCATATTCAAAATGAGTTAGTCTTGGCACTTAAAGAGTTGGAGGATAGAATATGATACAAAAACAGACATGGAAGGATGAAATCAGAATTTTAATAACTGATGAAGAAAATCATGGCTCTGTTCAAATATCTATTCCATTATATGTTAGCGATATTTTCGGCAAGGCTGATGCTCTAATATACGCTCTTTGGGTTGATGTTGTTTATAGAAGAAATGGTGTTGCACAACGCCTGTTACAACTCGCAGAACAACAGGCTAAGTTAAATGGAGTGAAGACAATCGGATTGGAATTTGTTAAAGATGAATCTGATAGATTTGTTCTAGATTGGTATCTCAGTAGTGGTTATAAACCATTTGATAAGAAAAGTAATTTATTAATTAAAAAAATATAGTATTAGTTATGTCATGGTTAGCAGTAGATAAAGGTGGCTGTGAACATATTTTTGCAGAAAAACCTTGCAGAAATGAAAGTAATACATTATGGATTTGCTCTGTCGTATATTTATATGGGCAGAGGTACGCAAATACCGGTTGCTGTTACCTTCCTAAAGGCAGCAACAAGAAGCTCATCGGAAGAGAACTTACTTGGAACGATGAGCCAGTAGAACTTAAAGAAGATTGATATGGAATGGGATGTTAAATTTGTACTAGCAAAGCTTTTGAATGATATGAAGTATAAAGAAGCCGTAGAGTTAATAAATGCCCACAATGATAATGTTGATGCTCAGGATGTAGATATTTTTATATCAGGATTTAGCTTAGTATACGCAGAGCTTCTTAATCCAATATCACCAATATTGGAGAGATACCTTTCTTCTAGTGCCATTTCTTGGCAAGGAAGAATGAGAATAGCTTTAGCTATACAGCAATGCAAGAAACTTAAAAAGAATAATTATGGTAAGAGAATTTGAAGTAAGTATTAGAGTTACTATTGATTCTAAGTGCAAAGATAGTGACGATGATATTATAGAAGCACTTATGGAAGGAGCGGATAAGTATTTCTATCCATATTGTTGTAGTAATGAACATATAGAGCATACTAATAGTACTGCTCATAAAGTTAAATAAAAATGAGAAGTATGCACGAAAAAAATATAGGAGCAGGAGTAGCTAACTTATTTATTGAGCGAATGAAGTTAGAAGGATGGTTGCCCATTAAAGAGTATTTCAAGATGAAAAAACTTGGAATTGAGCTTGATTGGGTAATGGTTCTTACTATGGAGAATGATGGATTTATCGCAATACCAATGGTAGCAGAATATCGTGTTCCACATAAAGATAGTGGGCGAAAATCTGGTTGGTATAAAGACGAGATTGATAATCCAAACAGGAGAATTGACGATTGGACTAATGTCATCATGTTCAAACTTTTAGATAAGCCTAATATTGACGGAATAAGGGATTCTATTCTTGACAAATATAAAGAGGCCGAAGGTATTACAGATACTCATGCTTATAATTTGTCTTTCAATGAGACGGTTGTTAAACAATGTAAGGGGATTAAATGATTATAGCTTATGAAATTAGAAGACATCAAGTTCAAGGCTAAACGTCTTGACAATAACACTTGGGTAGAAGGTTACTTCTATGTTGAATGTGGTAACACTTACATCATCGAGGATAGGCAGAGTGAATCAATGCTTAATAGAAATGATGCACATCAGGTTGACCCTTCTACAGTCTGTATGTCCACAGGGCTGACAGATTGCAAAGGTAATGAGGTTTGGGAAGGTGACATGCTTTCAAATGTTACCAATGATAGTCCTGACGGAATAGTAGTGTTTAAATATGGCGCATTTTGTTTGCTCGCTAAGAATGGTCGCGACTTTTGCGTTGCACTAACATACCTTATGAGTGAGAAAGATTCATTAAATAGATTTAAGGTTATTGGCAATAAATTCGATAAAAAGAAGTAGCGTATGATAAAAAAATATTAGAAAAAGTAGTTCAAAGACTGAATGCTTTAGCCACAAAGCTTTTTAAGGAAGAGACTTATCCTTATCCTCCTCTTTCAAGAAGAGAACGAAGAAAGTTTGAACGTGACAACATAAAAGCTGAGAAGAATATAGCGTTATGTCGTAGATGTATGAAGAACGCTCCTAGTTGGTGGTGTCCAGGAGAACGTTGCTATTTCTTCCCTTATCGAAGACACGTATTATTAGGAGATAAAAATAAGTAGCATATGGAAATTGTAATTTTATATATAAGTGTTAGTCTAATTTACATCTTTCTTGTTTGCTTGGATGGAGAAGATGTAAAACCGAAATGGAAACAATGGCTAGCTGACAAACTAGGCATCAAGCCAAAGATAGAGGTTAGATACATAAAGCCACAAGTCGTTAAGCTTCATTCAAGAGTTACAATGTCAAATTTTGAAATGCAATACTATTGCCGTGACAAATCTGGCATGGAGCAATTGAAGAGAAGAGCAATAGAAAGTGTGTACGATGAAATTCTTAAGGGAATGAAGGCAAACGAATTGGTTTCCATTTCGCAATATAATGACATTTATAGTAATAACACTATTTATGAGGGGACATGTGAAATTTATAAAAACAAGTAGTATATGAAGATAAGACAAGCTAAGAAAATCTTGAATATGATGGCGAAAGGAACGGACACACGTTACTTCGATTCAAAATATACATTCAAGAAAGAGAGTAGATTCATTCCTAGATTAAAGAATCTCTATCAGAAAGCAACTATCAGATGGAATAAGGTAAATATGCCGAGTGCCAACGTTAGTTTGTTTCGTTCAATTTTGAGAACTTCAAAGGAATGCAGTCGTTGTAAACATTTCAATGGTATGCTCGCAGGAAGATGTACTAAACTACATGAGTATGTTGAAAGCAGCGATTGGTGTCATGGAACGTTTTTCCATAGAAAGTGAGGTTGATATGAAAATAAGACAAGCTAAGAAGATAATGAAGCAAGTCTATAAGACTAGATATTGGGCTTATAGGCAAGGCTATTATTGTGGCAAGAAAGATGCTGGAAAGCTAGCCGGAGACCATCGTTTGTTAAAGGCTATGCGTCTTACAAAGAAGTGGAAAAGCCGCAAGATACGAAACGAAGCGAATAAAATGTTGAAGAAAAATCCGTTAAAACCGAGGGATCTTCAACGTAGTGTTTTAAGATTAATGGGATATGGATGTAGCAAAGCTTAATCGTAAAATTCTAGGTGTAGACCTAGAATACAAAAACGTTTATATTGATGCGGAGAACACAAGAATGATACGTGCCAAATTACCTTATGGGTATTGCGATTTGGTTCGCACAGATGTGTGGAATGGTCGTGTGAATCATCCGGAAGAGCATGATATTGTAAAATATACGGCAATCTCTTGGTATATGGAAGAATTTGTCGGTGGAGTTGATTTAGGTCGCAACTACATGCATGCTAAATATAAGTTCTTTGAGTTGGTTGTGAATAAAAAATATATTTTGGAAATGAAACATAAGAAAAATGGAAATGCTAGATAATAAGTTAATCATAGATATTCCTAAAGGAATGGAAGTGGACATTGAAAAAAGTGACTTGAAAGTGGGCATTATAGCATTCAAGAAGAGACCCTTCAGCTATGAGGATGTTATATCTACTTTAATAGACCGTGGCCTTAGCCCAGTCGTTGCTAATGTTACTAATAGTAATGTAGAGAAAATTGTTGCATTGGATAAGTTAATGGATATAGCTAAGTGTTATAATGGAGATTGGAAACCGGATTGGAATTCTAATGAACATAAGTATAATATCATGCGAACCCGTGAATATGGTATTACTTCTTGTAGTAGTTATAACGAGGGAGCTATTTACTTCAAGAACAAAGAAGATGCCCAAGCCGTTATTGATAATCCGAATTTCAGAAGCATTCTTGATGCAATCTATAAGGACTAAGGCTTATGAAGGAAATGTTCTTTAAAAGTGTAAAGTTCCGTGAAGTTCAGCATTTGGCATTCTCGGATGAATATATAACTGCATACGTATCGGTGAACCATGTTCCTAAGATATACCTAAGTGTAAATACACCTCGTGATGAATATGGGTTTGTGAAAGGTAAATCAAAGCGTTACTTTAGAGTGGGGTTTGGAAAATGGCTCACCGAACGAGTGTTTGTTAAGAAATATTTTAGTGAAGAATAAATGAATATAAAAAAGTCAGATATGGGAAATAAGATTAATGTAGCGGAAATCCTAAAGGATAAGCCGCAAGGAACTAAGTTGTACGACTTATTACGCAATATAGACGTAGAGTTAGATAAAGTCAACACAACAGACGTTGGTACTTATATAGAATGTACATCAACTAATGAAGTAGGCAGTACTCTTTTGTTTGATTATTCAAAACTAGGTACAGAAAAATGCTGGCTTGCAGGCTTACGGATTCTCCTTCCTTCTAAGAATATGCGTGACTGGGGCAAGTTCGCCTGGAAGAAGGGCGATTTGCTTATCAATAGTTGTGGATTTCAGTGCATTTTCAAAGAATGGGCATCTGATGATTATACAAAGTTCAACGGATGCTATTCTAATAGCAGGGATGGTTACGAAGACGTATCAAATGCAGAAACAGCTAAGTTTGTCAAGTTAGAAAACAATATTGCCTATGGATATGTCAGAGAGATTGAAAGAAAATTAGGTGGCATACTAAACCTTGAGACTTTGGAGATTGAGAAGACTCAGCCAGAGTTCAAGGATGGGGATATAGCTTTTGCCGACTATGGTAATAGACAAGATGTATTTATAGTATCAGATAAAACTGATTTATCAGAAGGTTATAGCTCATTTATTTCTTTAGATTTAAGTAGTCTAACTTTGAGTATGGGCTATAGAACTTGTTTCTTTAAGAAAGACCTTTGTAAACTTCGCCTTGCCACTGACTCAGAGAAAAAACAGCTATTCTCAGCTCTCGAAAAGAAAGGCAAGGTTTGGGATGCTGAGAAGAAAATGATTGTGAACTTGAAGCCAAAGGTAGAGCTGAAACCATTCGATAATGTGTTGGTTAGACATCAAAAAACTGAGGAATGGCGTGCAAATATATTTAGCCATACAGATAAGACAGATGAATATCTTGACTATGTATGTGTTAATGGTAGATGGGAGTTCTGCATCCCTTACGAAGGCAACGAATCATTGTTAGGTACAACTAAAGATGTGGAGGTAAGTTATGGACGAAGCTTTTAAGAAAGAACTTATAGAGCATTGTAAAAGGCAAATGCAACGCTTTGAGAGAATGGGAAGAACAGATTCTTTCGCATATAAAGAACATGCTGTTTTACTTAGTTTTCTTGAACGTCCATATTTACCTTTTTAATATAGTAATAGTTATGATAGACATAAAGAAAAAAATTCAAGCCGCCAGAGATTACGCAAGAAAAAGCTATCGTGTAATCAGAAAGGTTAGCAAAAACGGCTTTATGGTTCAAAGAGATAAAAATGCCGATAAGCATTTCTTGGATGGCATTGATTGGGCAGAGAAAGAGATATTCAAAGATTTGATTCATAATGCTAACGAAGTTCCTCAAATTGGCAGAGGAAGGATTCTTGCATACTCAAGAGACTGCGGTTATAGAAATCTTTACAACCTATACGATATGATGTACAAGACTGATTGCGGCACATATCAAGAAATGTGGGAATTAGAAGTTAAAGCTTATGGTTTGGATGGTTGGATATACGCAGATGAATTGTTTGACTTAATTATCAAAGGAGGTGAATGCAAATGACCGATGCAGAATTTAATAAGTTTGTGCTTATACTAGAGAATGAAGCGTTTCGGTTTGCAAGAAGTCAAAACGTATTTAAGGAACATCGAGTAGTGATAGAACAGTCTTTCAAGATAGGAGGGATGTTCATTCTTCGAGAGTTGGAAAAGTATTTTAATCAAAAGAAGTAAGCGTATGATATTATATGAGAATCAATGTTTTGAGCTTTTAAAAGCTTTGTGTTATAGTGTCCCACAGAATCCAAATGTCGGTAGGTTTGAGATTGCAAACGTGATACTTGACACATTACAAAAAATAAAAGATGCGGATTAACAGCTTTCGGGCACAAATTTAAAGATAATGACAAAGGAAGAAATATTGGAAAAGGCATCCGATTTTGAGGATGAAGATGAGTTTGTGAAGTGTAATAGATTGCCGTTCACTGAAGAATTGTGGCTTTTACATCAGCTAGTGTATATCGGCTTGTCTTGTACCTATACAGGTCGTGGTTATATAATTGAAAAACTTAAAGATTAGTAAATGGAAGCGAATGATTATTTGAAGGCTATGCAAGCTATGGACGAATTGGATAGACTTGTAACTAGTGTTTATCCGGATAAGTTCAAGTTGGTCTGCAAGAAGCATGGAATAGATGAATGCGAGGCGATGAACATGTATTCGTACTTGCAAAAGATGCATAAAGGTCAGTCTTGGTTAGTTAGATACAAGCCATTGGAATATCTAGAGCGTGTGTTAACACTAGCCAAAGAAGCTTATGCGTCTTACATGAACAACGGCTTGATTCTAAGTATGGTCAATTTTGGTGATAAGTATACAAGAATACTTGTAATATTTGAGAAAGATGGCGTAAGAAGCCAACAAGAATTTGACCTTAGAGAGCAAAGAACATATGTTGATATAGCGGACTTTATTGGAAATGGTTACTCCATCGTATCTGTTATCCGTCAGTCTGACAATGTTGATAGCGAAAAGTTTGTTGGAGAAAAGGATGAACGAAGTCATAGTATTCCTATTTACGATGGTGATGTAATGCTTTGTTACGTGAATAAACCGGAATTTTGGAGTTCAGATTGGCGTAATAGCGGACTTTATATTTGTGAGAGCGGCTCATATCATAGATTGCTATACACCCCGAATAAGGGGTACGTAAGACATGGAGAGCCTGATGTAGATGAAGACTTCACACTTGATATTGGGGAAGAATCCTTCAGTATTTATGTTATGACTTTAACCCAGTCTTGGTATAAGTTGGGTAATGTTCATGCAGGTATAGGCTTTTTGAAGGAGAAAGAATAGAAGAGTTAAAGGAGAGGAATATCATTTCCCCTCCTTTGCCTTAATCTCCAACTCGATAGGCTTGCCGCAATGAGGGCAGATGATAGCCGGATGTGATAAGGTTTCACCATCAATAGCAAGAAAACTAGATGGCGAACAACCACAAATATTGGCTATTTGCTCTACTTTTGCAAACGAGATAGAACCATTATTGATTTGTTGTGATAATGCCGATTGGGTTATACCTAACTTTTCGGCTACAGATGAAATGGTTTGTCCATGACTTCTAATTATTTTCTTTAAGTCCATACCTTATTATATATAAGTGAATACTAATATTTATTTTGCTGCAAAGATAGCTTATTTCTTTTATACTACCAAAGAAAAATAGTTAAATATTAGAAACGGCTAATAAATAGCAAATAAATGTTTAGAAAAGCCTTATATGTGTTAAATAAGTGTTAATATTAGAAAATACTTATAGAAATGTTTGGCAGTATTAGAAAAAACTACTATCTTTGCAATGTCTTTAAGAGATAAAGGCTTTAAAGTTTAACTATTAATTGCTGTTATGCAGCCGAGTCGGCACTCGTAAAACGGTATAGTGATTATGGCTACTACATTAAGAAATACATTGAGTGAGGTAATGAAGCTTGCTTGGCAGTTCATCAAGAAGAACGGCTATACAATGAGCGAGGCTTTAAAGGTTGCTTGGATGAACATCAAGCTGAAGGGTCAGATGAAGAAGCGCATCGTGAAGTTCTACTTTCAGAAGGTTGATGGCAGCTTGCGTGAGGCATTCGGCACATTGAGCGAGAAGGTTATCCCAGCTACACAGGGTGCAGGTCGCAAGATGAATGACACTTGTCAAGTGTACTTCGATACCGAGAAAGAAGAATGGCGTTGCTTCAAGAAGGCAAACCTTATGAGAGTTGCATAACAGATTTCTAACGATTTAAAAAGAAACTAGATATGAGCGCAAAGATTATCGTGATGCAAGGCAACATGGTTGCAACCATCGAAGAGACGAACAAGGACGCATTTATCAAGCGTGGTGAGTATAAAGAGACCGATCTGGACAGACATAAGCGTGAGGTCGATTTCTTGATTACAAGCATCGCAAACCGCTACGAAGTGACATTCAATCACAAGGTAGAGCTGAAGGAAAGCCGAAGCATCAGGAAAAGCGAATATTTCGATAACATCTACTACGTTACCGAGAACGCTTTGAACAAGCTGAAAAAGCAATACTCATACGAGTGTGACTTGTAATAGATTTCGTGAGGCACACGCTAAACTGCACCGGACTTTGAACATTAAACATTTAAGAGATATGGATAAGAATTTGATGGATGCTCTTTACGTTGAGCATGATGGCAAGATTGGCGTTTTAAGCTCAGATGAACGCAAGGTGATATCACAAGTTATCGGCACGGATTTGACGCTTGTGTACGACAAGAAAGAGGGTAATACGTACCTTTTGATACCACTAACCCGAAACCATAAGTTCGAATGCAAAAGTAGCCACATTATCGTGGATGGCAAGCGGTTCGATTCTGACATCTTTTTCCGCAAGGATGCTTGCCAATGGATTGAGATTGATGAAGAAACATTATCTAAGGTTGCGTAATAAATAAGGAGTTTAAGCTATGAAAGTATATGTAGTAATATCTTCATACCAACATGGATTGGGTGAAGCAGTGGAGGTTGATGCAGAAGTTTTCTCTACCATAGATAAGGCAAGAAAAGCGATAGGACACAAAGGGATGAACACTTTGGAGAATTACAAGCGAGTTTTGAATTGCGATGATTATCTATACAATATCTCAGGTTCTTTCTTTCATATCTCAGACAGCGAAGGAGAGACGTGGGATAATTTCGATATTGTAGAACGGGAAGTAAAGTAATAAGACTATGGATATTAAGATTATCAAAGACATCTTAGATGATGCAAAGGAGTGCGGTTGCATTGCAGGAATTTCACTCTCTAATGGGCAGTTAACTCATGCAAACTTTAGCAAATCAAAGTTATTTGATTTTACTGCCGATGTTCTTTATAACAAAAAAAAGCATTTGATAACTATACTTGGTGAGAACGGAAACAGAGATTACATTGATAGTGACTCTATCATACGTATCTTTATTAGAGAAGGTGTTTAACAATTAATTATAGGAGAATATGGATGCAGGTCATGTGAATGTGATATTAGGCGAAGCCGAGGACAAAGGTCTTAGAGGAAGTATCAACTTGGTAGGTGGAGCAAAATTAAGTTTCGACTTCAATGGTATTGGTATTGAAACATCTTTCAATTGCAATACAAAGAACAGAACACTTATGATTGGAAGTGGAAGTACAGTAGTGTTTACACGTAAATATATTGATTGTAGCTCTATCCAGTATATTGAAGTGTTTGAACGTACAAAATAATTATAGGAGACAAGAATATGAATATACTAGACTATTATGAGGTTGTCACCTCAAAGATTTTCAAGTTGGAAAGCATGAACGAGGGGCTTGTATTGATAGCACCGGAGCAGGAGGTAGATGGAGTCCGTTCCTTGATGGTGGGATTATATGTTCCTGAGCATGAACGATACAAGATGTACACTTTCCGTTCCTCTATGAACGAGGGCGAACTTGGCGACAAGTACAAGGCGATGGTCGGCTCAATGGATGTGCTTAAACCGGATTGGGACAGAATCAGAAAGAAAAGACGGAAGAGGATCTAACCTCTTACCGCCTTTAGGATGCAAGCTATTTCAAGATTATTTTTAGAAAATATGAAAATAAATTAGAGTTTTCTTGCATTTTTCAAAGGTTTTTATTACCTTTGCGAATGTAAACAACAAAACAATGAGCTTATGAAAGTATTATCAATTCGCCAGCCGTATGCTTGGTTAATCGCTATCGGCTGCAAGACCATTGAAAACAGAACCTGGAATAGAAAGTTCCGTGGTCGTTTCCTTATTCATGCTAGCCAAGCCAAACCTGAAAAACTTGACGGATGGCAGGAGAGCGCAATGAAGAAATATTGCCAAGAGCATGGTATTGTTATTCCAGACTTCAAAGATTTACCAACGTCAGCCATTATCGGCAGTGTAGAATTGGATGATATTCAATTTCATGAGGCTTATCCGGATGCGTTTGCTGAAGATTTCCAATATCATTGGTTCTTGAAGAATGCTAAATTGTTCGATGAGCCGATTAGAAACGTCAAAGGCAAGTTATTCCTCTGGGATTATGAGTACAATGAAGCCGAAAAGTAAAATAACAATACTTATGTAATAAAAATACAAGTCGTTGGAAATTAGCGCAAAAGTGCTTGTGGGTCTAAGAGGTAAATAAGGAAATAATATAAACATATTGTAAAATATTGAAGTTATGAAGAAGAAATTGATTATTGCCATCATCGCAGCTATCGTTGTGCTAGGTGGCGGCATTGGTGGCTATGTGTATCATTCTAACCAAGTTAAGGCAGAAAAAATGGCTAATTACAAGAAGGCGTTGTCTGATTATCGCTTCAATAGCAACAGATTAATATATTCTTTGGATTTCGTAGTAACGGATTTTATAATCAATTGGAACTCGGCTATAACGAATAAAAAGGCTATGAACACAAAGAACGAAATCGTTCCTTGCTCCGATTTCGGGGATGCCGTTTCTTTTCGATATGCCTTCTATGATAAGTATGGCGCATATAAGATTTTAGATAGCGTATATGTCTCATTAGGAAAACATTTGGAAAAGATGCGTGTAAATGCTAATGAAGAACAGCAAAAAATCGTAGAAACCTGTAGTAATGAATACAGGGAGTTGAATAATGCTATTGTTCTTGTGAAAAAGCCTTATGGCGCATTGGTGCAATATTCTAAACAGAAAGGAGACTTATTCTTTAAACTTTATGCTTTTGATAGCGAATTGGCTAAAGTTTCTCCATTGGAAGAAGATAAGGGCGATGAGAGAACAAAAGCAATGAATATGGAATTATACGGAACGCATTTGTTTGTTACGGCAGACTTTGACAAAGAACCGCAAAAGGCAAAAAAGCAAAGTTATACGTTTAGTAACATCACTACAAATTGGATTTATTTAAAATGATGGTTCTATTTTAATATAGCGTAATCTTTAAAATAGGTTTCTAAAAGAAAATAAAGTTCAAAAGAACAAAGAAATACACTAAATAGTTGGCGTGTTTCAGAAATTATGCTTACCTTTGCAAACGAAATCAGAAATGGTTTTGTAGCTTCCATATTGCATTCTCTACATTAGCGATATTGGTAGCTACGTTTATACATAAGGCAATAGCTTTATAAGCTAGAAGTCATTAAATGAAGTGCAGTGTACAACAGAAAAGTGGTGTGAAGTGTAGTGGAGTGCGGTGAAGTCTAGTGTAGTAGGGTAAAGTGCAGTATGGTATAGTAAAGTATAGTACAGTATGGAGAGCCATCCTTTGGGGTGGCTCTTTTTGTTAATTGTGGTTAATATAACAAAAATGTTACCATAAAATTTGGTTGTATAACAAATATGTTATATCTTTGCATTGTCTTAAGGACAAAAGAGTTCTTGTAACAATGAAGAAAAGCGAATTGATTAAGAGACTGAGAGAAGCGGGATGCTTCCTGTCTCGACAAGGTTCGGGACATGAAAAATGGACTAATCCTAAAACGGGAAAGTCTCAATTCGTGCCAAGACACGCTAGAGAGGTCGCCACAGGCACCGCTCATAGTATTCTAAGAGAATTGGTTGGGGAGTAATCCCCACCTTTCTCTCTTCATTGCTTAAAGGACTCTTTTTTTTGTTAAGAAGATAAACGAATATATATATGAAGAAGATTAAAGTTATTGTAGAACAAGCCAAGGATGGGTCTTTTTGGTGTCATACCGAAGATGGAATAGGTAAGGTTGGCTTAAACTCTTGTGGAGAAACTGTTGCCGCTGCAAAGCAAGATTTAATGGATTGTTTGGCGTTGGCAAAAGTGGATGCAAAAGAGAATGGAGAAGTGTTTCCTGATGTTGAATTTGAATACAAGTATGACTTGCAATCTTTCTTTAATTATTTCTCTTTCCTCAATGTGTCAGAGATTGCAAAACGAGCAGGTGTCAATCCTTCATTGATGCGTCAATATAGTAAAGGCATAAAGCAAGCTGGCGAGAAAACTTATGAACGTTTGGCGCATTGTATGAACGAAATAAAAAAAGATTTGGTAGCCGCTACCTTTTAGGCGTGTGGCTTCATTGTTGCAATAGATAAAGAACTCAGAGCCTTCTGCATGTGAATGTGGAAGGCTTTTTTGTGTCTAGACCTTATTTTCTGCACTTAAATCTTTAGTGAAATAGCACACCTTTATTCTTTCGTTATTCCTTTGATTATTAGCTAATTTTGCCAATAAAACATAAAATATGGCAGAATTAAGATTCGATGTCAAAGCGAATTTCGAGGAGGTTACGAAACTTCGTTCCGAGTGTGAAAAGTTGAGGGCTGAGTTATTGAAGACCAATAAGTCTACCGACCCAGCTATTGTTGCGGATTTGACGGAAAAATATGCGGATGCTAGCAATCGCTTAAAGGACTTGACACAAGCTGCTTCAAGAGCCGCTTACGTGATGTCTTCCGAGTTTAATAAGAAGATGCAAGCAGCCGCAAGGGAAGTTTATAGCTATGAACTTCAAATGCAAGCTACCAAAGACCGAATAGAGAAAATCCAACAGCAAATCACGAACAAGAGATTAACTCTTGGAGTTACAACGGATAAGTCATCCATAGATTCTTTACAGAAGAATATTGACTATTTAAAAGGCTCTTTGGCAGGTCAAACAGCTCAGTTGAAGAACTTAGAAGGGGGTGCTGTCGGTGCTCGTCAGACCTTGGAGAATATGCGGAATGAGTATGTTTTGTATGCAGGTTCAGCAAATCCGGCAAAAGAGGCAACAAATATGTTGACCGATAGCATGAGCCAAATGATAGAACGTATGAAGTCAGCTCCGACTGCTGGAGAAGGAATGACTAGTTTGTTCCAAAGAGTTACTGGCGATGCTCACATGCTTTCGGCAACATTACTTGGAGGCTTAGGATTTGAACAACTGACAAGTAGTATTTTCAATACTCGTTCCCAATTCCAACAACTTGAAATATCTTTCAATACCATGCTTGGTAGTGCGGATAAGTCTAAACAATTAATGGACGAACTTATCCAAACGGCAGCTCATACACCTTTCGATATGTCCAGCATTACGGGTGGCGCAAAACAACTTTTGGCATACGGAACGGAAGCGAAAGATGTTAACAAAACCCTTGTCCAGCTTGGCGACATTGCTTCGGGCTTGAACATTCCGCTTGGAGACCTTGTTTATCTTTATGGAACGACCGTTTCGCAAGGAAGAATGTTTACAATGGATTTGCGTCAGTTCATGGGTAGAGGTGTTCCATTAGCAGAAGAATTGGGTAAAATCTTACACCAAAACACAACTGAGGTTCAAGAGTCTGTTTCTAAGGGAAAAGTCACATCAGACATCTTCAAGGAGGCTATCGCTAATATGACGCAAGCTGGCGGTCGTTTCGGAGGCTTGATGGAGCAACAATCAAAGACATTGGAGGGTCAGTGGAGTAACATTGGCGATTCCATCCAGCAAGCGTTCAACGAAATCGGCAAAAAATCCGAGGGCGTGTTCTCTAGTGGATTGTCAATTATTTCTGCTATGGTAGAGAATTGGCAAGAGGTAATAAAAGTTATTGGTGTAGCTACAATAGCTGTTGGTTCTTATCGTGCATCGTTAATGGCGGCTGCTTCTATTCGCAAAGCTGAGGAAGCGCAACAAGCCGATGATATGATGAAGGGAATTGATGCAGAAATCAAGCGTTTGCAAGACCTAGAGAACTCAAACTACAAGTCGCTGGGTAAGGACAAAAAGCAAGAGCGAGTAAGCAAACAACAAGACTTGGCAAGTATTGTTGGAGATACTGCTGTGTCCGATGATTTTGTAAAGGCAAGGTTAGATGCAGCCGAGCAAGAGGGCGTTATTTCGGCACAAATGCGTTCCCAACTAGAGACGAAACGTGAACTTTTACAGACTCAGCAACAAGCAACTGCACAAAGCCAGATTGAGCTTGATGAAGAAAAAAGAAAGACAGAGGAACTTCGTCAACAAAAGATAGAATCTCTTAAAGATGATTTGAAGACTACCACGGAGAAAATATCAAATCTTGATGATAGGGATGTAGAGTTGGCTAGACAATATACAGCAGCTTTGAATGATTTGCAAGATGCCCAAGATGCCTTTGCTGAGGCTCAAAAATTGGTTGAAGAAACCGCTGATGGTGCAAACTTGGCTTTTGACTCCGAGGGTAATGCCGTGAATGCACTAGAAGCAAAGGAACGTTTGGCAACCGCTGCGAAGAAAGTGAATATTGCTCAAACAAATGTTTCGACAATTGCAAGTCAGCAAAGAGGAGCTGCGCTTATTCGTGAGCAATTACAAGAGAGACAAGCAACACTACAAACGCAGTTGAATTCGGTTAGTCAAGCTACCAATACGACTACGAAAAAGGCTAGCACTTTAGCTACGGCAGCTTCAACTGTAAAAAATGCCATCCATACCGCAAGTGTTAAAATAATGACAACTGCTGAATTAATGCTTAGTAATGCGGTAAAATCTACAACTATGGCTTTAAAGGGAATGTGGGCTGCTATGCTCGCAAATCCGATTACTGGTATTATAACATTGGTAACAACGCTTGCTAGTGCCGTTGCTATGTTCGGAGGTGAAGAGGAAGATATTTCTGTTGACACTAAGCATTTTGGAGATTCTGCTGAAAACACAAGGGCGAAAGTTGATGGTTTGCTTAACGTAATGAAGTCTTCTAAAGAAGGAACTGATGCTTACAACAAAGCTAAAGAAGAACTTATCCAAACCTACGAGCAGTTCGGAATTAAGTGTGATGCCGAAAAGGATAATTTAACAACACTTAAAGGCAAGCATGATGAATTTCTTGCAACTTTACAATTGGAGAATGCTGAAAGAGAAAAGGCTAATGCTTTAATGTCTGCCACTTCCCAATACACAGAAGCAAGAAACAAAGAAGATGACAATTTTAGCAAAGACTTATCCGGTCATTGGTATCAAGGTGGGCAACATGTAGATAAGGAAGATATAACATCAATACAAATGATGTATAATTCCATAGCAACAGATGAGGTTTTAGATAGGCTGGCTAAGTTGAAGCAAAGAGTAGATGATAGCACATTGTCTTACAAGGAGCATATAGATGCTTTTAATATTTACACAAATGCAGTTAAAAAGACATTTGCGCCTATTGATTCGTTCTTAGAAAAACAACATTACAATATAGCGACTATAGAGAATACTGACCATTCGATATTGGAGCATACGAGTAATCTTGCAAAATTAAAGACAAGTTATAAAAACGCAGAGGATGCGATAATGAAGGCGGCTGCTGAAAATGTAGATTGGAATAATACACAGGCTAGGTCACAATGGGTAGCTCAGCAAAATAAACAAAGCATAGATGCCTTAACTTCCTCAACAGACCAGCTTATTTCTATATGGAATCAGGAATATGGATTAAATTTAAAAATCCATTATGATGATACAGAAATTCCAAGTTGGATGAAATCTTTAACGGATAAACAGTTGCAATCTTTGATTAATAGACGTAAGGCAGATTTAAATAGGCAAGAGCAATACCGAACTAATCATAAAGGAAGTAAATTGCTGACAAAGCAAGGAAATCAGCTAAGAGACGAAAATGCCAATAGGCTTGATGTTGCTATGGCTGGTTCTATTCTAAAAGATAGAGAGGCGAAAAGAAAAGCCGCGGCAAATAAGCCGAAGGAAACGACAAAGAAAACTACACCTAAGAAAACAGGTGCAACGGATGACCCACAAGCAAGAGCGTATGAACGCAAGAAGGCTGAGGAGGACTATGCTAAGTCTATTTCATCCTATTCGGAGAAAGCTATCCAAGATATGACCAAGAATCGCATCAATGCGATGAATGAGGGTTATAGCAAGGAATTGGCTCAGATTACCGAGAATGCCGACAAGGAGAGAAAGGCGGTAGAAGAAGGTATAGACAAATTGGTTGAGGCTAGAAAAAAACGTGACCAAGCTGTTTGGGTTAATTCCGGCAAAGGTCGTAAGGCTAATATGTGGAAACAGAGCAAAACCGATGAAGAGTATAAGAATGAGGTTTTGAATGAAACCATGAAGGATAGCAAGGGTAATCCGGTTAAGGTCAATGGTATGAATATGACTATAGGCATGAGTGTTGCTAATCAGATGAATGCAATTCGGGATAAGGCGGTAAAGCAGAATGAGGATGTGCTTGCTAAAGAAGCGCAAAGCATGTACGATTATCTGAAGACTTATGGCACATTCCAGGAGCAGAAGTTAGCTATTGCTGCCGATTATGCTAAGAGGATTAGCGAGGTTGAAAACTCTACGGATTCGGACTCAAACAAGCAATGGAAGATAAAGTCTTTGAAAGAAGAGCAGAAGAAAGAGACGGATTCGGTTGAGGCTAGTGCTATTATGCAGAAGATAGACTGGTATCAAGTCTTCGGAAATGTTGGTGGCATTATGAAAGATGCGCTTGTTCCTTTATTGGCAGATCTGGATAAGTTCGTAGGTACGGATAAGTTCCAAAATTTGGGTGCAGACCAGCAGAAGAGTATCGTTGATGCTATGCAGAATATCCGTAATTCGATTGGTAATACAAGTGATTTGGGTTGGAAAGACCTTGCAAGGGACGTTGTAGCTTATCAAGAGGCTCTGAAGAATGCGAAAATTGCACAAGAGGAATACACGAAAACGGAAACTTTGCTTATACCTCGTATTAAGGTTTTGCAAGAACAGATTGAGAATGCGAAAAAGTCGGGCAATGTTGCAGAGCAAACAAGGCTACAAGAAGAATTGAATAAAGTTCAAGGTCAGTTAGCGGAGTCCGGAAAGAAGATTGTTACGGCTAACACAAAAGTTCGTACTAGTGGTCAGAAGTTGGCTCAAACGACACAGAATGTGACACAACCGATTTCTGCTATCCATGAGTTCCTTTCTACTTCTGGACTATCCGATTTGGCATCTCTTTGGGATAGTTTTGACCAACTTAAAGGTGGAATTGACGGATTGAAAGCTTTAAAGGAGGCTAAAAATGCGGCTGACGGACTGAAGGATATGGGTAAGGAAGCCGCAGATGCTGGCAAGAAAGCTGGTGATGCGCTAAGTGAAGGATTGTCAAAAGCCGGACTTATAGGCCAAATTGTTGCTGCCATTTTGAAGATACTTGATGTTTTGAAGGATGGTATCGGAACATTGATTAGCAGCTTGATTGATACAGTTCTGAATGCGGTCAATGGTATATTGAAGAACATTCTAAGTGGTGAGTTTATCACACAGATAGGAGGGTCTTTGGTAAGCGGTATCGGTAATATTCTCAATACAATCTCGTTTGGTGGCTTCAATAGTTTGTTTGGAGTAGGTGGAAACGCAAAAGAAGTAAACCGGACTATAGACAAATTGACGGCTAGGAATGAAATCTTGACGGATGCAATAGACAGATTACGTGACTCTATAGACAAGACTAGTGGTATCAAAGCCGTAGAAGACTCAGAAAAAGCTGAAAAACTTCAAAAGGAAAAAGAGCAAAACCTAAAGGACATCATGGTGGCACAAATGGGTTATCATAGCTCTCATGGAAGTTTTAACCGTTATTTCCGAGGATTTTCGCAAGAGCAAATCAATAAGGTGTCTGAAGCGATAGGTAGACAATGGAATGGAAACCTAAGCGACATACGGTCTGCTGATGAAGCTAATGCGTTGTTGCAAAATCCTGATATTGTTAACAAGATTCAGAACACTGGTAAGGGAAATTATGGAGGAAGAGTCCTCGAAAAGTTGAAAGATTATGCGGCTGAGGCAGGAACATTAGAGGATATTGCTGATGACCTAGCAGAAAGCTTGACGCAAATATCTTTTGATAGTTTGAAGAGCGAGTTCATAGATACTTTGATGGATATGAATTCCTCTGCTCAGGACTTCTCTGATAATTTCTCCAAGATGCTTATGCAAGCCGTTCTGAAAGCTAAGGTAGATGATTTGTTGGGTAATGATATGCAAGCATTCTATGATGAGTGGACGGAGCGAGCTAAGGCAAATGGTGGCAAATTGTCTCAGACGGATATTAATGAATTGAAGGGAAGGTACGATGAAATGGTTCAAGAAGGACTGAAGATTAGAGATGAAGTAGCCGAAATAACTGGTTACAAGCAATCTTACGAGCAGTCTGCGTCTTCCGGTTCTTTTGAATCCATGAGCCAAGATACAGGAGAAGAGTTGAATGGTCGTTTTACAGCGGTGCAGATCGCCACAGAGGGAACGTATGAGGAAGCAAAGCTCATAAATACCAAGTTGGATGCTATTGCGGCTCGTGATGGTGGCGCAGAGGGTAGCTTACTAACAGCTAGCGTGAATACTATTATGGGTAATGTAGGCAATATTTGGTTAGCCGTTGATGAGGGAAGAACTATTCTTGCCCAAAGTCTGATGTACTTGCAGTCGATTGATGAGCGACAAGAGCGATGGCATAAGCCTATGTTGCAAGCATTCAATGATATACACGAATTGAAAGATAAGATGAGTAGATTGTAAACTTAATTTGTGCCATGTTAAAGTAAGAGGGGAATGCGTGATGCACTCTCCTCTTTTTTTATGGAGAAAGTTTTTGTTTTTCACAATATAGATAAGTGTTGTTAAACTGAGTGCTAATTTTTGGTAGAGTGGAATATAATAGTTATCTTTGTAGTCGATTTCAAAACTTATAAGGACATGAAGATATTAGAACCGAGATATGAAATCCTATCCCAAGGTGAGGGCATGGATGGAGTTTATAAACAGATAGAGTTGTGCGGTCGCACATGTTATGCGTCAAGTATGAAGATAGATAAAGACAGCGCAAAGCCTTTCGTTGAGCGTATGGTAAGCAGCAATCATCTTGCCATGTGTGAACATGGAACGATTTACCTCCATGTAGCCTATGAAGAAGGTTTTTTTGTACCGGAGTCTTTATTGGTCAAGCACTATCGTGAGAACAAATATTCAAAGGTGATGCAGATTGGCAGTGACTACTATATCACAACCAACTACAGAGTGATAGTTGAAAATAACTGGTTTGAGGATTTGGACTATATTTGCGAGCCTACGGAATGGCATGAGAAGCGAATAACCGTCCGCTTTACTACTCAGATTGCGGTAAGTAGAGAGGCTAACAGACATCGTGTAGATTCCGTAGCGGAACAAAGCACCCGATATTGCAACTATAGTAAAGATAAGTTCGGAGGCGAGATTGCTATCAACAAGCCAAAGTGGGTTAGCGTTGATGATGCGGTTAATCCATTGTCTTTTGATGGTGGAACATTTGTTGACCTATCAAAGAACATCGGTAGTTATGAGCATTGGAGTCCGGTAGAAAAATGGTGGTTTGCTAATAGAGTATGCGAAATGATGTATTTGTCTTTGGTTAAGGATGATGGTCTTAAGCCACAGGATGCGAGAACGATACTTCCTCTTGATACCAACACGGAGTTGATTCATACCGCATTTGTTAGCGATTGGAAGCATTTCTTCGAGCTGAGAAGTCTTGGAACTACCGGAAAACCTCATCCAGATATTGAGGTATTAGCAACACCATTGATGAATGAGTTCAAGGAACGAGGTTTGATTTAATTGTTTATGAAGAAGAAAGCCAAGCAAATAGCCAAGGTGATGAGCAATGACTCTTTGGAGGTTGTTGCTCAGATGATTGCTGATGAGGAAAAAGGTGTGCGCTACGAGGTGTATGCCGATGGTTCTAGTAAGAAAGAAAAGTGTGGTTGTGGCTGGCTTGTTCTTCATAAGGAAGTTATTATCAAAAGTGGGAAATATACTTTTATCACAGCTAAAGTGAACGATTCGGTGAGAGCTGAAATAAGGGCGGTTATTCATGCATTGGGTGATTGCCCTCTTTCATGTTCCGTTGATGTATATGTGGATTGCCAAGTAGCTATAGAGAGAATACAAGCATGCAAGTTAGGAGATTTGCAGCCTATATATAATAAGGTAGCGAAAGACAAGACGATTAGATACCATTGGGTAAAGGCTCATAGAGGTAATATGTATAACGAAATGGTGGATTCTTTGGCTTTTTCTGCTACAGAAAGTTAATTTCATACATCTAGATATAATAATCGTTAAAAGATAAAAGTAATACATTAAATAATTTGCATGTTTCAAATATTATTTGTATCTTTGCATCGTAATTAAGAAACAAGGTTACTAATTTTAAAAAGGTGAGACACACCTTAAAAACTGTGATTCGTTATGAATACTAGATTGAGTAAGAAAGAAACAATGGTTTATGGCAATATCGAAGTGATGGCTGATGTAATTGGGGGTAACAAGTACTTTACATTTGCTGAGTTGTATGATTTCGATTTGGATAATACCAAGGATGAGTTGAAAGAAATCTTAAACTCTTTGACAGAGAAAGGCTACTTGAAGAGTTTTCACGATTTCTACGAAACTTATCGAGTTTTAAAGTAAGAACAATAAAGGGGATATAAATCCCCTTACAATATAAATTAGAGCGTGAGACACACGTAAAACTGTATTGAAACAATGAAAAAGGTATTCACAATTGAGAATGCATTAGCATTTTTGTTTGCTCTTGAAATAGTATCATTAATATTTTTTCTAGGATAGGGCTTATGCAGATTAAGTTTGGTAAGATAAAGTTTACTGCGGCTAAGTCCGAAAAAGGATGCCGCTTTGATGCTTGCTACAAAGGTGAGCATGTGGCTTTTGAGAGTGAAGATATGTCTTTGTATGATGATGTCTTTTCTGATAATAACAGAAGAGCAAAGGCTGCAAAGAGGGTGATTTACGAGAATATTAAGCACAAGTATTATGAGACCCATAGAGATTAGCGATTTCAACGCTGCCGATGAATTTGTCGTTGAGGCAATGATGCAAGATGGCAAATTCAAGGTTATCGGCAAGGTTATTATTGACAATAACCTTTTGAATGATGATGATTTGGAAACCATCTGGGATTATGCCAACTGGGAGACGAATGGCTATGAAAAGATGGTTGTCTCTAATGGAGTGTACAAAGGCTTAAATGCATTTAGTGATGGTCGAATGTTCTATGTAATTACGGATGATGAGGTCGGAGTGGTAAACGACAATATCATGGTACGTAAGCATTATGATGTCAACAATGGCTATTATATAAAGTCATCAAGGTTACACAAGGAGCAATCCAAGGATTTGTGGTGCTTTGGTAGTTGCGAGACCATAACTAACGAATATAAGTCAAACATTTTACATGAAGTACTTTATGGCAAAGATGAACCATATAAAGCCTACCTTTCTTGAAGGCGGTGAAGTCTGGCATGATATTGATAAGTTCCCGATGCTAGACCATACAATTCTAGTAGAGTTGCAAGTAAAAGGCTCAGACGGATTGATTTACCGGACGCAAGATGTATGTGTTGAGCGTGCGGATAGGTTCGTACCTACGATGTCTTTTGTTCCTAAGCGTTGGGCGTACGCAATAGACTTAGCTCAATGTAAGCAACTTGAAGGATAAAAACAAAATACAAAATTAAGAATTAGCATATGGAAGAATCAAGAGGTGTTTACACATTACCTGTCTTGTATAATGAACAAAGTGGTAGAAATGAAGGTGTATGTGTCAGAAGTGAACTTGGAGTAGTTGTTGCAATTGACAATGAAGATGAGTTTAAAGGTGTTTTTTCAAAGGATGGTGAGGTTGATGTATTCAAGCAGTTACTATCACAAGAAGTGTATCGTTTCAACACAGAACACCATGCATTCCCAACTGAACCTTTGATTTCTTACAAGATGGATGGCGACATTATCTTTGATTTCGTTGAAGTAACAATCGGAAAGATGTATGGCGGTTATGTTTATATCGTGCATTACAACTTTGCAAGCACGGCATCATAATAAACAAGTTTGATTATGACAGTAGTAAGAGAAAGATTAAAAATTGCGGCTCAGATTGAGGTGCTGGAAGATATTGCTATTGATTATAGGGGAAAGACTATAGATAACATAATCCAACAGCTAGAAGCGAGGTTGAGTGCATTGAAGTAAGTTCAAGTTTGAAGTTAAAAGTCAATGAGTGGTGGACGTTTTGATTATGCTCAGTATCGGATTGCTGACATATATACAAAGATAGAAGATTATGTTGATGGTCATCCATTGGATGAGGAAGACGAAAGATGCTTTCTCGAAGACCGATGGTTAGAAGAGGATGAAGACAAGTATGTTAGAAAACATCATCATACGATGCCTAACAGATATGGCTTATCTAAAGAGACTATCAAGGAATTCAAAAAGGGTATTGAACTTCTGAAGAAAGCTCAGGTTTATGCCCAAAGAATTGATTGGCTTCTTTCCGGTGATGATGGAGAAGATAATTTCCATCTACGTTTGAAAGAGGATTTGGCAAATTTAAAAAGTAAGAAAGGGTAGATTATGAGTTGGAATTATCGCTTAGATACACCTATGATGCAATTAGCTGAAGAGGTGAACAAGAAATATGATACTGATGCAGGTAAGATGCTTCTTTGCACTTATCTCTTCATGGTATCAAGTGAAGAGATAAAGGACAAACAAGCTTTCTTTGATTGGGTAGAAGAGCTGAATAAGTCCTGTAAGTGCGATGCGGTAAGGGAGTACGTGAAAATCAACGGCAAAGCCGATTGGCTGCATGGTGGATTCAGTAAGCCGATTTACCGACACTATAAGGGCAATTTCTATGAGTACCTTGGTGAGGTTACTGATAGCGAGACTTCTGAAGCTAAGGTTGCGTATCAAGCAGTGTGCGGACAGCATGAAGTTTGGGTGCGACCAAAGGAAATGTTCTTTGGTAATGTTGAGATTGATGGTAAGCCAGTTCCTCGATTTGAGAAGGTAGATTTAAAAGACTTAGAGAAACAAACCGAGAAGAGCAATGGACAGAGAAAAGATTAAGAGCTTGTTAGGTCAAGCAATCTTGCGAGTGAATGAAGTCGTACCGGATTTCGAAGACTTGGACAAGGTTCTTCCTTTGCTTAGACAGGCAATTGATGAATTAGATAAGTCTGATTCGGGTTCAGTTTAAAAAGGGTGGAAAATGGCAAATAAGCAGACGATAAAACCAAAGGTAGTTCCCTTTGAGATAGCCAAACTTCTGAAGGAGGTTGGTTACGATGAGAAGATAGCAGAATTTTGGGCTTATGCTAGTCCTTGGACAGCAAAGGGTGGCATTCGTAAGGGTGGAAAATATAATGAGCATTACGGCAGTTATATTGCTTACTCCAATTCCGAGTGGGAGAAATCCAATATTGAGTTTTCTGCTGCCTTAAAGTTGAATAGTAAGCATCCGGCAATATCCGCTCCAAGCTATGATATGGTGCTTGATTGGCTTTTAGAGCATTTCGGTTACTATATTTGTGTTGCAAACATTTCGAAAGATAAGTTCTGTTGGCAAACTACATCATGGTGTGTAGAGGAAGGCTTGTGTCATACGGATGGTAAGGAATATTCCAGTAGATACGATGCAATGGATGCCGCATTCAAGAGTATCTTAAAGGCTCGCATAGATAATAAAGAAAACGAGGAAATCAAAAGACTTTTGGAGGAAATACAAGATGGAAAGACTTTATGATACTTTTGTACACGCAATAATGGTGAAGTTAGAAGCTCGTTTATATGTTGAACTCGAATGTGTTTATAAGGATATAACAAACAAGATTGTTGAGAAGAAAGGTAAACTCACCAACGAAGACGTAATTGAGTTTCAGAAAAAACTACAAGAAGTGTACGACACGAATGCTGCTATTCGTGAAAAGGTTACTGGCATTAAAGATTCAAAGAAATGTATCATAACTAAAGAAGCATGTGAAGAGTTAATAAAGCGATTTAGCGTGATTTATATAAAAGAAGATGAACAAGCAAAGAATGATAGAGTGGATAGCCACTTGTGATACTGGTATCTCTTCAATGACTATGTGGAGTGCATTGATGGGGGTAAAAAGAAAGAAAGATTTGGATATTCCTAAAGACAATAGTGACTTCCGTAGATGCTATGACATGGTAGAATACGGACACGTAACCTTGGATGAGCTACAGGTTGTAAAGAAGCAATATCCTTGGTTTGCTCCTGTTGTTGACAATTGGAAGGAATTGTCTCTTTTGTTTGAAGAAGAGTTGGACAAACGTTTGTATATACGAATCCGTCAGCTTTGCAAAGAGTCATATGCTATCCGATATGAGGTAAAGGGAGGACTTTATTATGAAAGGGGTTTTTGGTATAATGTTTAATTGTTAAAAAAATAGAAAGAATGAATAAAGACAAATTAAAGGTCAGCTTTGAGATTGACCGCTACAAGGTAATTGGTATGCTTTCACGTAATTGTGAGAATGCTGAAGAGTACAACGAGATTATGGATATTCTTGAAGGAAAGAATGAGTTTGTGCGTGATGCGAATGGTAACGAGGAACTTGCAAGCCGCATTTGCAATTATGCTTTGGACTCTATCTTGGTAGAGAATCCAGATTTGGCTCTCCGTAAGCGTTTGGATAAGGAACAGAAAGGCGAGGATGCTCCTGATGGATTTTCAAATGTTATCGAAATCAAAGGTGATGACGCAAAGAAACTTGTAGAAACCCTTTGTGGTATTCTTCGAAAGGATAAATGATGTAAAATACATCAAAAGAATATAAATAAACACTAAAACGCTTGCAAGAATAAGAAAAAATGCTTATCTTTGCATCGTGTTTGAAACAGATGGCCTTCTGAGAGGTCGCTTCTACCATAATAAGTCAAGACTTAGGAGTTTACGGCAGGGTTCCCAAGTTCCCCAGCTCAGCTAGACTATAACAAGGAAACTCTTATAAGGGTGAGAGACCCTAGTTGCTGCATTAGACAAGTGGTTAAGTCGCCAGCTTTTCACGCTGGTATTCAAAGGTTCGAATCCTTTATGCAGTACTAAATTGCCCTATGGTGTAATGGCAACACTACAGGTTTTGGTTCTGTCATTAGTGGTTCGAATCCGCTTGGGGCAACAAGGTGGAATTGGTATATGTTCCACAAAAGGTGCGATATTCAAGCGGTTAAAGAAGATAGACTGTAAATCTATTCCCATTGTGGGTTCGGTGAGTTCGAATCTCCCTTGCACCACGAGATTTTTTTGCATAATACGAGGAATGTAGCTCAGTAGTAGAGCACTTGGCTTGGTAACTAAGGGGGCGTTGGTGCGAATCCAATCATTCCTTTACGCTTTCGTAGCTCAGTGGCAGAGCATAGGATTTTTAATCCTAGGGTCGAAGGTTCGAATCCTTCCGTTGGCACAATGAGACACAAGAAGAGAGCCGTGATGTTTGTTTTGTTGGAATCTCGGACATCTGTCAACGGGTAAACGTAGGAAGCAGATGAGATGAATAAAGTTGTGAATAAGTCTATGAACTAGGTGAACAAGCGGAATGGCTCTCTATTGTGCTTCATTTGATGGTTTAACGAAAAATTGAAGAATATGAAAAGTCCGTTAAGAATGGCAGTCGCTTTAGAAATGAACAACAAGGTATATCCAAAAGATGTACGAAAGTTCTTGATGGGATTGTACGCCACGCTGCATTTGACAGATAACGCAACGGCTAAAGATATGGAAAAGCTGGTATATTATGCTTTTCGGAATGGTTACCTACTAGGTGTTAAGTCTGAAGGAGGTGATGACCAAAAAGCGTATGACAGACTACCGGATTTGGGAGTAGAAGAAGATATTGGTGATGATTTAAAAAGATAGTCGATAAAAATTGGTAATTAGTTAGTAAAGTTTTTTAGGCTTTGGTGTGTGAACATCGAAGCCTTTTACATATATAATAAGGTAAAATAAAAGCTGAAATGTTAACAAGACCCAAATAACAGTTACATAAGGTTAAAATACAAAAGAAAAACATTAAATAACTTGCATATTTCAAAACTTATTCGTATCTTTGCATCGTCAATCAAGATAAGTTGGTTGATTTGCCGAGTGACAAGTTTCACTCAATAAGGTGAGAGCGACACCAAGGGGTAAGACCTGAAACAACTAGCACAATTGATTATGTCTAAGCAGACTGGTTTTTCATTCGCAAGTTCAAAGAAGTCATTAATCGAGACTATTGACGAAATCAAGAAGTCTAAGATGCCTCGCAACGAAAAGATTGTTGCATTGAAGGCTTGCGGTCTTCGTGAGAAAGAAATCTCCGATATGTTGAAGGTCTATGTACCTAGCGGTTCTACTTCAACGAGATTTGTTTATACATTCGGTGTTGAGATAGAATGTGTTCATGCCGAGCGCAATGCCTTGATAGAGGCAGGTCATCAGAATGGTGTTGATATTCATTCTGAGGGCTATAACCACACCGACAACAAGAGTTATTTCAAGATTGTTAGTGATGCTTCAGTTGGGGGTGATGTTGACCCTAACGAGGTTGTTAGTCCGGTATTGAATGGCAATACAAATGGTATGGCAACTTTGAAGAAGGCTATCAAGTCTTTGGATGCCGTAGGTGCAAGAGTAAATTCTACTTGTGGTCTTCACGTTCATATTGGTGCAGCTAAGTTGACAGGCGAGCAGTATGTTAACGTCTTCAAGAATTATCAGAAGCTTGAAAGATTGATTGATAGTTTTATGGCTCCTTCAAGAAGAGGTAATTGCCGTTGGGCAGCCAGCTTGCTTGACAAGGATTTCTCTAATTGCCACGACAATTACGATATAAGACGTAGTGTTTTTTATGGAGACAGATATTACAAGGTAAATGCTGAGAGCTATACACGTCACAAGACTATAGAGTTTCGCCAGCATCAAGGTTCAACTAATTACAAGAAGATTGAAATGTGGGTTAAGTTCTGCGCAAAGCTTGTCGGTTGGTCTCGTAACAATGTCTTCACTAGTGAGGTTATGAACATCGAAGATATACCTTTCTTGAATAAAGAAGAGAAGGCTTTCTTCCAGAGCCGTAAGGATGCATTTGCAGCCAATAACGATTAATTGATGCAGTCCTAGGGTTAAATCCCTAGGGCACAAATAAATCAAAGTATTATTAAGAAAAAGAAAGGGTAAAGATATGTGTGTTATTATTGTATGTCCGAAAGGTGTTGCTTTGCCATCCGTAGATGAGCTGAAGGCAGCGTATATGAGAAATCCCGATGGTTGCGGATTTGTGAGCGAGTCTGACCATTATAAGAGCTTGCATTTCTCTACATTTATACGTAGATTAATGAAGCGAGATATAAATGAGAATGTAATCATACATTTTAGATTTGCTACTCATGGTTCTGTCTGTGTCAAGAATTGCCATCCGTTCTACAAGGCTGGTTATTGGTTCGCCCATAATGGGGTGCTCCCGATCTGCTCCGAGCATGATAAAACGGATAGTCAGATTTGTTTTGAACGTTTCATTTATCCTACTATCAAGAAATATGGTTGGGGTTCTGATGAACATATGAAAGAAATGAACAAATGGACAGCTCATGGTTCTAAGTTTGCAATGTTGCATAATGGTGAGATTGTGAAGTCCGGTAAATTCATAGAGCGTGATGGACGGTTCTATTCTAATTTGAATCATTTGGGTTATATGAGAAATGTAATAAACTTTTAGAAGATTAATGTTTAGGTTCTTTTTATTCGACAAGCGTCAGATGTCCGTGAGGATATTTGGCGTTTTTTGTTATATAAGGTGTTTATTTTGTGTTGCTATAAATTATTCGTATATGTGATAAAATAGCCTTAAATCGCTTAAAAATGCCGTTATTACTCACTTTTAAGCAAAAGTGAGACACTTGCAAACGGATTAGTGTGTTAATTATTCTTTTCGTATTATCTTTGCACTAGTTTTAACAAATATATCGAAAGAATGAAAGATAAAATTTTCCAGTTACTAAAACAAGAGTATAAGTCTCTTGGGTTAGGTGATGAAGTTCTTCAGGCACATGCCGAAATGCTTGATAAGATGGGGCTTGTTACTGATGACAACATCGAGACAGTGGTTGCTAGTCAAAAGAGTTTTTTGGAGTCCTTGCAAAGGGACAATGACCGCAGAGTTACCGATGCCAAGAAAAAGTTCGAGGAGGCACAGAAGGCTAAAGAAGAAGCTGAACGCAAGGCTGCTGAAGAAGAAGCCAAGAAGAAAGCTGACGAAGAAGCCAAGAAAGCCGCTGAAGAAGCCGAAAAGAAACGCTTGGAGGAATTGGCAAAGAAAAACGAAATGCCGGATTATCTCAAAAAATACTTTGAAGAGCAGGCAGCAGAGAAGAAAGCTTCAGATGAAGCAAGAACCAAGGAACGTGAAGAGTTCAAGAAACTCGTTGAGACCTTGACTCAGAAGAACACAGACCAAGCCAAGACTTACAACGAACAGATGGAGGCGCAAAGCAAGACCATTAAGGAATTGCAAGAAACTATCCAAAAGCAAGCTGAGGAGGCTAAGGCTAAGGAAGAGGCTGCTGCAAAGGCAAAGGCAAAGGCAGACCACGATGCGAAGATTTTATCAAAGGCTAAGGAGTTGGGCATTCCCGAAAGTCGTATCAACGAGGGTTTCACCTTGAGCGATGATGCTACAGATGAAGCTATCGAAACATACCTCTCCAAGGTAGCGAACAACTACAAGGCGTTGCAACAACCACAATTCGGGGGCAGCTATCGTGCTAGCGAGGGCGAGCCAACAAAGGAGGACGTTGACAATGTAGCCGCATCATTAGTTCAGTCACTTTAAAAATTGAAAAACATGAATCAGGAATTGAAGACTACAAAAAAGCAAATTGTCTTTGGTGAGGATTCCGTCATTATCCAGAAATGGGAAGGCGACATCAAGGGCGGTCGTGCTTTGGATTGGACAGGCGTAAAAGATGAAGTTCTTTACGCAGGTCGTGTTATCGTGACAGATGGTAAGGGAACTTACAAGCCATTGCCTATTGAAACAGACAATTATAAGGCTTTGGGTACTGCCAGCGACCCATTGGAGCATTACAAGTATGCGGGTGTTCTCTATCGTTCCATTCTGAACGGTGAGCCAGCGGCAATTATGACTGCTGGACAAGTTAACAAGGTAGCAGCTAAGGCTGCAAATGGTGCAGACTATCCGGATGCGTTCCTTACAGCTATGCCAAAGATTGCTTTGGTTAGCGATGAGGATGCAAACAAGTTCGATGAGTCTGATGCAACCATGGACAAAGACTAAAAGAAGGAGGATAACAGATGGAAAAATCACTTTATTTTCAGTTGGTCAATAAATACTTCCCACAACTTGTTGCAAGTGTAGTAGAGAAGTTGAACGGCAAGAATCAGACTGCATTGACCTATATGTACCGAGACCACTTGACTAACACATATAGTCAGGACGGACGCTGGGCATCAATTACTGCGGAATACACACGAGTTGCTGCTGATGTTGTATCAATGGATGCAGAACTTCCATTGAAGAGCCGTGATAAGGTTTCAACCGCTGAGGGTCAAATCCCAAAGGTTGGTATGAAGCTTTACATGTCAGAGAAGCAGCTTAAGGATTTGGATAACATGATTGCGCAACGTTTGCCTCAGCCACAGATTTTGCGTAACTTGTTTGCAGACCTTCCTCGTTGTATTCAGGCGGTTTACGAGCGTATTGAAGATATGTTCCTCAGTGAGCTGTCAACAGGTGTAGCTTTGGCTACTCGTTCCGGTGGTACTGGTATCCGAATTGATGTAGGTTTTGCCGAGAAGAATAAGTTCGGTCACGGTGCTAAGGCTTGGGACGCAGAGGATGCAACTCCTCTTGATGACATCCAATTGGTTTACGACAAGGCGATGGAAGACCAAAATACCATCACTACTTGTTATCTTGATGATTACACAATCAAGTTGCTTGGCAAGAACAAGCAGGTTCGTGCTCAGTTTGCCTTCAATCAAGGCATTGCAACCAATAGTAATAGCAATATTCCTATTTTGAGCTTTGAGCAGATTGCTTCTATCTTCAGAAATAAGTGGCAGACTAACTTGGTACGTGTAGCCCGTACAATCAAGACCGAGATTAACGGCAAGAAGGGAACACACAACCCTTGGGCTAAGGGTCACATGACCTTTACATGCTATGATAACCTTGGTGATTTGTTCTGGACTAACGTAGCCGAAGCTACAAGACCAGTTGCAGGTGTTACTTATCAGTCAGCCGATGAGTATATCTTGGCTAGTCGTTATTCTACCAACGACCCACTCCGTGAGTTCACCAGCTCACAAGCAATGGTTGTTCCTATCTTGAATAACGTTGATGCTATCTATTCTTTGGACTCAACACAAGCAGTAGGTTAGGCTTATGAGAGGTGAGGTAATTAGTCCGTTCCGTGATAAGTTCCATTTTAACACCATCTATGAAGTAGGTGCAATCTTGGACTTTGACGAAGAACGCATGAACTCCCTTATCGAACGTAAGCTTTGCAAGATGTTGGAGGTGCAGAACGATAATAGTTCTGCATCTCCAAAAGACGATAAGGAAATTAAAGATACTCCTAAAAAGGAAGTCTTGAATGATGGAAAAGAAAATCCTAAAGAGGATGAAGATAAAAAATCAGAAGAGACACCTAAGAAGGAAGTCTTAAAGGAGAAGAAGGAGAGCAAGACTAAAAAGGAGAAAACCCCAAAAAAGGATGCTGCCGAGTCAACCGAAGAGACTTCTGAAAAGGAGAATGTAGAAGAGGAGCTTGACGAAAAGGCTAAGAGCGAGCAAGAGGCTGCAAAGAAAATCGCTGAGGCTATGAGTCAGGCTCAGAAATAATGATGTCACATGAAGATAAGAGAATACATTTCGCAGAAGTTGCGTGCTTGGAACATAACGGATGCTCAATTGGAAGATATTTCGTTAGGTATAGACCTTGACGAAGAATATACGTCTGATAATTCGCAGGTTGTAGGCAAGGCGATGATTTCCGTAATCGAGGAACTTATGCTTGCCCCATATATGAGCAATGTGAACGAAAATGGATTCTCTGTCTCTTGGGACTACTCTAGGATAGGACAATACTATATGTGGCTTTGCCGTAAGTATGGTGTTACTCCGGATAATGAAGTGGTGGCAGCTTTAGGGCTTTCCACTATCACGGATAAGTCTGATATTTGGTAAATGTCTAGGTTATGTTATATTCCCCTCATATATTAAAGAAAAAGTTCGTGAATAAGGTTGTCAACAAGTACAACGAGGTCATTAGCTCTTCTGAGGAATGGAAAGAAATGGGGCGTTGTCGGTGCGATGACAACTCTACCGAGCATTTCACTACCGATAATGGTAGCATATATACACCGAAATATCATATTGTTTGTGACAAGTGCCAGATTTCCGAAGGTGATGAAGTCAAAGTATATTCCGATGATGGAAGTTACCGAGGAGGTGGAAAGGTCTATAATGCCCCTAAGTGCAATTATCTTGGTTATATGAGTATCTATGTCTGATGTTATAAAGGATGAGATAGACGCTTTCTTTGCGCAGGGAGAAAGGGAAGTAGATGAATTCCTTGATAGGTTAGGTAAAACTGCTGTTGAGCTAGATAAGGCTAACGGAAACTACCGAAACCGCACAGGTAATCTCAGAAGGTCTAACTATAGTAATGTACATGACCACACCTTGACCCTTGGCAACAAAGCGGAATATGCGTCTGATGTTTCTTCTAGGGGGTATGATGTTATAGATTCGGGTATTCAGTATATCAAGAAAGAAATCGAAGATATGCGATGATAACAGAAATAGATGCTGGTCATGTAATCTATGATGACTTGGAACTTATGGGATTGGAACGAAGACTGAAAGGACATCTGATAAAGGGTGGACTTGAAGGGGAAAGACCTATGGTCGGTGAGAAGATTCCTGATGAAGGCATGATAGTAATCATTCCTAAGCGCATGAGTGCAGATAAGACATATTTCAACGATTGTACTATAGAGGTAAACATATTGCTCAAAGATATGGAGGGCGAGGCTAATCCTCAATTGAACGAGCTTTTAAAGAAGGCTATTCAAACCCTGTCCGACAATGAGGTCGGAAAAGTTGAGGATGTATGGTATCGTTATTCTATCCGCTCCCACGGCATAGAGCAAGAGAGTAGGTTGAGTTGCCATTACGCAAACATTACTATTGATTTTGAAACATTAAACGTAAGATAAGATGAAACCATTTATTGGAATCAAGAGAATTTGGTATGGTGCTCCTCTTACCGAGGCAAATACACCTGCTAAGTTGGCTACATGGTTGAAAACCGCTACAGAGGTTAAGAACAGCCATGAGGGAACATGGGGATATTCTCAGGATGACCCTAGTGTTACCGAGTACAAGAACGAGCTGAACGGACAGGTTTACTATCGTGACAAGACCGATGAGGGTGCTAAGACAATTACATTCTCTATTGGTGTCTTTTCATGGAAGAATAAGGTAGACTTGCAGGGTGGTAAGATGTACAAGGCAACTGGAGAAGAGACTACAACGGAGGCAGATGCAGTAGGTTGGTCTTCTAGCCAAGATTTGGCTAATATCAACAAGTGTATCGTTGCTCAGACCAAGACAGGGAACTACATCGTTTTCTCAAATGCGGCTATCGTTGCCAAGGGTGACCAGCAGGATAAGAATATCACTTTGGGTATTTCTGCCGTTGCTATGGAAAGCGAGATCGATGGTGTGGCTGGCGAGTACCAATGGGAAGGCTCTGCGGTTGTAGAACAAGAATAAGACATAGGCAACAAATGATAGAGGGGGATGGTGTTAATGCCGTTCCCCTTTTTTAATATTCAGAACCATGAGTAAGGCAAGTAAATTAGTTACGGATGCAATTCTTGGAGAGGACACCGTAACGATAATCGTGAATGGAAGGGCTTATTACGTTTCACCACCTACAATTATAAAATTGGTCAAGGCGGCTAAATACCTTGATAGTTTCGAAGAGGGCAAGACCTTAGCGGAAGTCTTATGCATGCTTAAGAATTTGGATGATGCTTGCAAGGCGTTGTCCGTATTCATACAAGGCGATGAATCCATTAGTGATGAATTATCTAAAGGAACGCTTGAAGAGGTTGTCAATGGCTTACAAACGGCTTATTCCTTAATCTCTATAAAGGATTTTCAGACGCTATCAATTTTGGCGAAGAGTGCGGCAAGGATGATAGCAAAACCACGACCATAGGTAACGATACACTCTTAGGACAGATTGCATCTTTTATGGATAGTCTGCACTTATCTTACCAAGAAGTCGTGAAAGAGATACCTTATAGAAATTTATTACTGATGGCAAAAGACAAGCAAAGAGTAGCATGTGGTGATGTAATGTATGAGGTAACGGAAGAAGAGTTTGGAATGAACTTCAAAAAAGGATAAGTTTAAAATAATGTAAATAAAGTATTAAAAGCACTAAAACGCTTGCAAGTTAGCGAAATATTATTTATCTTTGCAAGCGCAGAACAAAAAAGGATAAAATGGCGATTTAAGAAATTGATAAGATATTAGAGACACGAAACCCGATGGACTATACCGAAAGGCAGTCCGAGTCACTATTCCTTTGACTTTGCAATCGGTAGTTTCGTGTTTTTGTGTTTAAAATAAGATGCAAGACGTAAGGTTGATATTCGAGATACTGGTTTCCATGTTGCTTTGCGTTTGTCTCATATTGCTTGCTGTAAGTAGATATAGGCAAAAGAAAAAGCGTGAAGAACCGGAGCGAAAGGAAATGGACTTGATAGACTTCTTTTCTTTGGGAGGAGTTGCCTATTATTGGAACAAAGGTGGTAAGCAGCAGAAATGCTACACATACGAAGAATTTCTGAAAATCAAGGCTGACTACGTGGAGCTTTGGTTGAATCAGAATAGATATATTTTTAACTCTCAATTAGATTGCGATGATATATAGAGTATTTGTTTTGTTTCCGACAATAGTTGTATCAGATAGTATTGTCGGTATAGCTTGGCTAGGAAAGGTCTTTGGCTGGCGATATGGAAAGAACAAGAAAAAGAGCAAGAATGTGTCCTTAATGATAGGATATAACACAGGAATGTCTCTTAAGTCGAAAATAGATGATAACGCAGCGGATGATTATTTAAGACGCATTGCCGAAGAAAACAGAATCTAAATTCAAGGGTTAGAGTCCCTTTTTTACAACCATATTACTTGTGGTTATTTTTATACATCGGTTTTTATTAACGATTGTTTTTTATGGTAGATAAATGTATAAAAACGAGCACAAGTTCCCTTATAGATGGACTAAAAAAGATGCTAATTTCACAAAAGACAAAGGTAAGGTGATGTCTTGCTTTTGTTGTGGAGGTGGAAGTTCCTTTGGTTACAAACTAGCTGGCTACGATGTTGTAGCCTGTAATGAGATAGACCCAAAGGTTATGAAGATGTACTTGAAGAATCACGATGTCAAGTATTCTTTCAATTGTGATATTCGTGAGTTGATTACCAATATCAATATGGGGGGGCATATTATGAAAGAAGAGTTGCATAATTTGGATATATTGGATGCTAGTTTCCCATGTTCTGTATTCAGTATTGCAGGTGACCGCCAAAAGGCTTGGGGAAAGGAAAAAGTATTCCGAGAAGGTCAGAAGGCGCAAAGGCTTGACGATTTGGCTTTCTACTCTATTGACCTTGCTAAAGAACTAAAGCCAAAGGTGGTGGTTTTTGAGAATGTCCAAGGTTTGTTGCAAGGTGAAGCTATCGAGTACGTGAAAGAGATTTACAAGCAGATGGATAATGCCGGATATATCTTGCAGCATTGGTTGCTTAATGCACGTAATATGGGTGTTCCTCAGAATCGACCTAGGGTGTTCTTTCTAGGATTACGCAAAGACCTTTGCGAGCCGTTTATGGTTCAGAAGGATTTGTTCGAGCGAGTGCCTAAGATAGATATGGACTTCAACGAGAAAGAAATTGTCTTGGATGAGTTCTCGGACTATAATGGAAGACAGATTCCTAAAGGAATGATGAAGTATTGGGAGTATAGAAACGAAAAGGACAATTCTATCGGTGATATTGTCAAGCGGATGGATAATCGTCTTTCTATGTTCAATAATATGTTTCTTAAAAAGAACAAGGTATGCAATACCATATCAGCAATGGAAGATAGACTTGTGTATTATGATAATCCAAGTTATCTTTCAGCACATGATACGATTTTAGCATCAACATTTCCGATGGATTATGACTTTAATGGCATGAAACCTTGGTTTGCTTGCGGAATGTGTGTTCCTCCTGTTATGATGGCTAATGTAGCTACAAGAATCTGGGATTGTTGGTTATCAAAGATTAAAAAGGAGGAATGCGCATGATAACAGCAAGTATGACATCGGGAGAGATGCGTAGAGTACGAAACTTAGATGAAGCTAGAATCTATGAGTTTCAGATGCGAAAAGCTAATGAGCTTAAACGTGAAATGAGAAAGCAGAACGTAAGACAAATAACAAAGACCTTTGAGCTTGCTACACCTAATGCCGATTATTTCATCGTTGTAGGTGTAAAACATGGCGATGTATTTGCTTCCGGTGTGTTCATTTATCTGAAGGAAACCAACGAGTATATTCCTATGAGTAGAAACGAGGGGTATAGCGAAGATTGTTTTGCTATGAGCGTTCATTTTCTGAAGAGATTTGCAGAAAGGTTTTTGAAAAAAGACTTACCGATTGCCAAGATATTGCAAAAGATATATACATCGTTTACAGGTGCAGTTCAGCTCTATAGTGATGACAAGACAAGAAGAGTTGTATTTGCTATTCCGGAAGGGCTTATACTCACAGAATACGAGCACGAAAAGCATATCATCCACTACAAAACCTTTGTAAGCATGGATATGCTAAAGAAGACACAAAAACGAAGTTACGAGAAGATAAGTGCATTTTTAATGGAATCTTGTCAGCAAATAGCTAAAGCAAGAGAAACCGGAAATGACGAAAGGCTGTGCGTTGTGTATAGAAGGTTTTACAATGATATTGATTTGCTAGATACAAAGGAGGCGCAAGCCATATATTCAAGTTTCTTTGAAAAAGGAGGTAACAATGAAAGATAAATGTATAACAAGGTTTCTTGGTGATATTAAGCCTATAAAGAATTACGAAAGGTATTATGTTAGCAAGCTGGGACATGTTTTTACTATTGGGAGAACGTCTCAATTAAAGGAAATCGCACCTTGCAAGACATCAAAAGGTTATCTGAAGGTATGGCTTTACAAGAACGGAAAGCGCAAGATGTTTTATATACATCGTTTGGTAGCTCAGGCTTTCTTGGAGAATCCAGAAGCGTTGCCGATGGTGAATCATAAGGATTTCGACAAGACGAATAACGATGTAGACAACTTGGAGTATTGCACCGCAAGATACAATGTGATTTATTCTGCTATAGCAAAGAAGACTTCATCTGTATACTTGGTCGTGACGTGGAATAAGAACAACAGAAAATGGCAAGCTCAGTACCAGATAGGTAAGAAGAAAATTTATATCGGATGCTTTGGGACGCAAGAAGAAGCTCACGAAGCTTATGTTAACGCTATTAAAGAGATTTGATATGCTAGAATTAAACAGAATATACAATTCCGACTGTATAGAAGGAATGAAGCAAATAGAGAGTGGGGAGGTGGATTTGATTGTTACTGACCCTCCGTATTGCATAGCCTACAAGACTGGGTGGAGAGCTGACGACCATCGTTTCTCTAAGGAAATACTCAATGATGATAATGAGCAATTGATTATTGATTATATGAGCGAATGCTACCGGATTTTAAAGGATGATAGTGCTGCTTATATTTTCTGTAGTGCCAAGACCTTGGACTTTTTTATGCAACAAGCGAGGAATGCAGGGTTTACCATTAAGAATGTGCTCATTTGGCGAAAGAACAACCATACGGCTGGAGATTTAGATGCGCAATATGGTCAATGTTACGAGCCAATCCTGTACTTGAATAAAGGCAGACGAATCATAAACGGCAAGCGTTTGGAGGACGTGTGGGACTTTGATAGAGTTCCATCAGATAAATTGGTACATCAGAACGAGAAGCCAATCCCCTTGCTAATGCAATGCATCTTGAAATCATCGAACGAAGGAGATTTGGTGTTTGATGGCTTTATGGGCAGCGCAAGTACTGCTCTGGCTTGTATGCGGACAAATCGGAATTACCTTGGTTTTGAATTGGATGAGGATTATTTCAAGGTGGCACAAAGAAGAATTAAGGAAGAATTGTTTAATCAAAAAGATATGTTTGGATATGCTGGAGTTAAATAGAATTTATCAAGGTGATTGTCGAAAGCTTTTAAAGCTGATTGATAGTGATAACATAGACCTCGTATGTTCCGATGTGGCTTATCCGGTTCAGTCTAGGGGTGGCTCAGGGAGTATGGGAGGATATTGGACGGAATCTCAAACAAGAAAGGGCAAGATATTCAAGAGTAATGATATTGATATTTCGGACTACATCAATGATTTGTACCGGATATTAAAGGACAGGTCGCATTGCTATCTGATGTGTAATGATTATAATTTAATGCACTTTCTTGATGTGGTAGGAAAGAGTGAGTTCCATTTTACCAAATGCTTAATATGGGATAAGTGCGCAAAAATATGTGGCCGCTATTATATGGCACAGAAAGAGTATATCATCATGCTACGCAAAGGTGGTGATAGACCGATAAATGAATGTGGTACATCTGACATTCTGAGTGTTCCTATTCCAACCAACAAGCGCAAGGATAAGGATGGTTTGATTAATCAGACTGAAAAACCTGTAAAGTTGATGGAGATATTAATTAGAAACTCGACAAATGTTGGTGATGTTGTTCTAGACCCATTCATGGGGAGCGGTACAACGGCAAGAGCTTGCGTAAACCTTGAAAGAAAGTATATAGGCTTTGAAATAGACCAGCGTCAAGTAGATTTTGCTAATAACGAATTAAAGAATATGAGTAGGCAGTTAAGTCTGTTTTGAAACTATGGATATGTGCAAGGTGTTTTGTTGCAATCCTGTTGTAAGAAATGGGAATAAAGAAACAACGGATGCTCTTATAAGAGCTATGAGAGACGAAGCCTTAAAACGAGGGTTGGTACGTGATGAATTGATAGGTTTTTGCAACCGATTCTTGAGAGAAGGCGAAATCAAAGCTTGTATAGAGCATTTGCTAGATAATTTCAAACGTTATTTTTGGAGGTATCATTGATATGAGAAGAAGAAAGTTGAACAAGTCTCCAGTGCTAGGCTTCTGCGGATTTGTTATCGGTTACGAATGCAAGGAAAAGGGAATAAAGCTGATGGAGTGCGATAAGGCGCAAGCAGATGCAATCATAGTTCCTCATCACTTTTCACACAAGGTAACGAAGAATAGTTGCTTGAATCTTTTGGTATTGTATAAGGATAAGATAAGGGGTGCAATGCAAATAGGGTATGGAATCCGACCTCACATCAAGACTGAAAAGGGCGAAGTGTTGGATTACCATCAAGTGAGGGAATTTGACAGAATGTGGTTGTCTGATGATATGCCAAAGTTTAGCGAGACGATTTGCCTATCTCTCTTGCATAAGTATATTAGGGCAACACATAAGGAAATCAAGTACCTTATATCTTATGCCGATACGTCCATAGGTAACAAGGGAACTATATATAAAGCTGCAAACTATGAGCATATTGATACCATTAAGGCAGATTTCTATGTGTTACCAAGTGGTGAGCGTGTGCATCCGGTTACGATGTGGCATCGGCACAAGACAAGAGCATGGGAGGTTCTAACGAAGCTATACCCAGGAATAAAAAAGGCAGAAGGGTTTCAACTTAAATTTCTGAAGAAGTTATGAAGAAAAGAAATAAATGTATTCCTCGTCATTTGCATCCAGATCCTGAGCATTGGGTTAAAAAGGGTCAATCTTGGAAGGCGAAGGTAGCTTATGAAAGCGAGGATGATGCTTGGGAGTTTCTAAATCAGAATCCGAAGTTACGGGCACAAGGTATGGCGGTGTATCGGTGTAGGATATGCAACAAATATCATATAGGGCACAAGAACAACAAATAAAAAATATAAACAGCAATGATAGTAATAAAAATCAAAACATGGAAAGACTGGAAGAAGGACTTTCTTGATTGGGTGCAAGAACCTCGACGCAAAACTTGCAAGGATTTTGTAGACTATATGGAGGCTTTGCAAAATCGTGTTCTCTACAAAATAATAGCCGATACTTGCGATAAATACGGCAATATGCGTGAGGGGCAAATCCAAGACATCACAGAAGCAGTCGAAAAATGCGTGGCTGAGTGTGCTAAAGAAGCACGCAAGTTAATCGATGAATGTCAGCCCGTAAAATTCTTCTAAGGCTGTAACTCTCATTACAAGCAACACAAACTCTACACAACAAGCGCAGTCAGCGTTATTTTAAAACATAAATAGTTGAGAATATGAAAAAAGAAGATAGACTTAAAATATATCGCAAATACGATGGGCATTGTGCTTATTGCGGCAAGAGTATAGAGTATAAGGATATGCAGGTTGACCATCTTGTTCCGAAAAATCGAGGTTGCTACTCTCGGTGGAGCGAAAAGGAGGGAAAATTTGTCGTATTCCATGGCGATGATTCCATGGAGAACTATATGCCATCTTGCAGGTCTTGTAATCTTCGTAAGCGTGATATGAGTTTGGAACAATTTCGTTCGGAGATTACTAGACAGGCTAAAGGATTGCTTAATGGTAAGGCTTCTTTCCAAGTAAAGATGTCGCTTGCTTATGGTTTAATCGAAGAGCACTTTGATAGACAAATTGTGTTCTACTTTGAGAAATTTAAATAGTTGAGAATATGAAGAAGTTTAAGAAGTCGATAGAGATTAGCACTAAGAATATTTCAGACGTTCTTCAAGTGCCAATTGTTACAAGTTTATACAAGACTAAGAATTTTAAAAACCCTTGTCTTGAAGGTCGTAGTGTTCCTTATGATACTATAGCACTGATGTATGTTCATATCGAAGGCTTTGATAGCGATTTTTGTATTAACCAAGGCTACATTCTCGCTCTTGACATTTGTGATACTTGGTATGCCTTTTCAAAAACAGGATGGGAAAAACATAAAAACGATGAGGTATGAAGAAGAAAGGATATTACGAATACGGAAACGGAATCTACCCTTTGAAACTTTGGGTACACATCGGTAAAGACTTGAAAGAGCTGATAGATTCATGTTTTGACAAGTGCAATGCTCCCGATAGTGATTACGGCGGCGTTACGTATTCCGATGCTGTCAGGAAGAGCGACAGAAGGCGCGGCGTTCTTGTCTCGTTTCCGTGTCAGAAGGTTATGTCGATGAACTATTGCTGCCATGAAGCTTCTCACGTCTGCGATGCCATCGAGGAATATACTGACTTGGAACACGGCGGCGAGCCCTCAGCCTACTTGATGGGTTGGATTGCGTCTTGCATCAACAATGCTCGTTTGGGCATTGGAGATTTCGTTGAAATTGTAGATAAGGAAGAAAAATAGCCCAAAGGCAAAATACCATTTGGTGTTTACCCCATCACTATATATAATAATGTAGTGGTGGGGATTTTTGTGTTAACGTCAGCAAATTATTTGTTTGTATTATTATAGAGTGTTAAAAGCCATAAGAAATACATTAAACAACTTGCATATTTCGAATATTCTTTGTATCTTTGCATCGTAATTAAGAAATAAAGGTTACTAATTAAAAATGGTGAGACACACCATAAAAACTGTAAGAAGAAAGTGAAAAAGTTTTTTGAAAACTTATCTGAAAAGTTTAATGATGCGGCTTTTGAGGCGCAACTTGATGATTTTACTTGCGAGTTTGATGCTATTAACAAACCTGCTGAAATCGTGGTGTCCGTTAAGAGTAGAAAGGTTATCCATTCATATGGAAATATTTCTTCTTATCCATATTATAATGTAGATAAGATTAATATCTATAATGAAGACGGAGAAGACGTTTCTTCAAAATATCCTTTGTTCTGCCAAAGAGTTAAGGATTGCGTGCCTTCTTATAAAGATGTAGAGAATGACTTGAGGGAGGCAAATATGAGCGATACCGAGCTTTATTTCGGCTCAGAGGCTAATTATTTGCATTACAAGTATGGTAACTAAATGGTTTGGATATGGAGTACGAAAATAACTTTGTAGATCTTTCATCTGTAATGAGTCACGCCCTTGAAATATTAAGGTATGAACTAGAGTATGGATGGACATTGGCTCTTATGCCAAATGATGTGTGGTACAACTAATTACTTTTAAAATTTCAAATTATGGCAGAATATAAAGTTGAAGTAGATTTGTCGGACTTGTTCGATGATATGACCATCAACGAGCAGAAGAACTTTTTAGTAGAAAAGTTCAGTTCCTTACCTATAAACAAGATGGTTGAAGTAGCTGGAGAAATACTGGATAACCTTAATGGCGACCAAGTAGCTAAAGTTATAGAAGACGCTTTCGATAACTTGCATGAGCAAGGTCAAGAGCAAGTAATCAACTATGTGAACGAATAAGGCTATGATGTCCGACAAACAATATAGAGTTGCTCGCAAGGGTGTTGTCGAGCAACTTAAATTAGCTCAGAGACTTCATTCAAGCACATGGAGCAGAAGTATAAAGTGGCTTTGGAGAAGTTAGAGAAACGCTTCTTAAAACCGGATGCCGTGGGATGCTTCGATTTGGGCGCAAGGGTATCAAATAGTTATTATCATCTTTAAATGGTTAAGATTATGGAAAAGAAAGAATATTCTATTGTTGAATTTATTCAATATCTTAAAGATAAGCCATATATTAAGCTTTATAAAGCTGCTCGTTTAGCTGAGATTAATATAAGAAGAGAAATGAGAATATTGCGATATTCCCCGTTTTATTTAGATAGAGAATAAATGTATAACATATAAAAAAAATGATGGAAATAAAGGTTATGAAAACAAAAGTAGAAGTAAAGACAATCCCTTTGCATGGATTGTTCATCCATCGTAAACAAGTTTGGCGGTCACTCGGTAAGTTGAGAGCTGAAAGCCATGTTACATCAGCACAGAAAGTGTTTATTAATGAGCATAATACCGAGGTATATACCGAGAATGCTGATTTTATTGATGGCTTGAAAGTCACTCCTTATGATGGGGAGTTGCCAAAAATATCAAAATACGCTGATTGTAGCATGAGCTACTATCAACATTGTTTAATGCAAAAAATGGTTTAGTTATGAAAATAGCTGATATGAATGATTTGAAACTAGAGCAATGGATCAGACAGAGAAACTCCGCTCAAATCATGTGGAAAACCAAAGATGGTAGAGAAATACCGATTAAGGATATGTCAGATACTCATCTAGCTAACACGATAAATATGCTAGAAAGAAAATATGATGCAGAAGAACATCTTTACGAGATAGACCCTCTAATGGATTTTGGTGCAAATGATTAACAAATAAAAAGGTAAGTAATATGGAGACAAAGATAAATGTAGCGGCTATCATGAAGAATAAGCCACAAGGAACTAAGTTGTATGATTGGTTGCATAATCTAGAGGTAGAACTAGATGAAGTCGCAACAACGGAAATAGAAACTGTTATTTGGTGTACAAAGAAAGATGAAGATTATAATGAGCTTTTTGGCTATTCTCAACTTGGAACACTTAGAGGATGGTTTGATGGCTTACAGATTCTCTTTCCTTCCAAAGAAATGCGTGACTGGTCTAAGTTCGCATGGAAGAAAGGAGACGTGTTGGTTCATAGAGATGGGGATGTACATATTATATTTGAAAGATTTGTCGATGATACATATTGCTCTTTCGTAGGGAAATATTATCTTTGGAAAGAGAATAATGATACAGAACAGTTCTATGAAAAAGAACGATTGCTAACTTCTGATTTCCAAAAAGCAGGTAAAGATGCTGTTCAGACCTACATCAACGCCATCGAGGAACGTTTGGGTGGCAAACTCAATAAAGAGACACTTGAAGTTGAGAAGCAGATTGAGTTCAAGGATGGAGATATAGTAGCCCTTGTGGTACGAAAATGTACACATATTGCTATATTCCAATCGAGACAAGAGGCATATATAGGATTCCATGCAGTTCTTTGCCAGAATGATGAGCTTCTTCTAGAAGAACCATTCAGAGAAGATGTTGGAGATATTGAACTTCGCCTTGCTACGGACTCGGAAAAGCAGCAACTCTTTGATGCTCTCGCAAAGAAAGGCAAGACTTGGGATGCAGAGAAGAAACAGATTGTGGATTTGAAGCCAAAGTTTGATGAGCTGAAACCATTCGATAATGTGTTGGTTAGACATCAAAAAACAGAGGAATGGCGTGCAAATATATTTAGCCATACAGATAAGACAGATGAATATCTTGACTATGTATGTGTTAATGGTAGATGGGAGTTCTGCATCCCTTACGAAGGCAACGAATCATTGTTAGGTACAACTAAAGACGTGGAGGGATAGATATGATTAGAGACGATGTAAAGATAATTGTAACACCAACTGGTGTATCACTTAAAGAAGCCTTGACTAAAGAAGAAGTTAAGGCACTCAATGAAGAAGCTTCCATCTATATGAATTATGAAATCCCAGAAGTAAAGCTTGGTGGCAACCCTCCTAGTGGCAAGGAAAGCCGTAGAACTAGGAGAATGTTAGAACTCAGAAAAAGAAAGGGTAGATTATGAATGATGAAAGCATAGATGTTAACATTAGTTTTATCAATAATGATTATTTCTCAATATCTGTAAGGAATGGGTATATTTCAGTTATTGGTAGAATAACTAGGTTAGAGATGGAAAATTTTATAAAGGCTCAATATTTCGAGATTAAAGAGGTATTGGATAAAAATAGTAAGAAAGGAAGATAATTATGGTAGACGATAAGAAAATAGAAGCTACCAAGGAAGAAATCTACGAGGATAGATTCGTGCTTAATGGTGAAGAGATAGTCTTCAACAATGATGAAAAGGAAGAAATGTTCTACAAAGAGGACATCAAAGAAGCCATTGGACTAGGTGCTAAGTGGGCTATCAATGAGTTCTTGAACGATTTGAATGAATTGCTTCATCCTGCTAGCGAAGTTCCTCGAAATGATAATGGTAAGATTCTCGCATTCTCAAAAGTTAATAGTAATATTAAACTCTACGATATGAACGATATGTTAAATGAAACTGCTTGTGACACATATCAAGAAATGTGGAAAATTAGAGTTAGAGCATATACTTTTACTGATTGGGTATTCGTGGAAGACTTACTTGATTTAATTGTCAAAGGAGGTGAGTAATGAAAGAGCTTAAAGATTTAGTTGAGGGCGATGAAGTACTAGTTACAGGTATGTCTCATAGACATATCGCCAAGGTTGATAAAGTGACAAAGACTCAAATTATTGTTAATAACGCTAGATTTAGAAGAGATTCTGGCTGGCAATGCGGTAGTGATAGATGGAATGTTAGAAGAATATCTGTTCCTACAGAAAAGGAAATATCAGATGTTAAAGAAGAGAATTTTCGCAAGAAACTCATCTACGCTATCAGTTCTTTTGATTTCAAACGCTTATCAACAGATGAGTTAAAACAAGTGTACAATATTGTAAAAGGCAAAGAAAAATGAAAAAGAATAAACACTCGTTAAAGATAAGTCGTAGCTTCTTTGGCGATACTACCCTTGATGGTTATCCTATAGCTACATATTCGAATGACGAATTGAAGATTCTAAAGAACCTGCTAGAAAAGGTTCTGTGTGAAGTAAATGAATATATTCATCTTTAGAATAGTAAAGCGTATGGCACAGAAAGAATTTAGGAAACCACCTCGTTATATGGTGGGTGATATAGTTTATAGTCACGGATTTATTTGTATTGTCTGTAGTATCTATCCGTTCAATATAGATTATTCTTACGACTTGAAAGTTATTGATGGGCAAAGCTTGGGCAAAATTTGTCAAAATGATATTATGCACGTTCATATTTGGGAAGAGTTTCTTAAAAAGAATGGATGGACATGTTATCGCTCTGAAGGAGAATGTTTTGGGCATAGGTGGTATAAACACCAAGAATACCCTTTCACTTTGCGATATAATAATTTCTTGGGAATTATCGGAGTATCTTTCAATGACGGAAAAGACGATACTGTTATGATAAAATGTGTAGATGAACTCCAACATATTCTTTTTGGCTTGCAATTAGATAGCAATTTAAAAATATAAGCGTATGTATTTTGAATATAGAATAGTCAAAATTGAGAAAGGTTTGTTTCTCATCGAATATAAGACCGCTCCTTATGGAGTTTGGCATGAAGTGAAAGATAAGCAGTTCAAGACTAAGCCAAAGGCTGAAGCTTGGGCTAGAAAGAACTTAGTGTAAAAAGTAAAGCGTATGGATAAGTTAGAATATATTCCAGGAGATTTTGTGACAATAGAAACAGTATCAACGAAACCAAGAGTAGTAAAAGTTTCAGATGTTGATAAGAATAGTGTTATCTATTGTGAAGGTTGGGGAAATGTCGGTTACTATGACGAGATAAAACCTATTCCTTTAACAAAGGATATACTTCTTAGAAACGGATGGAAAGTTAGCAGAGATTCGTTGTTGCTAAAAATTGATAATAATGTTACATTGGGGGTTGTCTTTGCATTTGAACATAAAGTTTGTTATATCAGAGCAACGAATGACATTATTCACAAAGAGCAAAATTTTACTAGGTTGAAGCTTTCTGATGTTGATTTTGTTTCTGATTTACAGCACATTCTTTTCGGCTTGAACATTAATCACAAAATGGAGGTGTAGGTATGGCAAAGAGAATTATTATAAAGTTGCATCCAGAGCGATACATAGTTCAAGACAATATGCTATTCGGCTGTATTCCATTCATCTATGTGGCACGAAAGGTGTTTAATACTATAGATGAAGCAAGAGAATATGTTGGAGAGCCTTGCGATGAGTATTGGTTTGCTTAACCGCCTTCGGGCATAAATAGATAGAATATGACAGTAGAAGAATTGATTAACGAATTATCAAAGATTGAGGATAAGACTATGGAAGTCAACTTCCCATATTCTCATGGTACACAAGAAAATGGGCAACCCATGAATGTTGATAGTGTATCAGTATTTGATGATTGTGTTGTAATTTATTAACCATCCCTTATGGGATATAAATATAAGTAATAATGAAAAAGATTAGTACAGAACGTTTGGCAGAGCTTCTTAAAGCTGAATACAAGTTAGACTTGTTGGAAGCAGGTGGAGTTGACAACTGGGATGGCTATGATGTTAGCCTTAGTTGCGAGTATGACGATGAAACAGAATCTTACTTTGATTTCAAAAAGAAGTCAGACGAGGAAATTACCTCTGAGTTTGAAGATGTTGAGTAACTAACTACCCTCTCCTGCAAAAGGGAGAGGGATAATTAAGAAGAATATGTACGCAAAAGTAAAAAAGACAGGAGAAATTTTATATGATGCTTATATGGACGAGATTGATAATGGCTACTATCTCGTTAAAGGCATAGACAAAGAAGGTAAAAAACGCTCGTTCTATCCTCATGAGACTACGGACTTGTATAGTTCAACAAAACTTATAGTTTCTTTCAATAAAAAAGAAGAAGACACTAAACAGGTGTGCTTTCTAGGCAAGGGTGGTTGCGTCTTATGTGGTGGTGGGGAAGACTCAGAGATGAGTAAACTGTGCCATACGCTATGGATGCCACCAAAAGAATATGATAAAGAGCAACATTGTATTTGTAATAGATATGATACTACTTCTTGCAATTTTACAGAAATGGATATGAGTAAAGTGTTTATACTTGCAAAGAATGGTCGTTATATACCTTTTGAGGAAGCACTGAAAATGAGAGAAAGAATTAGTGTATAACAGTATCAAACAGATTCAGACTAACAAGCCAACTCGCAGTCCTCCAAGAGATAGCTGCCGACTATCAAGGCAAAACCATTGACAACATCATTCAGAAGATGGGGGCAAGGCTTGACGAAGTGATTAAACAAGAAACAATTTAGAACTATGGATAAGAAAGAGAAATCAATCAATAGTCATATTGATAAGGCTATAGGCTATTCAGATAAGGCTCATGACGAGTTGCAAATCGCTCTAAATATTGCTTTGGAAGGAAAAGGGCTTAGTGACCAGGAAAAGGAACTTCTAAGCGTTGACTTTGCAACAGGACCAGAAGAAGCCGTAGAGCGTGTTGCTGATGGTAGTTGTAATGATGAACATACCAGTGTATGGGATAGCTCAATTAGAGACTGCCGAATATCTGAGGTATATCGCATGACAGGTGAGCAGATACGTGAATATTTTAATTTGTAACTATGGATAAGAAGAAAGTTAAAGAGCTGATAGAAGAAGCAAAACATTTAGCAATTTTACGCAAATATGAAAATAGACAGACATATTTGAATAATTGCATTTGTTGTTTGAAAGAAGCTTTGGAAGAACTCTCCAAGTCAGACTGGGTATCTGTTGAGGATGGGTTGCCTCCTTACGATGAAAGCGTTTTGGTAACAAATAAAGAAACTCCTAAAATTGTATTGAAGACAAGTAGAACTAAATGCAAAGGTTGGAATACAGATAAAAATGGATTCCTTTGTGCTGTTGCGTTCAATATCACTCATTGGAAACCTATTGAAAAGTTGGAGGAATAAGTATGCATAATAAAGTTAAAGAAGCATTAGGTAGTGCAAGCTACCTTACATATCACTGGAGCCAGTACACCTTCGAGCAGCTTGAAAAAGAAATGGCTAGAGTGTGCGGACTATGTAACAAGGCTTTAGGCGTTTCTAAAGATGATAGTATTACTGATTTTGAGCGTGGACAATGGTCAGTTATTCAAAACATAATTGGCTACGCCAAAGATTATAGTCTAGCTGCACAACTTTGCCGTGAAGCTGGTATCGGTTATAAGAAGATAAAGGCTCTTCAGAAGGATTGTGGTTATTCCTACAAGGAAGAAGTTAATGACTTCCTAAAAGACAGTCGTAATGATGGAACTGATTATTTGAAATTGGAGGATTAGCCTATGATTATAGAAGATATAATCAACGAAAAGTGTGTAACCTTTGAAACTGAGGAGTCTATGGATAATATCCAATCTGCTGAGTACTTCAAGGAAAATATCCTACCAAATGAAGTAGAGATTACACAAGATGATGGTAACTATTTTGAGGTTTCTGTTAATTGTAAATCATATAGTTGTGACGTATATGGCAATGGTGATTTTTATCACTCTATTGCCGAGTTTAAATTATTGGAGGATTGATTATGACAAAATTTAAAGTAGTTAGATATTGGGATACATATCCCGATAGAGTCATTGCAACTTGCGATACAGAGGAAGAGGCAGAAAAGATATGTAATGAATATCGTAGAAACCGCAAGTCTATGTATGACTATTTAGTCAGAAAGGATGGCGAATAATGACTAGAGAAGAGTTAAGAAATAATTATGGAAATGAAATCTGTGAGTTATGCCACCGAGAGTATTATACTAGCAGAGCACTCCCAGAATCACTTTGCGAAGGTCAGTTTTGCGAAGAGGCAGAAGATTATTTCGCAGAAGATCATAATATAAAATTGGAAGATTAAGTATGGAGAAAATTTATAAAGGCGAAATTCAGAGATTGTTTCCAATTTTAGAGGCAATTAAAGAAGGCAAGACCATTCAGTGGAACGATATGGGCGTATGGTGTGATATTGATGGTGACGATGAGGGCTTTGTTCTTGATACATTGATAGGAAAACCTGATGGCTATCGTATTAAGCCAGAACCAACCTACCGCCCATTCAAGAACGCAGAAGAGTGCTGGCAAGAATTGTTGAAACATCAGCCGTTTGGTGTTGTTAAAGATAAGTACTTTGCTAATTATCAAACACATCGTGCATTCACATGCTTAGTTACTAATGGTTGTCACTTCCGTGGATATGAAGATGAGACATTTGAAAGTAGCTTTAAGAATTTGTTATTTGCCGATGGCACTCCATTTGGTATTAAAGTGGAGGAATAGCATATGATATTGTATCAGATTTGGTGTAAACGTACTTATGTTAGTGGCGGTTTCTGTGAAGGCGAAGATGAGCCAACACAACTAATATTTACTACATTAGATAAGGCACGTTCAAAAATACCAAAAGACCATTATAGTAAAGAAAATGGTTCACGTGAATACTACATTAAAAAGATTGAAATTGAATAAAAATGGAGGAATAGTTATGGTAATTTCAAGAAAGAAACAATTAAATTATGTTTTGAACCTTGATTATCCAATTATTGGTAATAAAGTTCAAATAGATTTGGATGATACAGATAGTATCACCTTTTCTCGCTTTGTATCAAAAAAGGCAGTAGTAATGTGTGCAAATAGGTTAGAGTATATTTTGGCTAACAACCCAGATAACTTTGACCTTGATATAGAGTTAAGCAATTTGCATGAAACCTTGCGATTTGCAGAGAAGAATCTTAAAGTCGCAGGTGGAATAGAAGAATGGAATGGGAATACAGCATGGCTATGTGTTAATTCTTTCGGCATGGAACTTATGTTCGCATCTAAACCTAAAAAGATTGATGATAGTTGGCGAGATGATAATGGATGTTGTAAGTGTTTAGAACTACCTAAAGGCAGTATCAAGAAACTCATCGGAAGAGAACTTACTTGGAGCGATGATGCTGTAGAACTTAAAAAAGAATAGTTATGACAAAACCTTACAGAATCAAGCATAAGGCTAGTGGATATTTCTACCAACGTTACAACGGAAGTAACCTTGGCAAGAAAGGCAAGGTGTATATGAATAATCAATCACCATTTACAATGTGTGATAATGAGAACTTTATACGTATTCAGATTCGTCACAACACTTTAGCTTATAAGGCATTGAGAGATACGCTTGCCAAATATGTTATAGGTAAAAATGATGAGTGTGAATGGCATAGTACATCTTACAGAGTTCCGAAAAGTGAATTTGAAAAAGAAGAATTATAGCTTATGAAAGTAGAAAATATCAAGTTTAAGGCAAAACGTCTTGACAACGGAGAATGGATAATCGGAAGCTTTGTTGTAATGAAGATTCCTGCACTTAGCAAAACTACTATAGGTATCGTAGAAGCAGGCGGTGCAACGCTTCATGAAATTGACCCTGTTACTGTCTGCCAGTTCACAGGGCTGACAGATTGTGAAGGTAAAGAATTGTTTGAACACGACCTAATACATTTCGTAGGGTATAAGCCTATAGGCGAAGTGATTTGGTCAGAAGAGAACTATGCTTTTATGGTAGTCAGCGGAAATGAACCTTTTTATTGGCTTTCAGAAGTTCTGGAAATTGGTAAGATAGAAAGAGTTGGCAATAAATTCGATAAAAAGAAATAGCGTATGATGCGTATAAAAAGTATATTCTCTATGTTTGCTTATTGGGATAGAGTACATCAATTCCCAGACGGGCATATTAAAGTAGAAAATAATTTAGCTTGGAGAAGAAAACATATGCATGTTCGCAGTAGTAATAAACAAATACCTTTTTAGCGTATGAAAAAAGAAACAAGAAATGTAGTAGTTCTCGATTGGGAGGATAAAATTAAGCTACAACAATTTATCAAGGATTTGGAACAAATCTCTGAGACTTACCAAAGGCCTTGTAAGGAACTTACAGGTATCAATAATACAATTTACTATCTCAAAACGATTGAGGAGAAAATTAATTAAGATATGAGACTTTTAAAGAAAGATAAGCTAACGGCATATTGGGATAAGAAAGAGAACTGCATTGGTGCTTATCATCCTCTAGGGTTTATGACTCAAACAGATGCTCATTATCTTTTCGATAAGGTCTTCACCAAAGAGTTTGTCAAAGAAATGACTGATAGAGGATATGATGTTACAACGATGAAGTTTGAAATCTCTCCCAAGTTGCCGAACTATGAGCGATTCAACGGCTTATCAGAGAAGTATTACGGAAAGAAATAGTAGCGTATGAAGAATAAGATTTTAAACTTAATTAAGTCAGCCGTTTGGTTTGTCTTGTGTTTGTTTGTAGGAGCATTGATTTTTGAGGGCATTCGCTCTTTGGCTAATAGCAATGAACCTGCAAAGAAGATTGGTATGTCAGTATTCACAGAGGAAGGACACGATTATCTGGTTGTGGACACGAAACATGGTGTTTGCGTTGTTCCCGCAGAAAGTTGCCCTTGTCGTAAAAAGAAGTAGCGTATGGAAAATAATATGTTTGAAGATATTGTTGCTGAAGGCAATATAGTTGTGATAAATAATAATTGGATTGTGTTATGTAAGCGTTGGGAACCAGAGTGTCACAATCTCTTCTGTTATCTTTATCTTCACAAGGAAGCTAAGAATTTAATGGTAGGCTCTCATTTTACAATGACCGAGGATAAAAAGAAATCTACTCGGTTGGCTACCAACGAGGAACGTCTTATGCTTTTTGAGGAAATGTTCAAGTATGGAATTGCTTTCGATAAGCACGTCCATCATTTGGTTGGAATGTTGGTTGGTGTATGAAGATTAGGTTGGCAAAGAAGATAATGAAGCAAGCTCGTCATCTAAGTACGGCAAGTGATTATTGGTACAGAAGATTAAGAGATTTTGAGTACAAAATATGCTATGGTTTTGTTGGTAAAAAAGACCATAGAATCACCAAGGCGATAAGTTTAACAAGTAAAAAGAAATGAGATATGAATGAGTTTACAAAGGTCTTTGCAAAGACAATAGAAGATGAAGCTATCAAGCAGATAGAAGTTCTATCCAATAGCGATGCTTACTCTGGTTGTGAAATAAGAATAATGCCAGATTGTCACGCAGGTAAAGGCTGTACTATTGGCACGGTGATAGAGCTGGACAAAAGAGTAGTTCCTAACACCGTAGGAGTAGATATAGGTTGCGGAATGAAAGTCGTTAGACTTGGTAAAGTTAATATTGACTTGCAGAAATTTGATGAAGCAGTCAATAAGTTGATTCCGTCTGGTTTTAATGTCAACGAGGGAGAAGTATCAGCCTACATAAACGGATTGGTTGATGGTTGTATGTTTGGCAAATTCCGTGCTTGGGATTGTCTTGACAGCATGGAAATAGTATATCGTTCTGTTGGAAGTCTTGGCGGTGGCAATCACTTTATTGAGTTAGATGCAAACGAAGAAGGAGAGAAGTTTCTTGTGATACATACAGGAAGTAGAAACCTTGGTGTTAGGGTATGCAACTATTACCAAAACCTTGCTTACGAGTATTGCCGTAAGAAAATGGCTGATAAGTCTGAGGTTATTGCCAAGTTGAAAAGCGAAGGAAGAGAAAAGGAAATACAGAGTGTTATCAAGTTGTTAGGTACTAGAACCATTAGCAAGGAACTTTCTTACTTGGAAGGTGATTTGCTCAATGACTACCTCAATGATATGCGCATAGTTCAAAAATATGCTGAACAAAACAGAATGATTATCGCCAACAGACTTGTAAATGCTTTAGGTGTAGATATTGATGCTAATTCAGATAAGTATTCTTTTACAACCATTCACAACTATATAGATACAGACAAGGGTATATTGCGAAAGGGAGCTATCAGTGCAAAAAAGGATGAGGTAGTCATTATCCCAATGAATATGCGTGATGGTTCTCTTATCTGCAAGGGAAAAGGTAACAAAGATTGGCTATGCTCTGCCCCTCATGGCGCAGGTAGATTAATGTCTCGTACACAGGCAAAGAAAGAGTTATCTATGGATTCTTACAAGAATGAAATGAATGGTATTTATTCCACATCAGTTTGTGAAGAAACCATTGATGAAGCACCTATGGCATACAAGCCAACCGAAGAGATTGTTGAGTTAATCAAACCTACGGTTGATGTCATTGATGTCATTAAGCCAATTTACAACTTTAAAGCAAAATCATTATGAGCAAGGAAACATTTGACTTCTCGGAGGCTCTGAGAAGAATGAAGGAAGGGAAGAAAGTAAGAAAGGGTGGTAGATTGAGAGATGAAATACTCTACTATGACCCAAAAAGAAACGCTATCATGGTTATGTTTGATGGAACTAATTCTGTCAAGAAAACTGCGATGGCTTGTATAAGTATTCTCGCAACAGACTGGGAGGAGGTGTAAGAATGAGTGAAGATGATATAGTACGCAAAATTATGCAAGTCATATACGACTTTAACGACACGGACGAGTTCTGTCAGTGCCCACGTCTCTCTTCGCAACGTGAAGCAAAGATGATAGAGTATTTAGATAGAGTTTATGCCCTCATACCTGTATATACAGGGAATGGTTACATATTTTTAAGAAAAAAAGATGAAGAATGAAAAAGAAGTATAGTTTCGCAAACGCCAAGCCTGTTCCTTTCGGAAAGATAGACTATTGGTTTCGTGTTGGTCAGTGTGGATGCCATAAGACGGACTACAAGCCGAACCTAATGGGCAAGCGAAAGTTTATGGATGAGTTAAGAAGAGACAGTAACATAATGATTAAAACATTCTGAGTATGGAAAAGAAAGTATTGACCCTCACAGTCAGCAAGCAATGGTTCGATATGATTGTGGCTGGCGAAAAGACAGAAGAGTATCGGGAGATAAAACCTTATTGGATTAAACGTCTGACTACCAACTGTGAAGTAGCTTATGATGTGGCGGCAGAAACATATTGCGGAAAGGTGCTTTATCGCCCTTACACCCACGTTCTCTTCATCAACGGCTATCGCAAGGATAGTCCACGAATTGAAAAGGAGATTGAGAGTATCAGTATTGGTAAGCCGAAAAAGGGCTTATGCCCCGACAAGTGGCTTGATACCGAGTTTTTTATCATCAAATTTTAGTGATATGAAAGTAAAGAATTTACCAAAGAAGATTTACCTCAACATCTTTAGCAATGAAGATGAGGTAGATTACAATGAATTAGATGGAGTAACATTTAGTACAGAGAAGGTTGGTGTTACTGATTGTGGCACAGAAAACGTTCCTTATGTGAATGCGGCATCATTATGGCACGACCTAAAAGAAGATAAGCCTCCTTTAAGAAAGTGGGTGATGTTCCGATATAGTGGAGGTGGCGTAAATCCTACGGCTCTTCACTACGGAGCGATGAGTGATGATATATGGCTAGTCACTAGAGGAGATGGCACGCATCGTATTGAAGCTCTGTACGAATGCTACGATAAGATAGAGTGGCTTGATTTTGATGAACTGAAATAGTGATGGCGTATGACAAACGAGGAATTTTGTAAGGCTCATATAGGTGAGCGAGTTCTTTTTAAAGGCAAGGATATTGGCGCATATGTGGCAGGGTATCTTGAAAAGAAATATATCATCTTAGGATTTGATAACTTTGATGGTTGTATTTCTACCTTTACTCCAAGAGTATGTACATATGTAAAAATATACAATTCATACCGATTCGCTAAGTTGAAGTATTTGGAAGTAGTAAAGAGTTAAGTGTATGGAAAAAGATAACAGTTGTTTTAAGCTTTTGTTTATTCTTTTTATATTAGGAATTTTTGCTTATATGGGTATTAACGATAGGTCTCATAAAGGTAAAACTTTTTGGTATGAAGTAATAGATAAACGAGAGTCTGTAGGAAGTCACTTCTCAATTATTAACAAGGGAGTGAGGACAGATTATAATATAATATTCAAACGAATTGATAACGGAAAGCTGTTCCCATGTAAAGATGTGGAGTATGAAGACTATATTCAATATCAGTTAAACTACAAATACTCCATAACAGAGGAAGATATGCAAAAGCTTTCAGGTATTTATAATAGAGATTTCTATAAGTAATAAAATAGAGAATATGGAAAAATATAAATATACAAATAAAGAGGAAAGACCCATTCCAAAATATAAGAATGGTGATATTGCTTGGTATATAGATGGTTGGTTTGAACATCCGCAACGCTGTATTATAAAGGGATGTTGCAACGTTTCTTGGTTCGAGGGGAATGAATTTAATTCTTCGGGTTGGTGGATAGATTACAAATACAAGCCCGACTATTGTGAACGAACTAAACAGCATACAATTAGAGAGGAATCACTTTTTGATACCGAGCAAGAGGCTCTAATTGCATTGTTCGAGGAATTTAAAGATAAAGTAAAACGTAAATTAGAGTTCTTTAATAAAGAGTCAAAAAAGCTTGGTATTAAACAAGAGTTGCGATTGCTTTAAAAAGGGGAGGGTGTGTCATAAGTCTGTGGCGCACCCTTTTTTTGTGTGTGTTTCTATATATTCTAGTTGAATCGTAGTCTT